CAAAATGATGGGAGGCATGACTAATTTGGAGTCGGTCGAGCTTCCTACCCTTGATTTCAATGATATTGGTGGTGGAGAGGCACCGCCCCCGCCGCAGGGTCCTCGCCTCGTGCCGACCATCGAGGAAACAGGTCCGACTCACGTGGGTGGTATGGCGAACATGAACGCAGAGCCGTATATGACACCGTCGGCGCCGGCTCGGATGTCGGACGACCACGTGATGAAGGAGAAGTATGAGATGCTGCGGAAGTTTGAGCGTCTGTCCAAGATGGGCGTGCCGATGCGGAAGCGGTTCACGCTCGATTCGCCGATGGACGAGATGAAGCTGGAACTCGAGTTCATCAAGCGTGAGAAGTCGATGGATGCCACCATCAAGCAGTTCTCCGAGTGGTTCGTCACCGGTATGTCCGCAGCCGAGTGGGGATCCAAGAACGTGGGTGCGATGAAGGCGTTTGGTCTTCAGCTCGACGGTCTGTCGGAGGCGGCTCAGATGAATGTGGTTGACCTTGAGGACGATTTCGAGGAGCTGTACGACCTCTACGGCGAGAACATGAAGATGCACCCGCTGGTGCGTATCCCTCTTCGTGTCTGCATGATGGTCTACATGGTTCACCTGACCAACCAGATGGCTCAGAAGGCACCTATCCCGAATATCCAGGATATCATGCGTCAGAACCCAGACATTGCTCGTCAGCTGGCGGGTGCGGCCATGCAGAACCAGGCTCAGCAGATGCGGTCGACAGCTAGTGTTCCCCCTCCCGCTCAGGCTCCCAATCCTCTGGCGGGTCTGATGAGTTTCATGCAGCAGTCGCAGCCTCCTGCCCCGCCCCCGAACCTGGTCCCCAAGCAGCCGCAGGAGAACAAGCCTGTACGTATCGGCGTCCAGCAGCAGCGTCGTCCGCAGGCACCGCCGCCTCAAGCCTCACCTCCGCCGCCCGCAGCGGTGATACGTCCGCCCCCGAACATCGATGACCTCCTGAAGGACATCAAGGCGAGTGTCAGCAATGGCCCGCAGACGGGCAGTGCGGCATCGGCTGGCAAGAAGGGACGTGGGTCAACCGGCAAGTCGGTAAAAATTAGCCTGTAAGGAGTAATGACATTCATCAGGGGATCCACAAGTTCGTCTCACGTTCTCCCCCCATCTGATAGAATTCAGAGTCAGATGAAAGCCTTGAACGCTACGCTCGAACGAATGAATGCTGCGAAAACAAAGTATGAAGCCGAGGGAAACAAAGAGACAAAGGAGGCACTCAAAAGTGCATATGAGCGTGCAAAAAAGGAATACGAGGTACAACTAGAACTGGGCAAAGCTAAGTTAGGAATGGGTCGCCGCAAAACCCGTCGCCACCGCCGCAGGACCCGCAAGACACGGTCCACAAGGGCCCTCGGGGGCCGCCGCCGTTAAATCTGCGTCCAATATAAATGCCCACGCTAGAACAGAAGGCAGCGGCACTGTTAAAGAAAATCAAACAGGCCGAGCTTGATCTGGGCCGCACCAAACACGCACATGCGTGGACCAGCGATCCCAGTCTGAAACGCATTAAGCCCCAAGACCACGCTGCTCACGTAGAGAAGCTCAAGAAGAAGGTTGCGGATCTGAATGAGAAGTATCGCAAACTCGAAGAGGACTCTCGCACTCACGGTGGCACGCGCCGCCGTCACAGCCGTCGCCACCACACTCGTCGTCGTTAAATCTGCGTTTAGTATAAATGCCCAAGGGAGTCAAGACGCTCGAGAAGGAACTGCATGAGACCAAGGAGATCTTGAAACACCACGAATACCACCGCCGAGTGGGTGATCTGCGCAAGTTGCCGTCGAAGACAGACCTGGAGGCGCGGATCACGAAACTCGAGAAGGCACTGGAGAAGGCAAAGTCAAAGTCAGGAGGCACCCGCCGCCGCCACCGCCACCGCACCCGCTCGACACGGCGCCGCGGCGGATCCTTCATGTCCAGAGACGCTTGGACGGCTATCTGGAAAGCGAAGCCGGAAAACCAAGGCCTAACCGACCAGGCAGCCAATAAAGCATACGATGCAGCAGCCCAACTCGCCCAAGATGCTACCAACCTTGTCAGACTTGGTCAAGGTCCGGCCCAAAAACGAACTGGATAACCTCCACAGCAACCTAATGTAAAAATGCCGACTCTCGAAGTTCAACTCGCCAAGGCCCAGACGTCTCTCGCAGCCCTTGGAGATGTGAATCCTTCGATGTTGTACTTGTTTCGGCGGCGTCGCCCTGACCAATACCACGACAAGGATGCGGAACTGCGTGGACTCAGGGAGCGGGTGAGCCACCTCCAGCAGCGGATTGCGGCGAGAAACGAGCGAGCCGAGCTTCACGCAACTGCTCAGACGTTAATGCGACTTGCGGAAGAGTGGGTGCGGCAAGTTGACCTTCCAACTCACACATCTGCACCCACTGTTCCTGAGTAATGTTCTGGAACGTCTTCAAACAAATTGACACGTCCTTCGGGGTCTTCTTCCCCATGTGCCGACAATAGTCGCAGTTCGTCATCACGATGTACTGTGCCCAGGGTCCCGTCCGCAACACCAGAGCGTAGAAGGTGGACAACTGCTTCCACGTCACCACATTTTTCTTGTGGGACACGTGCTTCTTGTACTTGCACTGAACTGCATAATACTTGCCGTCATGTTCTGCAATAATGTCGATACCAACATCCGGGCGTTTAAGGCTGAGCTTCGTTAACAGCTCTTCGGGAACGTCCTTCAACAACCAGACGTTCTTCAAGTTGCGCACATGCTTGAGATACTTGACGCAGAACTCCTCAAAGACATCGCCACGAACCTTCTTGTTGTCTCGTGTCCGCATCTCAGTGAAGGTGTGTGCAGGTTCATCGTACCACTTCTGGCACTCGGTTAGGAAGAGGTCGAAGAGACTCGTGCCGTCAGGCCGGGGACGAAGGAAGAGAGCGTGTAGATCCATGTTTGCGCAATCGACATGATTGTCGACTGAAGGCGTTCGTTTTGTGCCAAGCCGATCAGCCCCCAGAGCATGTACTTATTGACACGATAGCGGAAGCGCAGGACACAGAAGACAAGCGACGCAATGTAGAACAGTGTAGGCAGTGAATCTCGAGCCAGGGCACCGTGAATGTAATTCAGGCCCAGTGAAACCGCATACAACACATGCCAACCCAATGGACTCAACATGCGCTTACGAACCAGCGTCATGAGGAACGCCGCAATCTGGATCGGAAACAGAATGAAGAATGCACGTTCCATCGAAGGAGACACCAATAGGCCAGCCGTTGCGAGTACCTGGCTAATTGAATAGTACAGATTCAACCGATCACGTGCCTGCTTGGAAACCCAATCCGGAAAGGGCATGTCACGCATCGTCGTGTTGGTAGCCTGGTAGTACTTTGTGACCAGATCCGCCAAGGCGATCGTCCCGATGACATTGACGTATCGGGTAAGCGGGGTGGAGAAGCCAGACAAGGTGAGCGTCATGGCGGTTAGCGAACGGCTCGCAAAGAGGATACTGTGCGCCCGGAACTCTGGCCAGATCATGGGTGCTGCTGCAGATCGGAAGGATGTGAGGTAGAAGATCAATGACGACCAACTCAGAAGGGCGTGAACTGCAATGAAGATCCACGCTGTGCGATCGAACGTCATGACTCGATACAGGGCGAACTCGCCGAATCGAGCGATGAAATGTGTGAGCGAAATGATGCCGAGTGTCTTATGCGCATGTCCGTACTTGCCGTCGTGGTGAGTGATGAGGGACTCCATTTTGCTCATCATCTTCACATACCGGAACCAGTTTCGTTTTTGAAGAGCGGAGGATCCTTTGTGCACATTGACTCTATATTCGGTTTCTTTGCTTCGAATCCCTCATTCGGATGCGACCGGGAGATCCCCATAGCCAGTACCACGAATCCAGCTGTCAGCAATAACGCATGCACCAGATCACGAGTACCCATGAAGCATACGGCAAAGATGGCAACCCGGCGGATAAAGATGTTCCGCTGATATTCTTCTTCCTTCGAGCTGAACTCGTCCACAATGTAACGAGAACCCACGTTCATGAGCATCATGCAGATGCCTAAGAACAGGAGTTGGGGTTGGATCTTGAGTTTCATTGTGTAGTATTGAGAAGATTACACAGGGCCGCTAGCCTTCACGTCGCCGTCCGTCGGCTTCATGCTGTTCAGCTTCGCCTTGGCGGCCTTCTCCTTGTCGGTCTCGCTCATATCAGCGAGGTGCTCGTATGCCGGGCAGGCCTTGACAAGCGCAACGGCCAGGAGAAGCGCAACAAGCTCATTGTGCTGCTTCCAGAGGAAGGCGACGAAACCAAACGCAACGGCCTTGCCAACCGGCGAGCTGACAAGGGCACTCAGCATCGTCGGCATAAACGAAATCAGTCCAACAAGGGCGGCGACAACGGCGAGTTCGACATTTCCGGCAAGCTTCATTTGTAGTATCGGGAGCATATTTTTCTGCTACGGGAAAGTAATGGCACTGGTGTGCACGGATCTAACTGAGGCGCATGGATCTCCGTTCAAGACTGTGAATATCATGGCAACTCCAGCCGCACCGCCTGGAAACTCGAAGAAGGGGGTTCAGTCCGTTGTGGAAAAGATGGAGAACTCGTTGCCCCTCGACACGAACCCGGCGACGCAGACATTCACGCCCCCGCCTCAGCCGGATGCGGTTGCCGTACAGTCGAGCATGTCGAATCAACCCGATAAGATCAGTCGTATTCTGAGCCTCGTGGAGCAGAATAAGACCGGGTATGAAACCTCGTCGTCGAAGGACATGTTTCTGTATGTGCTGACAGGTGTGATGTTTCTGTTTACCTTCGATACGTTCGTTACACTGGGACGGGGGATGCGCGGTTGACCCGAAGGGTTAACTGGGAATCACGCCTGGAACTTCGGGTTATAATCCTTGTTATCCAGGCGGGTTTCAAAGGTCGATACGTCCTCAAATGCATTATCAAGATACTCAATCTCGAAAGTTAACGTGTTCTCTGCCGGTCCGAAAATAATAGGGGCCGTCACAGGATTCGTAGTTGTGATAGAACTCGTAGCGAGATGGCGACGGAACGTGATGTGGAACCGATCAAGGGTCCCGATCGGCGGGTTGTAATACGTGATGTTCGGTGCATACGACATGTCGTTGTACGAGAGAATCTGCGAGATCAGAGACGTGCCCTGGCCGTTCTGGACGCTCACCGGACCGTTGTTGACGTTGGTCGTCTCGAACGTTCCCACCGTGATAGGCGACGAGGCAGTGAGGGGAAGACCAGGAGATGACTGGACAATCTGCGCCGATGCATTTGCGCCACTGCCAGCAGAAAATCCTGAAACTACAAGATACTGACCTGTCACGAAACTCGTCGCCACTGGAGTCTGGTATCCATAGGAGAGATTATTCACGAGAATATTGGTTGCGGCCGTGATGCTGGGCGTTGCGGCCGTGAACGGCGTAGTAGACGTCATGATCAATGAAGTCGCAGTCGGAACCGACGTGATCGTTCCGCTAAAGGTGGACGGTGTAGTTCCGAACCCATTGACAGTAATACTCTCACCTATGGCCAGAGTATGTGCACCGGAAAACGCAATTGTCACACTTGTTCCCGATACCGACGTTCCGCTAGATATGATAAGCGGGTTGCGGTTTGTAGTGGAATACGTGTACGTTCCCGTCCCACTGGAAACACCTGACGCAGTTGCGTTAAACACCGTGAATGTTGTGGTCGACGACGCAATGATCTGGAAGGTCCCAGAATATCCCGCAGGAGTGAGGCTAGCGATCGTGACATAGTTTCCAACTGGGGGTGCAACACTTACACTGTTGACCTGAGGCGGCAGCGTCATCGTATACGTCACGGTCGTTCCCGTCGCATCTCCGGCATTGGCAACCGATACGTTTCCCGGAGTTGTCGGGTTTACTTGGTAGGACGTGCGGTTGCCAACCGCCACAATGGTTGCGAATGTATAGGCCGCACCCGTCGAAACAGCCGGGCGATCGTTGATGATCTTGGCAAAGTAGCTGTCCACGAACCCCGAACGGTCGCCACCGGGTGCACACTCGTCGCTACGGTTCAGTCCTTCAATGCCCATCAGAGTGTACATGTCCGTGGGCTGCATTCCCAGCAGCACTGCGTTCATTAGCCGAATACGTGTCACCTTCTGGAACGGACGGGGGAGGTAGACCACGAAATCGCCGGGATCGGATGTTGCCGACCCACCGTTCACACGCACATACTTCGTCGGATCACGATCACGAGAGTCAACTGTAACGATACGGTAGGACTTCTTCAGGATCGGACGCGGCCGGCTGGTGGTTACCAGCACTCCGTTGCGGTCAAAGTTCATTACTCTTACAAGCGATAGTTTTACTGCGTTAAAAACAAACCATGGGCGACGGAGCGACTGAGATTGGCAACAATGTAACGTGGACAGTGACTCTCGAAGATTACTTCGCTCAAACCGGTGAGAAGGCGAACGGCTTAGCCATTATGCACAAACGTGCGGAGAGCATTTTTACTCACCGCAAGACGTACATTGATTTACCGGTGATTGTGGGATCGGGTGCAATTGCTTTCCTTAATGCCGGTTCATCATCTCTGTTTTCGGACCACCAGCTGGCTGCCACCGCGTTAGGCGTGGGCTCTCTGGTGATTGGAATCCTGAACACGATCGGCACCTATTTCGGGTGGGCAAAGCGGGCAGAGGGTCATCGCATGTCGGCTATCCACTATGCCAAGCTCTACCGCTTCATTAACGTCGAGATGCGCCTTCCTCGTGATCAGCGCATGCAGCCCGGTGATTTCCTGAAGTATGTCAAGGACCAGTATGACAGGTTAGCCGAGCTGAGCCCGCTCATCCCGACGTCCGTCACACGGGGATTCGTAAGCCAAATGGAAAAATATAAGGATATCTCGAAGCCCGAGGAGACCAACGGCTTGAATAAGATTAATATCTTCGTAGACTCGGCACATGAACTGGAGCAGGCGGTGAGCCCCCTCCCGATGCCGCCACCGAAGCTGGCTACAGCGCCATCTTCGTAACTCTGTATTGCCGCTTCCGATATAATCCGTTCCGTGCACCAAACTGCCGTCTGAACTGAGGGTCAACAATATCCACAATGAGAGGATGAACCACGCGTCCCGTCTTCTCGACACGTAGAATTCGCCCCACGATCTGATCAATATCGGGGCGAGGGGTTGCCATAATCAATGTGTTCAATGTAGGCACATCAAAGCCTTCTTTGCACATGCTGTAGGTCGCAATCAGAATGGACTTGGTCTTACAATACTCGGCACGGACATCCGCCTTGACGGCTGTGCCCAGAATACATGCAGTGTCTCGCACGTCATCCGATAGGCCAGCCAAGATGTCTTGGCAGTGCTGTACTCGATCTGACAAGACCAGAATTTGACGACCGCCTTCCGACACATCCTCTAGAATACGGCACAACCACCGGGTGCGGTCTTCGCAAGCAGTTAGCTTGTTGACCATAATCGGCACCGACACCATGCCCTGCGACGACATGACAATTTCATTGAACTCAGGATCCTCGTTATGATACTCATACACCTCTACACTGACCGCCGTGTCGACTGAGTCTCCTGTATCTGACTTATACAGTAACGGGCCAAGGAACCAGTGAATAGCAAACATGAGCCGATCCTTTCGATCGGGCGTTGCGGACAGGCCAAGCATGTACCTCGACGTAACTTTGGGGAGCGCTTGCACAAACACCTCAGAAGCAATGTGGTGACACTCGTCAACGATAACCAAGCCAATGGAGGCGAAGACGTTAACATTTAGTTCCTTCATCGAAAGGGTTTGGAGCATAACAATCACAACGTCCTTGTTCTCCACATCGCAGACATCGGCCTGGACTCTCCCGATGCGAGCGTTTGGCAGGAAAGCCTTCACACGGTCAATCCACTGATCTCGTAGGAACGAGTTGTGGACAACCACAAGGACAGGGACATGGAGACGAGAGGCGATGTACAATGCACAGACCGTCTTACCTCCTCCGGTGTGGAGTGAGATAATTCCATCATGGGGTTCGGGAAGCAGGAAGGAGTTAACAACGGGCAGCTGGACTGGACGAAGCGCTCCAGTAAACTGCCAGTTCCACTCGGGAGTCTTTGCGACATCTCGCAGTGTTCCAACCGGACCGAAACGCTCGAGCCCGAAGTGCTTGGGTAGGTAGAGGTGCTTGGTGTCTTCGTGATACACGCCGTATTTCGGCTGGGCCATGGGGTTGACAAACGAGAAGGGCCTGACAGTAAGAGCCTTCTTGAGTGCAAGTTCACGGGAGTCCTTTGGAATTTGGTATCCATGGATGGTTAACATTTGCTCTCTCTGTATTTATCGGTTACAGGTTCGTTTTAGCAAATCGTCGTGTTGAGGGACGAGTAGACAATCTCCTGAATCGACGTGCGAACATCATCGTCCTCCAGATCCTCCACGGCATAAATCACCGAGGGGAACATGGCCGAACTAAGCTGGAGGCTCTCGAAGGGATCCGTATCACGGATGAGCGAACCGACGAGCGTCATCGCATACTCATAGGCGGCCGTGCGGGAAAACACAAAACTGCTGGAGAACCCAGACTTCTCAGACGTGCCCGTGGCCGCATAGGTCACCGTGACCTTGATGAAGTCGGGATTCTCGGAAGCGGTGCGAAACGAAATCACATCGTCGTCGGCGGAGGCGGCATCGGGGCGGGTGAGGTGGATCTTGAGGAGGCGGGCAAGCATTACTCTATCGAGCCCCTGTCGTGTAAGTTAGATCGGGCCGTCACGGTCGAGCACATCTGTGTCACGATCCCTCTCCCGATTACCCCGAGCAATGTGGTCGCCATAATCACCTTCGTCTGCATTGAAGTCGTCATCGTCCGGAGCATCACGTGGTGCGCCGACCCCCACGTCCACATCGACCTCCACGACGGCAAGCGGCTCGAGCTCACGTTCAATCTGAGCTGCGTACACGTCACGGTCAGCGTTCGTGAGAATATGCGGAGCCATTCCACGATCAAGCAGATCCTTCGTGATCTGGCGCTGACTGTCCGTCATCTCACGCATGCGGTCTGTGAATAAGTGGCGTTCCTTTGCACGGAGAGTATTGGTCTCGACAACTGCATCTTTCAGCGTAGCAAGGAGTGTGAAAAGTGTAATGTCCTTCTCTCGAAGTTCTTCGTATGCACGCTTCTTGATGGGGTCCCGGGAAATGGTTGCGACAATCTCCTTGACAAGACCCTCTGCAATATCACGTAGAAGGTCGGGAGACTGTGTTACGTCAATGGTTGATATACCAGTTTCGATATCGAATGCATTTCCAAGTCGCTGTGCTATGAGCAGGTTCGTGCGCCATGTATCACCTTGTGTCTTGGCTATCGCTGCAATCTTGATGCGACGTTGAATGTCCTTCACGGGCATTTCCACAAGTGGTTTCACCGTGATAACCCCCTGACGGATACCGTGCGTGGAAGCACGTGGACGGAGGCCCGAGTCCAGTGGGACAGCGGGCTGACGAATCAACGGTGGACGAGGATCTGCCCACATGGAACGAGGGTCTCCACACATGGGAAACGACGTAATGGTCCCGAGCGGAGGCGGAAGCATAACGGGAATCAACCCAACCGGGGACACTTCAACCGGGAGACGCTCGGCCTCTGCCTTGGCCCGTGCCAATGGAGCTGCGAACTTGGGCATCATCTTCTTGAGAATTGCAATGCTTCCCTTCCGGATCACGGTCGCTTCACTTAGTACGCCCCGCATGACAGCAACCGACGGCCCCTTGAACGAGGTCGGGTATGCGTCAAACGTCTTGCGAAGAACAGTAAGTAAACTATCAATCACAGTTGGTGCCTTGTCAGAATCTGTATCCCGTGGGAATCCATCCATCTTTAATGGGAGAGAACCGAACGACCTACGAGGCACGAGTCGAGGGATGTGAGTCTGAATCAGAAGTGCTGTCGCCGCAATCCCCACCATTCCACGAGCTTTTCCTCCCGTGTCCTTGGCCCTGATTGCCCCAGCAATCTCACGAGCCTCCTGTAAAACAGGAAGGAGCTGTTCCTGTGACGGCAGAAGCTGGAGAAGGGATATCAGTAAAAACATGGTTCCGTCCGAGGGCTCTTCCAGATCAAAGAACCCCTGCATCGCACGCAGCTTACTGGTATATGTAGCTGTAGCCTCACCATGAAAGGACACAGTCTGCAATGCTTCCGAATGCTTGAGCGCCCGACCTTCTTCCGAGAAGTCCTCTTGGTTGACAAGCACGTCATTGTTCACGTGTTCGCCACAGACGGTGCATACACGAGATCCATCCACACGTGCAGTCCACTTGTCGTAAAACCCAAGTCGGTCGGTTGCCATGTCTCCGTAGAGGATAGCCAATGTATGGTCACAGACGACAAAGAGACCTTCTGCATCCACTACTTGTCTCGATGTATGAGGAACGCCTGCCGTCAAGAGTGCAATTGCTTTCAGCTTGTCTTCGGGAAACCGATCCTCGTCGGCGAGAACGGCAACCACTTGCTGGCGAAGCTGCGATACAGCCCGTGTGGCCTGCTTGACATACTCAACACCCTTCGCAACCACTTTGCTCTTACGGTAAAAAGCAAGTGCTCGTGTGTACTCGCCCAAGATATCATTGTGAGTCGACGCAGTCCATTGCGTACGATTGCGGTATCCGGCCTGGTGGCGTTCCTGTTTCACAATATCAAGCGGCAGACACTTGCGGGTATACCGATTCTTTTCCAGATCCCATTGGCGAATCACACCCTGCATTGCAAACTCGTGAAATGACTTGCCAACAAGCAGACACTGATCATCCTCCACGTCAGGGAAGCGGATGTCCCCGAGCTCTGCCACGGGCAGGGATTCGACAGTTCCTGCATCTCCTGCGAGTGACTGGATCATCTTCACAACTAAGTGTCCGCCGTCTTCTTGTCCCATCAACCATTTGCGAGGGGCAATTCCCGGAAAGTAGGATTGACCATATTGCTCGATGATATTCGAGGATGGCGGCGATGGTTTCGCTTCGGGGAATGCCATGTCGATCGGTACGGGCGTGACATCTACCACTTCTTTCTTTGGAAACCGCTGCTTCCACAATGCCCACGGAATTGCAGAAAGTGCCACGTCGTATAGCTTGAGATACTTCTGGCCCTCGCCATAGGGGTCCTGGGTCACAGGCACACCATGCATCATCACCGCCTCCAGTTCGGGGACGACATCGGATAGTGGCTCTGTTGTTTCAATGAACCGTGCTTCATTCGATGCCAAGAACGGATGATCGGCCAGCGGGTCAGGAATATCAAGTGTGCGCTTCTTGAGCCAATACCCGATAAACGGAGACGGATCTGCTGTTCCATCCACGGGAGCTGGCATCACATCGATGCGCCCATCTTCGTGACGGCGAGTCTTGTTCATCTTGAATACGGGGAGAACCCGACGAGAATAGCGAATCTTCTCTCCAATGCTCTCGTGATCCACAAACTCTGTCGGAGTGTCAATCGGATAGGATGTACCTGCATCACCTCCATAAGGAGACGGAAGTGCCGTTAACATGCGAACGTATCCGTTAGGCTGGCGAATCGCATCGGGTGCAAACAAGGGCTTCCAATCGTCTTCGAACGCATAGGTCGTATAGGTCCCCGCATTCGTGACAGGCGATACCCACGAAAAAGCTCGTAATGTTTTTGGTGCGATAACGTCGTAGCCTTCAGGTGTCGGGCTCACATACGTCGAGTACAGATTGCGTATGCGATCAACCTCCTTGTCTAACTTCTCTAGCTGCGCCCGTGTTGTTCGCCCTTTCGGAACCATGTGTTCGAATGCGTCATTCAGCTGTTCATCCAATGTGTAGAAACGAACTTTCTCTCCACGCTGGACTTCTTCGTCGAACTCAATGACGTCCCCAATGAGTTCTACGTCTGTAGCCTCAAACGTGAGAAACTCGCTTTCCATTATACACTCCGAAGAACTGTTTCGCATAGTGCCACCGCCTCAACCTGAAACCGCTCAAGGACTGCCTCCGGCTTCACCTTTGTCCGGAACTGGAGAATCAACTTTGCCGTCAGTGGGTGGTCAATGCGATATGACACAAAGTCCACAATTCCGGGCGCTTCGTAGAGGATCGCCTGAGCCAGGGCGCCCAGCGTGTGGCCCTCCGTCGTTGTCTCCACAGTATATGCACCTGTCTCATCCTTCATCACCGGAAGCTTCACAAACTCGAGAACCTTCTTCTTGAGAATCTCGGCAGCAGTCTGGAGAAGATCACGTGCTGTCCGAACACCAATGCTCTCAACTGTGAAGTCAAAGTGATTCGGGCGTTCATGCTCGTCCCGGGCATATGATCGCTGAATCAGATGATTGTCGAAGATGCGAACATCCTGCCCCTCAGTCAGAATGAAGGAATCCCGGTCGAGCTTTGCACGCTCAAGATCAATGTGATTCCGAAAGGTCGATACACAGACCTGGGATGCACCCGTATTTGCCACCCCCAATCCGCATTCGATGTGAAGGGCCTCATTGGGCTTCAGGGAGAGGAAGTAGAGAGGAGCGCCCAGATCACGGTCCTTCAAGAGGACAGCTGCACGTGGACCGGCGACCACAAAGTCATCAGACGTGACCTCACGGGCCTCTTGGCTCGGAAGAAAGCGAAGAGTCAGCTTCGTATCCCGTACCACGTCTCCATCCGATGCAGACACAGCCACCGGAAGCATTTCCACCCTGTGCTTCAACATCTCGTGGATCATCTGCGAAGTGTTCTCCCGAATCACCACATCTCGGATGACAACAGTAGGGATCTCCGCCAGCAGAATGCGACGAAGCGCATTGACAAAGGGGATGGGGGTCTTCACGAATTCGCAGGTCAGTCGGTATCCGTTCACTGAGTTATGAATGTTCTCAATAGTCGCCATGCTTGTCTTATGCTTTCGTTCTTTTGTATCCGTTTTTTTAACTCGGGAGTCACAATGAGCAAGCAGCCGGTCCTGTTTTACAGTACTCGTTGCGCACACAGCAAACAGATCATTGATACGCTGACTGCTCTGAATAAGCAGAATCTGTGCCGCATGATTTCGATTGAGGGTGTACAGCGGTCGCAGCTGCCGGCATTCCTGAAGAGCGTGCCGACACTGTACCTTCCAGAGACGAACGATATTTATGTCGGAAAGGACATCTTCGCATATATCGCCAAGCCCGTAGCTGCTCGTCGTGAAGTTCCCACGAATGCACCCGGCGGGACGACCGGAGCGTCTGCGACTACGGCGACAGGCGATCTCGAGTCCTGGTCTTTCAGCACGGCGGGTGGGTTCTCAGATGCATATTCGAGCTGGGACGGGAATACGAGCACGACCGACCAGTTATTCTACACATTCCTGGGAACCGAGCCTGTTGCCCCTGGCCCCGCAGAGCCGACAACAAAACAGAGTTATGAAGGAGCAAAGGATGGACGCAACGAGGATGTAGGTGCTCGTCTTAAGCGTATCCAGCAGGCGCGTGATTCCGAGTTCAAAGGAGTTTCACGCCAGTAACAAGAAACGACAATGCATTCAAAGGCAAAGCTCCTCTCTCTCTTCTTCGATCAGTGGGAGGCATTTCTTGATGAGCTCATTCGCTGCTTTCCATCTGATCCAGACTTTCCTCGCCTGAAGACCTACCTTCGAATTGGTCGTACAATTAACCCCAAGCGTGTTATTGCTGCAGTTCAGAACCACATGTTCCCGCATGAGAAGATCGTCCGTGCAAAGAACGCAGACTACTTTCTGAAGTATCCGTTCGATGAATATGAGGACAAGGAAGATATTTCGTATGTAATTCGCAAGGTCAAGAACTTGTGGTTTGAGCTAACGCCCTCGAACCAGAACGCACTCTTTGACTATATCATTCTACTGGTCGATCTGCTCCACCGCCACCTCGAGGCTACGTAACTCTGCAACACCTGCATCAACATTCCCAAAGTTCCGGAAAAGGATCTGATTGACCTCTGCCGGAGACCACTTATAATTCAGCGACTCGTCGTCCACGACCGTGTCTGAATCGTAAAATGACCGCACCATCTCCTGCAGGACGGCGAGGCTGCACTTCTTGAAATTGACAATCATATCAATGCGACCCGGACGAATGAGTGCACGATCAATTCGCTCGGGGAAGTTGGTCGTGATTGCCAGAATACGGCCATTCGCCTCCAGAGTTCCATCCAGTAGGTTGAGGATGAACGAGAGGTCAATAACATCCTTCTCCTCCTTCTCTCGGTCAATGAACGGATCGCCTGTCGGAGCCTTGACAACTACAGGCTTCTTCCACTCACGCCGCAGGACGGTGTCGCCCATCGCATCAATATCCTCAATGACGTAGAGCCTCTCCGACACGGGGATTGTGTACTTCTCCGTCTGGACGCCGTTGAATACATGGATTTCGTCATTGAAGAAAAGATGGTGCAGCTGAGCCTTTGTCTTGATTTCCGACAGCTGAACATTAAGGATATGGCGCTTCCCCTCATTGGCAACGGCCTTGATCGTGGACGTCTTGCCCACGCCCGGCGGACCGTGGAACATGAACCCCAGAGTATACGGGATACCCTTTGCATCGTACCAATCACGCCGTGTCAGGAAAAAGTTCACACGGTCACGCACATGATCCCGTTCCTCGAAGAAGACGTTTGAGAACGTCCTGTTCGTAGTGAACTTGGACTTGGTATACACCAGGTGCGTCATGGGCAGCGGGTTCTGCACTCCCTTTGTCTTGGTCTGGATCATCTGATCGAAGTAATACCGGTGCGTACCCAGTTTGTTGGCCATACGGCGCTCATAGTCTGTATTGCATGTCTCGACAAACGACTGAAGGTGCTGGACATCGTGCTCACTGCAGTAGAGCTTGAACTTGACCAGCTCCAGATGCCCGTCGGCGACCTTCAGTTCGATGAGCTGAAAGAAGACATCTGCCTCCAGGCACACGGGTTCAAATTCATTCGGAAGGTAGTCGTGCTGCGATACCGCCAAGAGGCTTTTCATAGCGGGAAGCGTAGTGACGTACTGAACGACTGCATCCATGCGGGACGCATATACGCTGGTCTGTGCACCTCGATTCTGGGCAGAGGCCACCCCACGTTCACATGTAATGGATGCACGACACTCGTCGATTACGGTATCGGGAACAACGGGTACACGCCGGCGACAACACCACATGGTACTTTAACCAAAGGTCTGTGTAATACACTTATCCAATGTAGAACCAACGGGGTGAACTGGCTTGGTGCGGCGCAGACGAAGCTCCTTCGACGCCTTCTCAACGGTATCCTGTGAAAGTGTTACATATCGCTTCACATCACGCACGGGGCCCTGTACGTTCATGGTCGGAACGTGTAGGCGCAGGGGAGGGAGGGCAACAGACACGATATCGTCCGACACGGCCAAATACTCACGGAACTGCTCTATATCCAGAGGCCCGCCAAAGAGACGCAGGGTTGCCCGGGGCGGCGCAGGAGTTAAATCCTTCTTGGTGTACAGGCTTCGATACATGTCCGCAAGCAGGCAGTGACGAGTCCATCGAACCGTATCCGAAAGGTGATTGTCTGCATACAGATATGCGAGTCCGCACTCGGGAGAACAGAAATGTCCTTCACATGCATAGATGTTCTCGTATGCATCATAGCTGATGGGGACTGTGCATGCCTTCCATCCGAAACTCGAACAGCACCAGAAACAGGCTGCCGCAGAATACGTGGGAGACTTGACTCGTGTGAGAATCTCCTTCATAGTATCCGTGTTGAATCGTTCGCTGACACGAGATGTTTCCACGGCCGAAAGAATGTCCGAGTATGACGTTGAACCCTGTTCCTGGGGGGTGGGCGTGTTCTCTTCCACAGGCAGGCGTAATGAAAAGACTACGGGCGCATCCTGAACCTGCTTACGCGGGGGCATACTTGTTGTTTGTTAAGGGTGTTTAAGTGTGTGCCGCCCCCAAAACGAAAAGCCAGGCAGTCACTGAATACATTCCCATCCAAAATGACTGATCTCTCCTCCGCCTACCAGCGCAAGACCCACCGTGAGCACATCCTCGACCTGCCCGAGACGTACATCGGAAGCACAGTGACTGCAAATGAGGAGGTGTTCCTGCGTGACGGAGATACATTCAAGCCCACGACCATTCCTGTCAACCCCGGGTTCTACAAGCTGATCGATGAGCTTCTGGTGAATGCCCACGATCACGCTATCCGCCTTCGACAGAAGGGATCGCTGGATCCGGCAAAGAAGATCAATGTCTTGTGCACACCCGAAGGCTTCACCATCGAGAATGATGGCGAGCCTATCGACGTGGCCGAGCATCCGGAGCACAAGGTCTGGATTCCGCAGATGATCTTCGGCGAGCTGCTGACTTCAACCAACTACAACAAGGACGAGAAGAAGCTGGTGGGTGGCAAGAATGGCTACGGCGTCAAGCTGGTCAATATCTTCGCAAAGGAGCTAAAGGTCATTGTGCACGACAAAGGCCGAAAGCTTCTCTACCAGCAGACGTTCGAGGACAATATGACCAAGATCGGCAAGCCCGAGGTTACGACGCCAAAGAAGAAGCCCGAGGTTCTGAGTGTGGCCGTTGGGTGGAAGCCGGACTTTGCGAGGTTCGGTATGACGGAGATTACCGACGACATGCGTCGGCTGATTGAGCGTCGTGTGTGGGATCTGGCCATGACGCTGGGCAAGGAGGTCAAGGTAACGTACAATGGCGAGCTGGTCAAGTGCCGCACGCTGGTCGACTATGCCAAGTCGTTCCTTCCCGACGGCGCCCCGGTTGTGTCCGAGTCACCGAATGACCGCTGGAACATTGTGATCGCTGACAGCCCGACGGACAAGCAGTTCGCAATGTCCTTTGTGAACGGCATCTGGACCTCGAAGAACGGAACCCATGTGGATGCCGTGACTTCGCAGGTGGTGAATCATGTGGTCGAGTACCTGGACACCAAGAAGAAGATCAAGGTCAAGCCGGGTCTCGTGCGTGACAACCTGGCCGTGTTTGTCACTAGCATGATTGAGAACCCGAGCTTCACCAGCCAGACCAAGGAGACGTTGACCACCAAGCAGTCAGCATTCGGGTCTAGTCCCAAGCTGAGCGATGACAGCCTTAAGAAGATTGTCAGCAAGCTGAACCTAGTGTCGACGATTGTGGAGGCACAGTCGGTCAAGGACGCCAAGGACAACTCCAAGACAGATGGTAAGAAGCAGAGCCGCATCACCGGCATTCCGAAGCTGGACGATGCCGTGCTGGCGGGTACGAAGGATTCGGCCAAGTGCACGCTCATCCTGACCGAGGGAGATTCAGCCAAGGCAATGGCTCTCAGCGGTCTGAGCCAGGAGCAGCGAAAGACCTTCGGTGTCTATCCGCTCAAGGGCAAGGTGTTGAATGTGAAGGATACGTCAGACAGCAAGGTTGAGCAGACCAAGGAGATTGCCGAGTTGAAGAAGATTATCGGACTGACGTCTGGTAAGAAGTACGAGAATGTCGCAGATCTGCGCTACGGATCCATCATGATCATGACGGACCAGGACTTGGATGGCAGCCACATTCGTGGTCTGTTGGTTAACCTCTTCCATGAGCTGTGGCACGAACTGATTGCCATTCCAGGCTTTCTGACCTACATGGCAACTCCGATTGTCAAGGCGACCAAGGGCGCCCAGGTGAAGGTCTTCTACTCGCAGTATGAGTACGAGCAGTGGAGAAAGGACAATGAGAGCTGGAAGGTCAAGTACTACAAGGGACTGGGTACGTCGACTCGTGAGGAGTCCAAGGAGTACTTTGCCAAGGTGAATGCGGTGAAGTTCGAGTACACTCCGGAGGCGGACCCGGCGATTGACCTGGCCTTCAACAAGCAGCGGGCCGATGACCGCAAGGAGTGGCTCAAGGGGTACGACCACACCGCCCTCGTTCCGGCGGGGAACAAGGTCCCGTATGCGGACTTTGTTCACAAGGACCTGATTCACTTCAGCTACTACAATTTGGAGCGGTCGATTCCGTCTGTCATGGATGGACTCAAGACTTCCCAGCGGAAGATCCTGTATGCCGCCTTCAAGCGAAACCTGACACAGGAGATTCGTGTGGCCCAGTTCGCAGGCTACGTATCCGAGCACACCGGCTACCATCACGGAGAGGCTTCGCTGAACGAGACCATTGTCGGAATGGCTCAGACCTTCATGGGTTCGAACAACATTCCCTGGCTGGTTCCACAGGGGCAGTTTGGCACACGTATCCAGGGAGGCAAGGATGCAGCCTCTCCCCGTTATATCCACACGTATCTCCAGCCTCGTGTCCGCAGGCTTCTGCCTCCCGACGACTTTGCGGTTCTCAAGTACCGTGATGACGACGGCCTTCCCGTCGAACCCGAGTGGTATGCGCCAGTGCTGCCAATGCTCCTGGTGAACGGAGCTCGGGGCATTGGGACGGGCTACAGCACGAACATTCCACCGTGCAGCCCGACGGTTCTCAAGACCATGTTGACCAAGTATCTTCGTGGTCAGGGGACTCTGACAGACGAGCAGATTGTCCCATACTTTGAGGGGTTCAAGGGCCAGTACACGGCCGACAGCGTAGTTGGCCTCTACAAGAAGACTGGCGATGAGTTCGTCGTGACCGAGCTGCCGCCTGGTACGTGGACTGCGGATTACCGTGAGTGGCTCGAGAAGGAGTTGGCCGAGGGTCGCATCAAGGATTTCAGCGACACGTCGACGGATCAGGATATCTCAATCCGAATCAAGGGCATCGAGGAGGCGGCTCTGGTCAAGTCTCTGACCACCAAGATCAAGACCACCAACATGCATGCATTCAATGCAAAGGGTGTGATTGCCAAGTATGCGACGCTGAATGACATTCTCGTCGAGTTTGCAACTGTGCGTGAGGCACTCTACGAGACACGCCGTCTCCACCAGATTGCGCTGCTGGAGAAGGAGGTTCCATACCACGAGGACATTGTCCGGTTCATTGAGAACCAGTGCCTGGACAAGCCGGTGCCTGATCTTCGCAAGAAGACGAGGGCGGAGTGTGAGACAGTGTTGACGGAGCACAAGTACACTCACCACGCAGAGATTCTCCGTCTGCCTGTGTCGTCATTCACGGCCGAGGTCATGGCCAAGCACCGTGCAGACCGTGCGAGTGTGCTGGATCGTCTTGAGCTGTTGCGAGGGACGACTGCACGTGCGCTGTGGCTCGCCGATTTAGAGTCGGTGTAAACAAAAAGAGTATGAACTACACTGCTCTTCTCCAAGCAACAGATAGTTCTGCTGTTTCGGCATATCCAACCACGGGTAGATCGGGTGTTCAATTTCAAGGTGACGTGCGGTTCGCCGGACCCGATATCGGTTCACGTAACGATGCGAATGCAGTCCAAGCTGTTCCTGCGACGATACCCGTAAAGCATTACGTTGTTATTGACACATCGCAGCGCAACTGGGTGCTTCAGCCCAATCCATTTAGCAACCTCGTCTATAGTTTCGGCGTTCAGTCGCTCAATGCATATTCGCCACCCGTCTATTCAAACAACCCATTTGTTCCCACGTTTGGAACTGATTCCAATGGGATTCTTAACACGCAACCTGGTCGCCCGAATGCGCTTGGATGGTATCTTCCGGGTACGACTGCACCCTTTCCCGCTTACAACTCCTCTCTTCCAAAGGGGAACTTTTTAGCTTACGACACGGGATATACCGTGACTCCGTCGGGACTCGGGTTCGGAAGCGTGTTCACACCCTCAAACGTCCAGTCGATCCGACTGGTGCGTGCACTCCTTCCTCAGCGCCAGTTCCTAAACATTCCCGTTCTTGTCAACTCAAATGCAAGTGCTGTGGATATTTCGAACTATGGTCCGTATCCGGGTGTCATCCAGTCCAACGTGGTGGGTAAGGCATACTCTACCTTTGCAACGTATCCCTACCTCCTCTTCAACCTCAATGAGTTTCCGGGTAAGTATGTGGGAGGCAACGAAGCCATGCGTCGGGCGTTTTCTGTCATGACGCAGAAGACCCGCACACAGACCAATTTCGGAATTGATGTCGGCGTACAGCACTATGACTACGAGCCGTGGAATGAAGAAACAATGGTCTTTCAGAGCCCCCTTACGACGCTCCAGCAGGTGAAGATCTCAGTGACAGACCCAATTGGTCTGCAGTTCACGCAGAATGATGCGCTGAGTATCACACTGATCCAGGCCGATGCAAATGCATTGTTCCTGAAGTGCTTCACAGGAACGAGTCAGTACTTCAGTAGTAACGAGTTGCGTGTCGGTGATCGTGTTGTCTTTGACCCATTGTCACTGTCAAACATCGTGAAGTCGCCGCTTGTCTCGTTGAACGTCGATAAGATTGGGCTTGCAAAGTCTCTTACCACTGCATCTTTCCCCGTTCTTCAGCTATTGGACTATGTGTCTGATTCGAACGGCGTGTTTTCTCCTCGTACCTCAACGACCGCTCGCACGGCGTCATACAACACGTCTTATAATGGATTTCTAATTCCGAACTTTATGAACTCGAGTCCCACGGGCGATGTGACACCGACATATCCGGCTGCAATCGACCAGGGCAACTCAAACGTTTTCTCATTTCCCGTCCAATTCAATACGAACCCAGTTCAATTTGTATCGAACCTTCCCTTCTTGAATATCTCCCTTCAGCCGACGTATACTCTGGAGCTGACATGCCTTGAACCCGATACAGGACGACTTGGCGGACAGATTACGCAGTAATTTCCTCCCTCTACACAAATGTCTTCACTGGTCCAATACTGGGTGAATAGCCTGTCAGACTTCTACACGGGGTCGGCAATCCCGGACGCTCCGAAACACAATGGGCGTCTCCCACTGTCCGACAGTGAAGAGAAACTCCCTATTCCTCGTGGGACACTGTATGCGCTCGACGAACCGGTGATGGTCTCCGAGATGGTCGCAGAGAACATTCAGTACCGTCACAACAACACGCCCCTGAATACACTGTTCTTCAGCGAGGGCAACAAGGCGAACCTCCAACAGAAGATCCATGACGCCGTGTTGGAGATGAGCAAGGGTGAATACAACCTCAGCCCCCAGAGCGAGGCCGATCTACTTCTCATCATGCGCAGCTACTACCTGCAGTACGGCGAGAATGATCCTGCGAACGTGGCGACGGAGATCTCTCAGCTCAACCAGCGTGTGGTCGCCTACTCTGCGAACCGCATCATGGTTGAGATCGTGGCCTACAAGCGATTCCGCAAGGACATCCTCGACTTCCCCGAGCCCATTGCTCGCCCTATGGATATGCACATATACGGCACGCGGACAGGTGAGCTGAAGAGCTTCTTCTAAGGAAACAATGATTCGCTCGGGCGATCGTGTATTCCTACATGAGAAGTCTCGATGGTACATCTGGGAGTCTTCGTGGGGCATGTATCGGCCTATCGACGGGTTACAGTGGGACGGAACAACCATGCGACTGGATGACCGAGCCTATTGCACCGACCCAACGGACTCGCACTACGGATACGGACACGAACGCATGTACACGGTCTGTTTCAACTTGACCCAAGAGTACTCGGATATCGAGAATGCAGTTCATGTACCCCATCTGACAATCGGCGCACAGGAATGGTTTCGTGACCGCCCAGTTGCACTTACGCCATGTGCTCCTCGCAGCGTGGACTCGTGGAGACGCATGAACCTCAAGCGACGCACCGTTCGAAGGCATCCGCGTAAGACATTTACGAAACGGAAGACGAAGTAAGACAATGCGAGTCAATTTTATTGGTAGTTTCGGCAAGAATACGGGCGTCTCGCAAGACGTCTCCATTCTTCACGGGTTAGTTGCCCATGTGGTAGGTAAGGACGCACAGATTCGGCACGTGTCTCATCGGTTTCCGCAGTGTGCGCAAGCCGAGGTGAACTTCTTCATTGAGGTTATCAACCCCGCTCTCTTTGCCTATGCCGGCAAGAACATCTGGATCCCCAATCCCGAGTGGACGTATCAGACGTGGGAGCCGTATGTCAAGATGGTCGATGAGATCTGGGTCAAGACACGGGAGGCCGAGGCGCTGTTCCTGAAGTTGACCCCCAACGTCAAGTATGTCTCATGGACGTCGATCGACAAGACGTACCCTGAGCTGGGTAGCAAGGACCGCACAAAGGGTATCGTTCCGGTTGGCAAGAACGTATGGCGCCACCCCAAGCCCATTCTTCAGGCATATTCTCGCATTCTGTTTCAGAACCCGGCCGCATTTGAGGCTCTCCCTCACTTGACAATCGTACATGTTCCGTCTGCCGTTCCGATTGGCGATATTCCTGAAGGCATCAAGTCTAAGATAACCGTACGTGGAGAGGTTATCCCCGACGAGGAGTACAAGACGCTTCTGCATACGTGTGGACTGGTTGTCTGCATGTCTGCGGCCGAGGGGTTTGGCCATGCTGTCAACGAGGCCATGTCTGCGGGGTGTGTTCCGATTCTCAGCCCCATTGAGCCGTTCCGTGAGCTGGCCAAGAATGCACTGTGGGTCTCGAACTCCAAGGTGATCCCCCATCCACAATGTCTGGGCGTTCTGGAGGATGTGGACGTGGACTCGCTAGCCGATGCATTAATTGCATATACCAAGCTGTCGGACGACGATATTCGTACTGTCACCATGGACTCTCGTGAGGCATATGAGGATCGTCACGAGGCATTTGTCAAGAACATGCTGGCTCGGCTGGACGAGACGTTTGCTGCCGTACAGACATATTCCCTTGAGGAACGCATGCCCAAGGAGGCAGATCTTCCGTCTGTCTCGATCATTACATTGACACGTGATCGCCGCAGCTTCATTCCGCTTGCCAAGTATGGGTTCCTGGCTCAAGCGTACCCGGAGCACTTAATTGAATGGGTGATCGTAGATGATGGCAAGGACCCGATTAAGGATATGGTGTCCGACCTGCCGAACGTGCAGTATGTATTGCTCGACACCCCGTTAACTATCGGAGCCAAGCGGAACTTGGCAGTGTCGAAGGCGAAGCATGACATTCTGGTCATGATGGACGACGATGACGTGTATCCGAACAATTCAGTGCTCGCACGTGTTGCCCACATGCTTGCTGAGCCGAAGAAGGAGTGCCTCTTCTCTACGGTACTGCCGTGCTACGAGATCCATGAGACCAAGTCTTTCATGAATGTTCCGCCGATTACGTTGGACATGTCGAAGCGTGTATCGGAGGCAACGCTATGTTTCACTCGGGCATTCTGGCAGGAGCGTGGATTCCCAGATCACCAGATTGCGGAAGGAGACGCATTCATTCACGGTCGTGAGCAAATGTGCCGGGAGTTCTCTCCCCAGGATGTGATTGTGAGTCTGTGCCACCGAAAGACCACGTCAAGCCGCAAGCCGCCAGCCGGCATGGAGACGAATGGGTCTCATTACGGCTTTTCAGATGAGCTGTTTACACTGATTTCGGAGATTGCACTGTGTATTGATTAGTCGGAATCTGTGCTCGACTCCGATGAGCTCGTAGAATGCTTCTTACAGCCCCGACGACGACGGCGCCGCCCTCCATTCGCAGCCGATCCCTGAGGCGGCGCACCAGACCCAGGACCACCGTCATTCGGGTATTCACCGACGCCCGAAAAGTTTCCACCACGAATCAGCTTCGCCTTTTTAGCGCGCACACGCAAGGTGGCCTTCTTGCCTGAACATTTCAGGCCGGCCTTCTTGAGTATGTGTTTGAGGGTTTTTGCAGTGTGTTTCATTTAGTAATTGCTCAGAAGAACTTGCGGAACAGGCCACGACTGCGGTGGCGGCGACTGCGGCGACGACCTCCTACCGGACCGGCTACCTCGGCGTTCCCGATCAGTACCGCACCTACTGCGCCGCCGCCGCTCACGAGGTGAGCCTTCTTGGCACGAGCACGCAGAGTAGCCTTCTTGCCCGAACACTTCAGGCCGGCCTTCTTCAGCATCTTCTTGAGGGTCTTAGCCTTGAGAGTGCGGCCGCCTCCCGACGGGCGGGGATAGGCACTAAGATCACCGGCGTTAACAGGATTTCCATCAAGACCAGCGCGCATGTTTCCAGACATTTGTATCTAGTTGAGGAAATCCTTATTTGTTGCTGGAATCCCAAACACCGCTCGCCTGTACGAGACCGGCCTGTTCGTTCGATCCCGACGAGTATCCACCGCGAAGCAGGTGGGCCGACTTGGCACGCTTCGTCAGCGTCGCCTTGCTACCCGAGCACTTAAGACCCGCCTTCTTCAGCATCTGCTTAAGATGCTTTGTCTTGACAGAGTGGTGGCGACGACCACCCAGGAGCATGTACGACTCCCCGACCAGGCCTGGACCCTCCATAGTCGCAAAGGACTGGTTTCCCTCACCGGCATACCCGCCACCCGCCTGTCCGACCGGGAGACTCTCCTCGGCCGAACCGAGAGAGCTGCTCGCCGCCGAGAACCCCCCACGAATCAGGTGCGCCGACTTGGCACGAGCACGCAGCGTCGACTTCTTGCCGGACGTCTTGAGTCCCGCCTTCTTCAGCATCCGCTTAAGAGTCTTGGATTTGAGGCCGTGCATTTACTTTTACCGCAGAAGAAATGTGTTGGGTGACTTAGTATCTATCGCCCCCCGATGAGGTGGGCCTCACGGGCACGAGCACGCAGCGTCGACTTCTTGCCGGACGTCTTGAGTCCCTTCGCCTTCAGGAGACGCTTGAGAGTCTTGGCCTTGACATGGAGACCCTTGGGGACACGCATCGTCTTGTGACGGTGGCGACGGGAGTGGCGACGACCGGCCTTGGGCGCCTCCTCCTTGCCCTCTTCGGCGGCCTCGCCCTGCTCACCCTGGTCCGCCTGGCCCTGGTCCGCCTGGCCCTGGTCCGCCTGGCCCTGCTCGACAGACTCTGTGGGCTCTGACCCATCTGGACACAGCAGTTTACCACCACGACGAGAGTGGCGACGGCGGCGACGACCCCCGGGCATATGAGTAAGAGGTGCAGGAGGCATTTTATTAAACACGCAATACAAAAACCTTACGCCGAGCAAGAAACGCAGGCCGACGGCTCCACAGTAAACTGCTGAGCCTTTGCCGCTGCCTTCGTCCGCAGGTAATAACACCCCGTCTTGAGACCCTGCTTCCACGCATAGAAGTGCATGCTCGACAGCTTCGAATAGGTGGGGTCGGCGACAAACAGGTTCAGAGACTGGGACTGGCAAATGAACGGAGCACGATCCCGAGCCATGTTAATGAGTGTCTTCATGGGAATCTCCCATGCCGTGCGGTAAAGCTCACGCAGCTCACCGGGCAGACCGATCATCGACTGAATCGATCCATTGTTAGCAATGATCTCTGTCCGCACCTCCGGCGTCCACATACCACGAGCCACGAGGTCCTCCACGAGATACTTGTTGATGACGATGAACTCTCCCGACAAGACACGGCGAGAATACAAATTCGAGGTGAAGGGCTCGAAGCACTCATTGTTACCAAGAATCTGGGAGGTGGATGCGGTGGGCATCGGTGCAATCAATAGCGAGTTGCGCATGCCACTCGAACACATCTTGGCGAGCGCATCCCAGTTCAGGTAGGTTGACTTGGGAGTCTCGCCCCACAGGTGGTACTGCATCTTACCCTGACTGACCGGAGAACCAGCAAAGGACGGATGCGCACGCTCTGCACTCGTCAGTGGGATACCCCTCCAATCATCCGTGGGACCCGCACCCGTCATGCTCGTCGTGGCGGCGGCGTAGTAAATGTTCTCGAAGATCTCCCGATTCAAGTCTGCGGCCTTTTGAGATGACCAGGGAATACGAAGCATGGCAAACACATCCGCAAGTCCCTGAACACCGATTCCGATGGGACGGTGCCGCAGGTTCGAGGTCCGACACTTCTCCGTGGGGTAGTACGTCTTGTCAACCACAATATCCAGGTTCCGAGCGAGAATGGCAGTATACATGCGAAGCGCCTCAAAATTGAAGCGATACTCCCCATCGGCGGCGAAGCTTCGCTGGACGAACTTGGGGAGAGCCAGAGACCCGAGGTTGCAGACCGCCGTCTCCTCGGGGGAGGTGAACTCGATGATCTCGGTGCAGAGATTGGAGGACTTGATGGTTCCGAGATGCTGCTGGTTAGACTTGGCATTACACGCATCCTTATACAGCAGATACGGCGTGCCAGTCTGAATCTGGGCATCGAGAATCATCTGCCACAGCTTCTTAGCCGGGATCTCTTTCACGGCAAGGTTCTTGCGCTCGTAGCTGCAGTATAACTCATTGAACTCCTCACCCCAGCAATCAGCCAGACCAGGGCACGTGTCGGGACTGAACAGAGACCACATCCCATCCTGCTCAACACGCTGCATGAACAGATCGCAGATCCACAGACCGTAGAAGAGGTCACGGGCACGCTCATCCTCATTACCTGTATTCAGCTTCAGACGCAGGAACTCCTCAATGTCGGCATGCCACGGCTCGAGATACACCGCAAAGGATCCGTTCCGCTTGCCACCCTGGTTCACATACTTGGCCGTATCATTGAACACCTTGAGCATCGGCGTCAGACCGGTGGACTTGCCATTTGTTCCCTTGATGTCTCCACCCCGAGCACGAATATTGTGAACGGACAGCCCCACACCACCCGCCCACTTGGAAATCTGCGCACACTCTGCGAGCGTATTGTAGATACCCTTGATCGAGTCATCCTCCATGTGAACCAGAAAGCACGACGACAACTGGGCGTGCGTCGTTCCCGAGTTGAACAACGTAGGCGTTGCGTGAATGAAAAAACCCTGAGATAGGGCATCGTACGTCTCAAGAACCTTAATGAGATTGCTTCCATGCAACTGAACTGCCACACGCATCCACATGTGCTGAGGGCGCTCACACGGCTTCCCATTGCGAGTCCGGAGAAGATAGCCATTCTCGAGCGTCTTGAAGCCAAAATACTCGAATGTGAAATCACGAGTGTAGACGCATGCGGCATCCAGTACGACTCGGTTCTGGGCCACGTCCCACACAAAGGAGTCGGACAGAATACCATCGTTCGCAAGAGCATCTACGCACGTGGAAAATAGAGAAGGCGTCTTCTTCTGGTGGTTGTCAATCACAAGGCGAGCGGCCAGCTTACCGTAATTAGGGTGGAAACGGGCCTGCATCATCGCACAGACCTCAGCTGCAAACTCGTCCAGATCGGATGTCTTGATTCCATCCTGAATCTGAGTACACACCTTCTGTGCAACCAAATCAGGGTTGACGTGCTCGAGTCCGTCAGCGAGTTTCTGAATCCGAGACAGGACCTCGTTGAAGGAAACCGGAACACGAGTGCCGTTACGCTTTGTTACGTAAATGTGGTCTGACATCCTAACTGCTGTATCCTCCATCCTTACCTGTAAGCGGACAAAAATATGGTTTGTTTTGTCACGAAGGTCTGTCTCTCGCACTTTAGAAGCGGGCGCCGATATCGAAGAGTGCGCCATTGTGCTCACCAGACGGGAGCGCATAGCTCTGACTGTCCACAGACTGAGCCTCCCAGTAATCATGCATCTGGGCAGCCTCGTAGTTGAGCTCCTCATCACTCTTGACCCGCTTGACACGGATCTTGCGACGGACGGTGGTCCATCCCTTGGAGTCATCCTCCATGAATGGCTCGCAGATAGCCGGGTACTCATCAAGGCCATTGGGCATCCTGGCAAAGTATGCCGGATTAGAGCGGCACTGCTCAAGCAGGTGGGTGTAGTCGCCACGCAGGCGGATGTTGCGGGCCCGCATCTCGGGGTACATGGAGTCGGAGATCGGGTAGCGGGCGGCGGCGAGCATGATGAAGTTGGTAGAAGAAGACATTTTGGCTGGCTGCTTTGTCTATAACCGTTAGAGTGTGGAATCCGTTTTCAGACGGACCGTGATATGCATGGCCTCTAGCTCACGAGTATACAGAAACATTGCATACGGCATCTCTAATTTGTCTCGGCTTGTGTCCAGAGTCTGCGATTCCTTGTCGTACAGCACTTCCGTCTTGTCCGATCGTTCCATGAAGCTTTCCACTGTAAACTTCGACATGCCGTGGGCCAGGAGCGCATCACGTTCCATTTCTCCGATACGCATGCCACCCTCGTCTGATCGTCCTTCTAGAGGCTGGTGTGTCATGGCCTTGCGAGGGCCAGTTGCACGATAGTTGATCTTGTCCTCTACCATGTGCTTCATGCGCTGGTAGTAGGTCGGTCCCATGAAGACATCAACCTCCATCTGTTCTCCCGTCATTCCATTGTACAGGACCTCTGTGCCAAACGGTTCAAATCCCTGGGATGTCAGAATTGTCTTCAGCGTCTTGACTCGCTCAGTTGTCGTGCAGGGGGTTGCATCAATGAATGCGCCCTGTTTCAGCGCCAAGCGGCTATACGAGCTTTCTAACCACTGACCAATTGTCATACGGGTTGGCATGGCGTGCGGGTTGAAGATAATGTCAGGGCGAAGACCACGTGCGGTAAAGGGCATGTCCTCTTCGGGGAGGATCATGCCCACAGTGCCCTTCTGCGAGTGACGGCTTCCCATCTTGTCGCCCAGCACGGGATACCGCTCTTCGGATATACGGATCTTGATGCCCCGCAGTCCTTCGGGTGTCGAGAAGCGATAGACTGCATCTACACGTCCACGCTGATCCCGCTTCGGGGTCATGGAGATATCGTGATAGCCTTTCACATGTCCTGTCATGTCGACGACGGGGCTTACCATTCCAACTAACACAGTCGTTCCGGTCACAACCGTGCCAACCTTGACAAGTCCATCCCCATCAAGCTGGTCGTAGTCCATGCCCTCCTTTCGCTTCACAGTCTCACGATATGCCGCACTCGTCAGAGGGTTTACGATATCCGTATGCAGCTGGGTCGCAGGATCGATCATTTCCTCCGTGATCTTGTAGCTGTGGAAGTACACGGTTTGAAACATGCCTCGCTTCATGGAGGATCCGTTCATCATGACCGAGTCTTCCTGGTTGTAGCCTCCGTATGTTGTGATGGCTACCATTGCATTCTCTCCGTATGGCATACAGCCACCAGGCCCCATCATCTCACGGTACATCCACGTGTGTGCTAACGGCTTTTGGGGCGTAACACACATCAGCGAAATCGTATCGAACCGTTTCGTGTAGTTGGTGTGGTACCACGAGGCTGTCTGTTTCGTCTGTGCAATTGCAAATGCGTTACGAGTGCCCGGGTTGTGATCGGAGAATGGAGTCAGGTTCGTCAGCGCAGACAGGTTGAATGACATGTGTATCTCCGAACGAAGGGTCGGGTGAAACGGTGTTAACGACAGTCGAGAACAATCGGATTCGAGAGCATCGATGTAGTCAAGGTTCTTTGCAATATCTGTCCACGTCTTGGTTGCTCGCATTCCGTCGATGGTTGTACCTTCACGATAGACGGGCCGGATAGGGCGGCCAGAATCGCAGGAGATACGCAGCATGTTGTTGACGCCGCTCCAACCAATTGAAACGGAACGATCCAACACGCCAGACCGCCGAGCATCAACGAGCATGGCAACCAATGTACGAGCATTCCCTGTGCATGCACCCACCAGATCTGAATTGAGAAAAACAGGCGTCCAGCGGGGATCCCATGAGGTCGGATGGATGTCGGCCAGCGGTCGAATCAGCTTGGACACGGTCAGAAGTTCACGAACCTTGCTGGATGGAAACGCAGTTGAGATCTGTGCCATTACAGTCAGGGATTTGATGTACCCAATGTTGCGCCCGTCGGGGGAGTCCACGGGGCACATCAGACCTATCTGCGATCCGTGATACCGACGGGGTTCCGGCTTGTTCGATGTGCGGTCCATCGCCAGATTCGTACGACGAAGATGGGATATGACACCCACATATGACGTACGACTCAGCTCCTGCGCAATGCCATCCCGTCCTCCCCACGCACCCTTGAACGACTTCAGGAATTCATTCATCATGCGATACGGACGCCAATAGAACCCAAGTGTTTCGGGTTGGAACACGTTCACCAAGTTTGCCCCTGCATATGACTGGCGCTCGAACTGGTTGACCTTCTTGTCGAGTTCCAGTAACATGTTCTTGGACGACTCACGGAAGATACGCCGAAATTCACCGAAGCACAGATCACCTGACGTTTCTAACCGTTTGAATTGGAAGTGATCACGGTCAGATGGGGGTTTGATTTCGAGGATCACATCCATTGCGCTTCGTAACATCAGTCCCAAGTGATACGCCTTGCGGCGGAAGAGCCCTCCAGTGTCGCCCGATCCTTCGACGTGAGGGAACATCATCTCGTGAAGAATGCGAACAACTTCTACACGGCTGCGAGAATGTGTCTGCTTCTTCAGAACATTCATGTCAGTGTCATTGGTACGCTGGAGGAAGGCGTCGTGGCTCATGATCAACGTGGCAATCAGATCGTCGTACACATTACGCTGCGATTCAACTACATCAAACAGTGTCGTCTCGTAGATATCACGGTCTGAAGCACACCCCAGTGCCCGAAATACACTGATAAGCGGCACGGGCTGTCCAAACCCCGGCAATGTGATGGACGGCACACGGTTGTGCTGTCCGAAATTCGGGGGGCCACCGCCTGTTTTGGGATTTTCATCATAGGGATTCTTGTCGGGGATCACCAAGAAATGAGAATACGGTCCACGACTCGCATCCTCGGATACAGAGCGAATGCCCGTATAGTATTCCTTCGAGGACTCAAATTTGGCACCACCTGCAAAGTCGATCGCACCTGCCTTTTCACGGAGAGTGCCAAGCTGTTCCGACGGCGGCGGCTGGGCCCTCTTTCCAGAATACATCATGTTGTTGCCGAGCTTCTCTTGGGTCAGAAGCACCTTCTCGGCCCCGTCGATAATAAAGTACCCTCCCAGTTCGAATTTACATTCGCCCACTTCGAACCCATCCACACCGGTCAGGTAACACAAACGACTGCGCAACATCAGAGGGATCTTGCCGATCAGCACGTCCTTGAACTCACGTACAACCGTCGGATGCCCGGGCATGACATACTCAATCTCGAAATCCGCTGTCAGGCTAACTGAATAGGTCATGTCATCAAGGCGACATCCGTGAGGGAGGATTGCGTTTCCCAATTCGTCCGTCGGGCTTGTCCATTTCATTCTGCTTGCATCACGGCCACCGATGAAGACACGAATGTATCGCCCTTCGGGAAGTTCGAGTTCATGCGGATTCGATGCCTTCATGAATAACGGGATGCGTGTCTCTAGCATGGCGTTATAGGAGTCTACATGGTGCTGGACCATCGGGAACGAAGTGTCTCGAAAGAGACTTCGCAGAACGTGCTGAGGGACGTCCATTGTCCTTTCACAAGCATTTTCTCGTCTTACTTGAAACTCATGTATGTGGAGTGAAACCCAACGCCCTCTCGTACTCGAGGAAGTGGTTGGACACACGGAAGTAAAAAGTCGGTTGCGGTCGTATCTAACAACAAAACCACATTCAAGTGTGATTCTGCTTCACGGGCCACCGGGTATCGGCAAGACCACAATGGCCCTTGCATCGATACGGAGTTCGGGGATGGAGCCGTTGGAGATCAATGCAACTCAAACAATGCGGAGTCATGAGGATGTATCTCGCCTCGTGTCTAGCTATCGCAACAACAGGAGCATCTCCTCCTTGTTGCGGGGCGATACAAAGACATCCTGTTTGCTGCTGGATGAGATTGACGGGTCGGATTCTCATGCACAGCGCAAATTAGTTGAGTGGATTTCGTCGACTGATCGCACGTTGCCGATTCTACTGACATGCAACGAGGTGCCTCGAATTTTTAAGACATCGGAAAAAATTGAAGTCCTTCGTTGTTTCCCTCCCAAGCCCTCGGATTTGATTCCCCTCTTTCCAGGCCGAGACATTGCCACATTGGCAAAGACCTGTCAACACGATGTTCGGCGCATGTTCCAGCAGCTCCAGTATGGGGAATCAGACGTGCTGCCTGCACCTGCACCCCTAACCAAATTTAGTCACGAGCTGAACGAGATCCTTAGACAGAAGGTGTGGGTCCAAGAGGATCCACTGCTCGCTGCACTCGCACGTCATCTCGGCACACGGGGCACCGTGAACTCGTCCCAAGCCACTGCGTGATGCATGCTCGGTGGAAAACATGGCTGCAGTTCCGAAGGCGTGTACCGACGGAGACTGTGTCCTGACACACTGCGCAGTTTGCATCGACAACGTCTACATTGTGCTCGAATGCCACAAGAAGCTGAGTGTTCGTCGGGACGACGGGTACATCGTCAAAGTTTCCGCTAGGCACCTGCCACTCGGTTCCACCCAATGGAATGTTTACAACAAACCGCTGGGGCTCAATGGGCTCGAGGATGGCTCGCATAAGCATGAGAACATCGTGTGTCATACGGGCCCGGTTTCCGATGACACGTCCACGCATGGGCTCTGGGAGTGCGACAGCTAGACGAAAAAAGATCGTGTCGGCTTCGAGTAGGTCTCGAACGACGGAGATGACGGCAAGCGAAGTGGTTGCCATTGGGTTGCTATACCTGTTTGCTCGAAAGCTACTTTCCCAAACAGTAGAAGATGTAGTCTGGCTCATACGGATACGGGTCTTCGATTGCCTTCAGGTACTCGGCATGGTTGAGGTACTGTGAAGGCGTTCCCATCCGGATCACATGAACCCGTCTCCAGGCTTCAAAGACAGCGTCGAACACAAGTGATGACGTCATTAGGTAGCAATACTCAAGGTGAAGCTTGCGCTGCTCAACAACAGAGTCGAGCTCTCCCTCGTTAGTGACTTCGATCTCAGGTCTTGGTGTCATTTCGGCTGCCATTCATATTGTTTACTTGGCGGTTTCCGTTTTCTTGAAGAACCCGTGAATGGTTGGCTGCTTCGTGAAGATAACACTCTTCAAGAATACGAGGGAATCAACCTGTGCCTCCTTGAGTTTCAGCACTGCACGTGTTGCTTCCTCGTCGAGATCGTCCATGCTCAGATCCGGTTGTTTCTGACGGATCGCCTCTCGGTTTCTGACATACAGGTTTGCATACGACGGAGATGGCTCATGATATCCATCGAGCTGCTCCACACAGAGAGCGAATAACTGGAGAAGCGGACTCTGAACTTGGTTTGTGATGTAGAACTTGATATCCGGTGCAAGGGAATGCAGTCGAACATAATCCACGTGCTCGATGCGATCGCCCTGCTTTGCATTGTTGCTTCGCTCCTTGACGAAGATATACCGGACACGATCTCCAACCTGTGGGGCAGTTCCGGGATCTCGGGCAATCATGCGGTCTGCTAGCATCCGGTGGGGCATTTCAACCTTATAGTTATCGCTCAGCGCCTTGGTCATGATATACTTGTCAAGTGGAATCTTGTTGTCCACCATATCCTTGAGCATCTTGTTTACGAACTCTCGGGCACCACTAACGGTTCCGCCTCCCAGCAGGATATCAAGTGCTCCACCGTACACATCCTTTACAATCGGTGCACTGTCTCGACGCTTCAGTGCAATTCCCATCGACATGCGCTTTGCCCTTGCGGGGTTCGGGTCCTCCTCGTACTTCATACCGACGTAGCGCTTGCGACAGAACAGAATGAATGGATAGAAGGTCTTCTCGTATGCGATCTTGTACGGCCGGCGACACTGCTCCGTGATTCGCTTTCCCGCCTTGATACCCAGATCGATGGAGGTTGCAAGGTCTTTGGTGGGGAACTTGATGAAGATAGAGTCTGTGTCTCCGTAGATAACCTCTCCGTTGAACTCGGACTCCACGATGTGTTTTGCGAGGAACAAGGCCTTTCGTCCAGCGGCGGTGGTGCAGGCGGCAACGCACATCTTTCGGATGGGAGACGTACGACTACCAGTCTGCCCATACACGCTGTTGGCGACGACCTTGTAAGCAAGCTGAAGACCATTATAGACAGAGCGAGCAGCATCATCATATTTAGGATCTTCCATCATTTGTTTGTATTCCTTTCGTTTTGCCAGCAGAATCTCGAGGGTCTTGGGCAGAACGCCCGTGAGCATCTCATTGTCCTTCTGAGGTTGGACGTAGGTGCAGACCGTCTTGCCACCCGTCTCCTTGTTGTCATACTCGACCTCATCCAGTACGTACCCGGCTGCCTTCAGCTTCTGCATGGCCAGATACGTCATACCTTCGCACTTGTCGTCGACCTGCTTATCGTCGACATCGAAGACACGCAGGCTCACCAGCGTATCCGGTGAGATATTGTACGCAATCATGTTGGTCGGGTACAGCGAATTGAAATCCAGAACAGAGACCGGCTGGTCGAGGTACATTCCGATCTTCGGGCTAATCACCACCGCACCCTCGTAGCCAGCCTCGTCGGTATTGAAGCGCTTCGTCTCAATAATCTGGTTCCGCTGAGCTGCATAATACACGACAGCCGAGAAGATCTTGATCCCCTGTCCACGGATCAGCACGAACTGCATGGGGACCTTGCATACATCCGCCATACCACGTGCATTGATGATCGTATCCAGCTTACCCATCAATGTCAGGACCAGATCACAGTCCTGAATACAGTAGCGAGCAATACGTGCTCGACCTGCCGAGCCGCCCTCACGGTGGAGACGAAACAACTCGTGCGGTTCTACGTCGTCCTTGGAAAGAGTCCACTCCAGATGCGCTCGATCCTTGCCGGAGAGTTCAGTAAACAGGGAGTCTCCGCCACTGATGGTGAAGGTGCTGCTGCTAACCGCTGCAATACAGAACTTTTCCCCGTCTCGATAGGGGTCTGTTGTGTTTCCGACCAAATCAAAGCGCACGTAATTACCAACCCGTAGCCCACGAGTACTCTTTGTTGCAACGACATTGTCTTTATAGGACAGAACCTTGTCTCGGAGAAATACGCTTGCCACATTGTCTAGCTTGAACGAGTCCAGTGAGTGCTCACGCCGCATGTTCAACAGGAGGTCAATGCAGAGGCGGCCCCGCATAGCAATCATGCGGAGATCGTACTTGCCCGACGCCAGCTCGAACCGCTTCGTGTCCGAGAACTTGGTCGAGTACTCTCCGCTCTGACTACGGGCCTTTGCCGGCGGCGCACGAGAGAAGTTGACGTCATCTACGATGCCCAATTTCCTACACCGGTCCTCGATATAAGCGTCATCAAAACCGAATGTATTGTAGCCAGCCATAATGTCCGGGTTCTCTCGGCGCACATTCGCTACAAACTTCAAGAGCATGTCCGCTTCTGTCTTGCACTCGATGAACTCGGTATCGGGTTCAGTAGACGGATCGCAGCTGCCCAATACAAAGACCTTCTTGGACATTGGCGTCATCAAATCGTCGGACCAACGGTAGGACACTCCGATTTGGACGATCGGATCCTTGGCTGCCATGGGGAAGTTGTTGCCCTGAAGAGGACACATCTCCAAATCATAACAGGCCACCTTCATGGAAATATTCCCGGTTGCAGGCTTGACGCTCACCCAGTCGCATGTGTAGAAGACATCCACATTGTACAATGGCTCCTCTGAGTCCGGATCGACCGGGACGTCAGATTCGTCGCCCACAAACTGAATGGGTGAACCAGGTCCGAGATGCCGATCATGCAACAGTCGAATGAATGGAGGAAGGTTAGATTCGTAGAATGCATGCTTCTTCCCTGTAGTCAGATCACGGATCTTCGTATGAAACTCGGACAGTGTTCTGCATGTCACCTTCCACACCTCCTTCGTCTTCAGGCAGTCGAATCCGGCCATCGCATCATACTTGGAGACCTTCGTTGCAGAACCGGGGTCTGGACCCGAAACGTAGAAATACGGCTTGAACCCAGTGATTCGCACGCATGCGACAGACTTGTCACGCAGGCGTCCAAAGACATCGACGACGTATTGCCCCCTGTTGTCATGTTCGTGCCAATCGGATGGCTGCATTTTGCTTTCCGTCCGTCCTATATAGTTGCTGTCCGTTTTCCATGAAACTTTCTGGGTTTGATGATAAGAGTATGTCATCGAACACAGTTGACTGGTTTTTTGCCAATACACGTGGGAGCGTGGACCAGTCCCACGTAATGGAACACAACTTTGCCAATGAGTCTGCGATGGGCCGACAGACGTCGTTCTTCGGAGGCGGTGACTGCACCGGTGCGTTGAGCCCCGCTGCTGCCATGTCTGACCAGCCGGGCATGATTGCTCGTGGCGGGTACGGTCTGGGTGACGGATGCACCATTGATACAAATACCGATCTCCGTTGGGGTGATGCAGAAGGACTGCGTGTCAAGGGCCCGAAGCAGCTGTGGATTCGCCCCTTCCCGACCACGCCGAATCTGGGACGTGGCCGCCAGTCGGACACGGTAGGGGACGAGTCAAGCTTGATCCACGCCCAGCTCCAGCGAGCGAAGAAGGAGGCGTCGACCATCATGGACAAGACCATTCCGAACTACTACCAACCGCTCATACCCACCAAGCAGTCGGAGCACTCGAATCCCAGTAACTGGATCCAATCATGGACCTGGGGCGGTGATTCCTCACGCTTAGTTAAGAAAACTCGAGTCGGTGAGTCTACATAATGCGAGTCCTCTTCTTTGCTAATCGAATGCCTGATTTATGTGGAGCGTTTCTCCACGACATTGATCTAGCCACTGAACTTCAGAAGCGTGGGCATACGACCATGTTTCTGACGATTGAAAAACCAAAGGAAGGCGTTAACGGCGGAATATGGGAGGGCTTTAGGTTCATGCATTTTTCCGCAGGTTCGTCGTTCCTGGATACAAGTGATCTGTGGATATGCCCGCACTCGCCCTGTCTACCCTATGTACGGAGAGTCAACTCTCGTGGATACAATCGTCCAATTGCCGTCACTGCGCATTTCGATGGACGGTACAATGTCCTCACGGATCTGGTCTCAACGAGGTGGGTTGAAATGTTCCTTTTCATCAATCATACGATGGAAGGGCATTTTCACAAGCATGTGAATCCATTTCCTTCCAGCATTGTACGTACGGGCGTCGTTCGTCCGCTTATGCAGGAGAACAAGATACGTATGGACACACTGCCCGACGGGGATGCAATTACACTGGTAAATGCGAATGTGAACAAGGGGGTTCATCAGTTTATCGAACTCGCAAAGCGGATGCCCTTGCGGAAGTTTCTCGGTGTCCGTCCCTACTACGGGGAGCTTTGGTTGCCCCCGGCTCCGTCGAACATTGAATGGATTCCGTTTGACAATGATATTCGCAACATTCTGAGCCGCACACGCATCCTCCTGTTCCCCTCCTACTATGAGAGCTTTGGTCGGATTGCTGTTGAAGCAATGTATAACGGTATTCCTGTCATCTATTCTACGCCCGCAACTGAAAATGTGGGCATTGTCGGTAGCACGGAGGGTGTTGAGGAATGGATCAAACCTGCCGGGATTGGCTGCCGGCGAGATGCTGCGGATGAGTGGATAGCGGCTATCGAGGCGCTCGACAACACCGATACGTATGCGGCCAAACGGACAGAGGTGATCCAACATGTCAAGTCAATGGACATTTTTTCAGAAGCGAATCGGATTGCCAATATGATGGAGGGTTTCCAAAAAGAACATCCTATTGCGGCTGAGCGGACGTCATCTCAGACTCCGGCAGTGGTTCAGGCTGAACAGGGGACACTGCCTGTACTGCGGCCCCCGCCAGCGACTGCCCGGATCGGATTTTCGAGTGGGCGGCTGAGGCTACAGCGGTGAGCTTGTCCATGAGCGCCCGACCCGTGGCACAGATCTGCTGCTGCTCGGCGGTCATACCCCGATCGATCTCACGAGGGGCGGGAATATGCCTACTGCCTGACACAACCGGTACCTGGAGTAACTCGTCAAGGGCATGGTAGATATTTTCATTATGCTTCGTAAGTGCCTCCGCTGCGACCTGCGATGTACAGCCGATAAGGGACACGATTGTTTCGACATTGGCATTCATCTTTTCTTGATTCAAGTGTAAGTACGTGAAGATGCGTTTTATCGAAGCGCTCTGCCCCCCGGCTCTGCTATACCTAATCTTCTTAGTCGTCCAGCTGGGACTCGACCTCGCATTGGGAATGTGGGTAACGGCTGCGATCAAGACAGTCCTGGGCCTGGCTGTCGTCAAGGTACTCGACACCTTCTGCGGCATTGGTCTGACGCCGGTCTCGTGGTTCATTGTCGCTACACCTTTCGTGATTACGGCCCTCGCAACGGCGGTGGCAATGGGAACCAATTTCGATGAGAATGTTTTTGTGTATTTCCAGCCCAGTGACACCAAGGAGACGTTCGTAAGCGGGTCATCGAGCATGCGGCAGCCGAATCCCCCCGGAGCAGGTGAGCCCCCTGAGCCCGGTATCACCCCCGCTACCCAGTCGTGGACAGAGGGTGCTATGGGCAACAAGTGGGGAACCGAGTACGATCCCAAATGGGCACGGGATGCATCGAACCCGAGCGGCGAGGTTCTGACAGCAAACCACAAGTCGATTCAGATCGGTTTCCTCAACACTCTCTAAAAACGAATCCGATTCCGCCGACCGAGATCAGTTCATTCAAAATGTGCATCTCTCGTATTCTCATCGCTCTTGACCGCTACCTCTCCAGCTACCGTACTGACCGTGGTGTCATCTCCCGGAAGTATCTTCTGGGTGAGTATGAGGAGTTTGACGAGTCCATGACCCACGTTCCCGAGGACTGCATCTACGTAGAGGAGTGGGTCAAGGGAAAGGAGACCCGTCGCCGAATTATCTACGAGCTTGAGGAGATCACGCCATATGTTGGCAATCCGTTCGACACGTTTCGGCTGCCGTGGACGTGGATTGGAGATGTCTCGACTGACGTGGATATCACAGATGCCGTCAGCAAGTATCTCATGCCCGGCAATGAGATCAGGCTTGATCTCCTTCTACTCTTCCTTCGCCCACATGACAAGATGGAGATTCGCTACGTCCATCCGGCGTCGGGAGACGAGTTCTTGTTTCCCAATAGTGGAGTAAGCATCGGTTCGTATGGACCTTCCTAAGAATCCATTCAAGGTTGCGGATCGATTCATAGCCATCCGTGACATCTGCCTTCCGCCGACGTGGACCTCCCAAATGCAGCGACTCAGCGACATGATTGTCATGCCGCTGATCACGCTGTGTCTTTTTTTTACGGGTAGTAGTGATATCTTCGTGTTACTGTCGACGGCGGCGACTACGTACCGAGTATGGGCTGAATGGGTCGAATATACTGAACTTCGATTTGTTATGCAGAGAATGCGCATGCGAATGGCACAGGTGAAAGGGCCGTTTATCGTGACAAACAATCCCAAGTACATGCCTTATGTGTGGGCCGATGCAGTGGTTCGTCACGCAGTGCCCGGGGAACCGGTGTAGACCGCCTCACGGCCAGCAATGCTCCAGTTCGTCCCACCGATCGGTCCGCTAAATCCAGAGACGATGCGGCTGCCAGCATCACCTCCGGCGCCCGTACCACCGCCGCCACGCATACGATGACGACGGGAACGGCGTGTCTTGCGGCTACGACGGGAACGGCGACGGCCACCACCCTGCCCCGCAGCCGCACCCGTGTTCGTCACGGATGTAGCTCCAGAGACAATCTCTCCCCTGAACTCCATACCTGCAGGCTGACCACCCTGTCCAAGCACGGCACCAGACGCACTCGCAAACATGCCACCACGGCGGGTGCGGTGACGACGGTGCTTCTTACTACGCCGGCGACCGCCGGAAGAACAACCATGTTGCTTAGCCATTTACTTCACTACACGAAAAGACTCCAATGCTGCCGGGCAGGTCGTCATAATACTCATACCCACGAACCAGCGTCCCCGCAGGCGCATCCGTGAGTGTGAACAATGCCGTCAAATCAGGCTGATGAAACAACCGCAAGGCCTCCGCAATCCACTCTTGACGCTGAGCCCATGTCGCCAATGGGTGCACGATTGTACCGTTGAGTGCCCATACATCGCACACAACAAAGACATCCTTTGATAGCCTAACTGTGCGAAAAATTGTATCGCAACACATGCGCTCGTCCATGACGATCGTCAGTTCCTCCTGATGTCCACCCTTCTCATCAATGCTGATCGCAACGGTCTCACTCGAGGGTTTTTGGGTCAACAGCAACCAACCAGGCAGGCCGTTCAGCTGCGGCGCCCGATGGCTTCCCGCCTTCGGATCGCCCTTCCTCACGAGGGGCTTCCATGGGTACAGGCGGCGCATACGTTGGTACATTCACTTCCTGGTTAAGATGAGGAGGTTCCGTGAAAGGCGGAGGGGGTGGTGGGGCTGCAACAGGCTCGGCGAAACGAACTTGGGGAACAGGCGCCATGGGCGGGTACAGCCATCGCACTACACCAAATACAGATACATGAATGAGGATCAGCATGATGAGGGAAGAGATTGCAGTCACAAGGATGTCGTACGGATCCATTTGCTTTGTTCCCGCCTTTTCTTACGATGAAATCCTACGCAACTCCTCAAAGTACTGCGTCGTTGTCGGCGTCTCCTCCTTCCATCTGCGTGGGTTCTGCGAATACTCTGTCACTGTTGCATATTCAACACTGTAGGATCGGGACACGACACCGCCGGGAAAGGGTCTCTCGTAGAGGAGTATCGACGACTCCGACTGAAAAACTTGGTAAAGTTTCGCATGAGTGTTAATTCGACCATTGCCCGTATAGAGAAATCGTGTTTCATACGTCGTTCCTGGTTGAGCCGCCCACGCAGGCGGGTCCAAGGTTATCTTAAGCTCCATTCTCGACTGTATTCTTGAAGACGAGATCCTCTAAGCGGGATGCGTCAGCGAGGATATCCGACATCTTACGGGCGGCCAGGTTCAGGTTAGCCTCGATATCCGCCCACGCCTCGAGATCGTTACTGTACACCGTGGTGCGAGTGGGGTGCTTCGGAAACTTCTCGATCAGCTCGGAGTCCGTTGCGTCGAGCATCCGCATGTACACCCGCAGCTGGATGATATCGTAGGCCGGAACCTCGGGAAAGAACCTCGTCCGATCCTTCGAGTCTACCACACGCTTCTGATCGGCAACATATCCATCCGTGCGTCCAACCAGCGTGAAGAACTCCGTCTCCATCCGTAGCATACGAGTGTTACGCTCCGTCAGAACCACCTTGCGATCCGCCTCATACGTGTTCAGAATCTTGTCCTCATTGTTGAGGCCACGCTTCTTCGACACCTCTCCACGTGCATCTGCCAGCAGCTGTGTGGCCATTTCAGATGACATGTTCGGCGTGCTGTCAATAACCTTCTGACATGCAGCCTCCACCTTGTTCAACGTTTGTTCGACAGTTGGAATTGCAGCAACAGTGTCGGCTGCCATCTTCTTGGTAACCGCCGCCTTCTCCACCTCGGAGCGAGCTGCATCCTTCTCCTCATGTGACACCTCAATGCCGGCGGCAACCTTTAGGTCGAGGGCATGGCTCTTGGCCTCGGCGTCCCAGAGAACCTGTGTCGCAAGAACCTCATTTGCAACCGCATCATCTGCGGTCTTACAATCATCCAGTGCCGCAAACACGCTCTTCTGAATGTCTCGGTCCTTCAGGAACGCACCCTTGAAATTCTTGGACGGCTTGCGGTTGTGGGCATGCTCAATTGCCTCAATGATCTCGGCGGCCTTCTTGTCCTTCTTGAATACCTCGTACATGGTCTGGTCGATGGTCTGGAACGGGAACTTCTTGCCGATGACGCCAGCGACTTGGGTTGCGGAGAAGCAAGGACGGAACATTTTTGAATGGACTCTGTGTATACTCGCACGCTTCCGTTTTCAGGCGAAGCTCCGCTGCATCTTTACGATGGCGTCGATCCAGCCCGGCATTCCATTGAGAACGTTTGAAACCTGGAGCGTCGGTGTACAGGGTGTGCTGTCGAGCTGTCCCTCACAGAGGAGTGTGGTGGCGGCGATCAGCAGCGATCGCTTTCCCTTATCGCTCGGAGACCAGCGCAGGGAATGAATGCGATACAATACGTCAATGTATTCACGTGTTGCGGGCGGCGCATTCTTGCGGAGCGCCTCCCAGAAGATCCAGACGGGATGCGTGCTATCGCCTCCCGACACAAATTCATCGGTTCGAGGAGCGAATAGCAGGTTTGTCTTTGTCTGCTTCTTATGCTCTCGGCAAAAGGTGAAGACCCATGACATCCAATACATTGCCCGGGTCAGGTCTCGTACATCTGATCGAATACAGTAACAGAACTCGTTCATCGGCACTGCCACGGGCATGGGGTCAGTTGGCTTCAGCACCTGCATTCCATACAGACGAGAGGGTGATTTCAGACTCTCTTGAATTGTCACGGGATCAAAGTCGTGCGCAGGCTTCAGAGTGGGAAGTGTTGTCAGTTTGTTCTTGCGACACAATGCCAGGGTAGCGGCTACTTCGCAGACCATCTTGCGGACATCCGGGTGATTACGAATACGTGTCATGTTTCGAATGTCGTAGCTGTTCTCAATAGGGGCATATGCCTCGTACGATTTGGCTAGATACAGAAACACATTGGGCTGGGCTCGGTTGATATGAAGGGCCGCAGCTTCAAACAGTGAATCCCATAGACTATGCACAAGACCAGAGCAGAGCAATTCAAGCGTCCAATAACATGCATAATCTGCATGTCCCAGCTGGATCGTCTGAATCAACACTTTCCGCACGTGCGCACGTGGATGGCCACAGAAGGTTGTTTTTTGGAAGTCTGTTACGGGGCGTGGATCTACGACCTCCATTACCAGATCTAGTCCTTTTTTGCCGGTGTTACTGACGCAGTCGTGTGAACGAGTTAAAGAACTCCGCCGTTTCTGGTGTAGCCGGTGCCCGAGCAGGAGCTCCCTGCGAGGTAGTTGTCGGCATCTTGACCCCACCCATCGCCTTGCTCCCCACTGCAAAGATCGCAAACAACAGTGCAAGGACAATTGCAATGTTCAGACCCATCGATAGCCACTTACCATAGTCTACGGCCTGTTCACGCTTACGTTTGTTCAGGTTGATCTGATTACGAATATCATTCACCTGCTTGTCGAACGTACCGACCGAATACTCCATGTCATCCTTTATGGTGAAGAGGTTGTCCTTGACGCTATTGATAAGGTCAAGTGTACTCTGCTGCTGTGACGCCTGGTTGCTCAGAAACTGGTACTCGGAAAGGAAGTGGTCGGTTGTCTTTCTCGCATCTGCCGTCGCAACCTTGTCGAGTTGATACGAGACACTATCCGGATCACCCGTGAGTGCCATGTACTCAGCCTTGGCCGAAGCCGTTGCGTCGCCAGGTGCCGCATTCTGAAGTTTCAGAGCGGCTGCAGCAACCTGTTTATCGTGGTTGACGGCGGCAAGTGCTGTCACCAACTCCGCCCCAAACCGGTCGGCTTCGGCTCTGTAGCGCATACCAGCATCCGAACTGGCATTCAAATCAGCAATTTTGAAAAGACTGTCATCTCCAAGCGGTCGCATCACGGCGGTTTGGGGAACGAGATGAATCGTTACATCGGGATCACTCTTGTTGACACATCGTTGGGCTCCCTCAATCATTCGGAGCTCAAAGCCATCGGGGCAAGACATGACACATGAGAGCGGTGCCGCCCCATGTGTTGTCTCGGCCGGACACTTGAACTGCTGATTACCCATTATATACTGGAAAGATAGATTGCTATCGAGAACCCAACACAAAGCGTGAAGAACGCAATGCCATGCACGACAGATGCCGGTAACACCAGATATTCAAGCAATGCAATGACAACGAAAAACAGACAGATCTGAATGGTCCGCACGTCTTTTGCCAGTAGATTCTTGATGCTAAGCTTGGCGTTCATGATGTCCTCTGTCGGCTGAGTCGGAGGCCGGAACGGGCGAAGTTCGACAACTGCCTCTGCATACGCACCCGCAACGCCATTGGAGGACGCACCGGAGTCACGGGGAGTAACTGCTTGTGCACTCTTTGCCGCCGCCGCCTCCAAATCTTCCTGAACCTTCTTCGTGACCTTGATGAAGTCCGCCAAGAACCGTGCCTGCTCGTCAGAGAAGGCGGTTGCCGACGAACCCGTTGGGACTCGCTGCAGTTTCACATAGTACTTGTTGTTCGAAGCGGATACACACTTCTCATCGCCTGCGTCATTGATGTATTTATACGATGCGGGGCACACAACACGGCATGTAGATGATAGACCGACTTCAAAGCCCGCTGGACAACTCATTACTTATTCGCAACAAACGGTCTGAGGCCGCCAAAGATTGTACTAACGAAGGTGGCGTCTAATGCAGCCGCTTGACTCTGCCCGTTGCGAGCGAATGGGCGGTTGAACGTTGTAGTGTTGTTAATGTACGGCGCAACAGTCGCCGCCATCCGGACAAACCGAGTGTATTCAGACGCATCGACTCCTCGCATGTGGCGGGCAGGGGCAGAGGGCTCAAAGAACGATTGGGCGACCGGCATTTTATTACTCCTACAAGATAATGGTTGGGTGGCTTACTGCCCTTTTGGTTGCGCTGGTTGCAGTCTCTGCACTGTCTGTGCGTGAGCACGCCACTTTCGATGCGCCACCGCCGTCGGGTAAAGGAACTACCGATTCGATCTCCCCCGAATACCAGGCAATGCTTGACGCATATGCCGTGAACTATAGAACCTACGTCCGGACGAATGACACGGGAAGCAAGACGGCTGTAGATAAGCTAACCACACACATAGAAGGAACTCTGGATGATATGCGCACGCAGATCGATCAGAACCAGTTTTACATCCAGTCATTCTTAGATAAATACCAAAACATCAATCCTGAACTCGCCGATCTTCACAAGAAGGCGCAGGCTCTCAAGGAGAAGGGTCCCAAGACGGCAGATGAGCTCGTGACGTCATCGCAAGATCCGCCGATGGCTGTGGATTACGGTGCACTCACAGTTCGAATTGTTATTCTTGCGGTGATTCTGGGTGCGGCCCTTGCGATCAATGCGTTCGCGTAACGATCACGAGCAGTCCAAGAGCTGCAATTAAAAAGGCTGCTCCGTACAACTTCATCTCGGTGCCTTCTCGCACGTCCGTTATCTGGTGAATGCGACGGAGGGTCTCGAGCTTGTCTGTCGCAACTAAAAGACCGTTATAGTCACGCTGAATCTCCATAATGCGAAGAATGAGCATCTGCTGCTGCGATTCCGTCCCCGACTGTGCCGACAATGCGAGCATCTTATCAAGTGTATCACTCATGGCCCTTTTCGCTGTCATAATCGCATCTGCCTTGGTTGAGTCGTTGGTCGCAACGAGTTTATCATAGAGCGCCTTTCGCTTCTGATATTCGGATTCCAAGTCGGCCATGTTTCCCGCTGCCGTCGGGTCTGGAGTACCTCCCATTGTATTCAAGCAACATTTACATCGGGCACACAATAGCGATAATACACACACTTACCGACCGTGTCACTGTGCCGAGTGATCTCGATAATGTCGCCAGGCTTAGCACCAATGAGACGAGCTTGGATATCCTGTGAATCAATCCATGGCAGCTGATCCTCAGGCTTCACGACCCGATTCTTCTCAAGCACAACCTTTGCCTCGTCGGGTGGCAGAATCCGATGAGGAACAGACATGCGATGTGTCGTGATATCCATCTGGAGCTCACGGAGATGGAAGAAGGATACGTTCCCACCCGTGTGCTGAGCCCGGATAATGTTCGACAAGTTCTCGGACAGCTTTGAGAGTGAAACGATGACAGCGTTCTTCTCGGCAACGTATGCCAGATACGTCTTCACGTCACGCTCAAGCATCTTGTCCTTCTGACTGAAGATGATAATCGTGTCGCCCATTGTATATGCACTGACGTCCTTGAGCTCGGTTGCGAGAGGCTTCGTCTCCGTTGCCAGCTTACGACGCTCGAAGAGGATACGCAGAGTTGCAAGTGCCTTGTCCTCCATTGTGCCCTTTCTTTCATAGGGAGGTAAAGAGTTCGTTTTTTATCGCCCGAGAAGAACAATGCTTCCCATCATTGTGCTGTTAGTTGGAGTAGCTGCATTATGGGCTGCGTGGAATATGTCGGGTGCGCAGGAGAAGTTTCAACCCGAAATGCTCGACAGGTCCCAGGCCGAGCTCACGCAGGAAGTCGAGCATTCCTCGCACGAACAGCGAACGAACCACATGCCGTTCATGTCGTTTGTTGAGGCCGCAACGGGTGTTCCGACGCCGTTCCGCATAAACGCATATACAGCTGTGAGGTAGTAAATACCAATGAGCACCAAGCATAAGATCCCAAAGGCACTGCGTGAACAGGTTTGGTTGGTCAAGGTAGGTCGAGTCTTCGAGGCGAAGTGCAAAGTGTCGTGGTGCACGAACAAGATGACCGTATTTGATTACCAGTGTGGACACAACATCCCCGAAAGCAAGGGCGGTGCAACGACGCTCGATAATATCGTTCCCATCTGTTCCCGATGCAATGTCAGCATGGGATCCCAGTATTCAATCGACGAATGGAACGCCAAGTTTGCTACTCAGCATAAACCCTACTGGAAGCGTTTTTTCAATTGCTAGTACAATGATTCCCTTTTCTTACTGCATTCCCGATGAATTCATCGTGAACGCTGTTCCCGAAAAAACACAACTTCAATCGTTCATTGTTCCGGATGTACGATACTCATTTGGACCAGGAGAACAGCAGCTGTACTACAATGAATACCGGCGGTCTCGCTTTGCAGTCACACGGAAGAAAGGTGGTTGGGACTGTATGCGCCATTACGAGATTCTTGCAAATGGATGCATTCCCATTTTTGAGAACCTCGAAGCATGCCCGCACTTTACGATGACTACGTTCCCGAAAGAGCTGGTGCTCAAGGCCAATCGTGAACTACTGCCGTGGGACGATGCATATATTCCGAAGTACAATGAGATTGTCGGACAGCTACTCGAGCACTGCCGGCGATACTGCTCTGTCTCTGCACGAGCAGAGTCCTTCTTGGCACTGTTTCCGGGTGCGAAGAATGTTCTCATGATATCAGGTCCGCATTATACAAATTATCTTCGTGAAACACTGGCGATTGGGCTTCGCAGAAAACTAGGCGCCAACTTCGTGGACTACCCTAAGATCGAACCACTGTATGAGACAGCGAGTATGGTGGGACAGATTGGAAATGGGTTCAGTTACGGCGGGTTACTATCTGATATTCCAATTGATCGAAACGTTACGAGTGCGAGGATTCGGGCTCACGAGTTCGATGTAATTATCTACGGAAAGGTTGGATACGCAGAGAGAGGCCCGATGGGAAACTTAGACAGACTCAGTGTACCGGCGAATTACCGACCAAACGAGGTTGCATTCCTCTACGGAGGCGATGGACTCCAAGACACGAAAGATGCAACAAATCCCTTCACACAACACCTTGCATTGCACTGCAACCGGGGGCGCTGTTTTGTTCGTGAGTTGGATTAGCAATTACATGAAATCACAGGTAACTACAGTAATGGCCTTTTACATCAATCTCGATCGCCGCACGGATCGCCGCACGGAGATCGAGAAGGAGTTTGCAGATAGAGGACTTGTAGTCGAACGATTTCCCGCTATTGAGCATCCCAGTGGAATCGTCGGATGTGGACTCTCTCATATTGCGGTTCTCAAACTGGCACAGGAGCGTGGGTACGAATCGGTTATGATCTTCGAAGACGACTTCGTCTTTCTTGATAGTGATACCGATTGGAAGGCAAAAATTCCGCAATCGTATGATATTGTTATGTTGTCCTATCGAGAACTTGAACCGTCTACGCCTCACGACGACATCTTCAATCGTGCGCAAAAGGTGAGCACCACAAGCGGTTACATTGTTCATTCTCGGTTCTACGCTACATTGATCTCGCAATGGGAAGACGGAGATCGTCTCCTACAAGAGACGGGTATACATTGGATATATGCACTGGACCAGTATTGGAATCAGCTCAGTCCCCGCTGCGACTGGTTTGTATTTAGAAACAAAGTCGGTAAACAGCGACCGAGTTTCAGTGATCTTGCGAACTCACACGTTGACTATGGATGTTGATGGAATTGCGAGAATGGAATTATCGTGATCTGCTGCGTACCAGTCGCACGTCCACCCGATACTCTCTAGATAGGCCCACGTGTTGACTTCCCATGTGAGCTTTGGAAGGTTCGGGTACTCACGGAGCTGCATCTCGTAGAATTTACGAAGTGAAGCAGAGTCCCCGAGAAAGAAACCGCCACAGAACCGCCAGTTCACATTGTCCCACACTACAGACGGCCCCCAACAACCGGGTACATACATGCATGTATCCGGTAGCTGCATCTCATCTAGCGTTCGGAGCTTGTTCGATGCAACCGGATCACTTAACACGTGATAGATATTGAAATCAATCCATGCATAGTGGGTGGACGCATGTTTCCCCGAACCAATCGCTCGGTTCACAAGCTCGATCTTCGCATTCATCAGGATGAGAAAATTGCGTGTATCCTTCTCTGGAGTTCGTGTATCCGGTAGCCCGTGTGGGGAGATAGAATACATCTCTAATTCTTCGAGCGATATCGTCTCAACGACACCGTTCCGCACGCTGAATTTATTGAGATGTTCCGGGCTTACAAAGACATGCAACCGGATCCCGGTTGCTTCGAGCATACGAAAAAAGTCGATTCGTTCGGCATCAGACCGGCCTACCGGCCGTGGTCCGCACAGGTCCAAGAATGCCGTGACGAATGTTACCATTGCATCTAGGATCGCATACGGTCTAAACGTGTACGTGCTGCGGTTAAATCATTAGGCGTATTCTTGGCGTTACACGCAATGTGGGAGTTTGTCGATAAGGTGGTCTATATCAATCTAGACAGGCGAACAGACCGAGACGAACGCATACGGGGGGTCCTATCGCCGTTTGGTGACAAGGTCGTGCGAATGTCTGCTGTTAGAACAACCCCCGGTTACATTGGCTGCTTAAAAAGCCACATCGCCGTCCTGAACGCTGCAAAACACTATGGATGGAAGAATGTCCTTGTCATGGAGGATGATGTTGAGTGGGGGGATGTGGACGTGGCATATCCGATTGTGGAAAAACTTTCATCTTCGCCGTATGACGTCATTCACCTTGGGCCATCAAATGCTCACATCGATCCGATTACATATCGACTTACCGACGGTCAGGCAGTGTCTTCGTATCTTGTGAACGGCCCTTACGTTGATACATTGCTGGCATGTTATAAAACCGCACTTCCGAACCTCATCTCGACACATGACGAAGCCATGTATGGCACCGATCAATGTTGGAAAGTACTAATGAAGCGAGATAGATGGTTTTCTATGTTTCCGACACTAATGCACCAACGAGCCGACTACAGTGATATACGAGAGCGTTTTCAAGACCATCGTATTTATTGGAAAACACCCCTAACTGTGAATATCATGGGTGGGCTTGGAAATCAGCTCTTTCAGCTTGCGGCACTCCTTCACGTTGGGAAGCAGGCCCATCGTCGTTCGTATCTACAGACGCTTGTAAATCCATCGACACATTCGTCCGTGTCGTATTTCGATACCATCTTCAGGGCATTTCGACACCTGCTCTACGACGTGAAACCAAGCGTGCGAATAAATGAACCACGCCTTGCGTATGCAAACTGGAAGGAGCTTCTGCCTGCACTGAACACAGAAATGAGCGGTTACTTTCAAGATTGGCGTTACGTGGACCCGGAGTTCATTCCGTCGCTTTCTTTCCCATCGGGTATGCCCGAGAAGTACCCCAATGTGCGCACTAGTATTTTTCTCCACATACGTGGTGGCGACTATGTCGGAAATGCGTATCATGACATTGGGTTGGATGGTTACTATACCCGAGCCATTGCGCTGTTCCCCGATGCTCACTTTTTCGTGGTGACGAATGACGCCGACTATGCAAAGATGCGCCCGTTCCTGAAAGACATATCTTACACGTTGATAATCGAACCTGAACTGGAGACACTGTATCTCATGAGCCTATGTGCGGGAGGTATCTGTGCAAACTCATCCTTCTCGTGGTGGGGTGCATACCTGAACCCTAACCGAAAAATTGTCATGCCCGACAAGTGGTTCGCAGATCCCGCTCTGGCGACTGAGGGCTACTACTTTCCCGGTGTCATCAAATGTCAAGTGTGAGGACCTTCGGTGGCGGCGGTGGAGGCTGCGTCCCAGCCGCACGATGATGCAGCACTTCGTTCCAGAATTCACGCAGAGCGGGAAGATGGCGGGGTAGCCACGTAACGTCCTTCGGAAGAAACTCCTTCTTCACCGACAGCAGACACCAATAGATGTACTGCGGTTCACGATCTGTCACGCTCGCTTGCCATTCGGGAAGCGGCATGTCTATGGGCTTGTACTCCACAGATTGATCGTCAAAGACCGCAAAGACACTCTTGATACCCGTCGACTTGAGCCATTCAGAGGAGAAGACCTGCTTGAACCTGAATTCAGCATACTCGCATTCATCAATGCCCGTACACTCCATTTGCATCTGCATTTGGTGGACGTAGGCATCCGGAATTCCCTCCGACACGGGTCGGGAGATAGGACACTTGAACTCGATCAGTCGTCCACGACGCCGAACATCCGTGTCTAGGGGGAAGATGATACCGTCCGGAGATGCGCCCAGAAATGTGTGAACCGGGTGTTGGACACAGGATACGTCTACAATGCGACAGTTGGTCTCTGTTTCGTACATGGACTTTGCAATGGGCTCGAACCTCGTTCCCCAGATTAGGGCGGAGATTGGCGGACCGTTCGCAGGTTGCGGGGGTTCCAATTTCCGGATGATCAGCGCTCGTCTCGTTTCCCCGCCTGTAAAGACACCTGACACCTCAGAAGCTGTCACCATCTCACCCCGCTTCGCATGCCATGCAGATGTACGCTGATCGTTCATTCCGTAGATTCGAATGGTTCTACGCACACACCGATCACGCATCCAGGCGTGGCCTAGCGGGCCCTTCATTGCCTTCTCGGTCGCAGTCAATACGCATCGTCGTGCCTGGGTATAGCTAACTGCAGGGGCAAGAAGGGTCAACAACATGATCAGTGGCTTCAGGCGGTTCTTCATGTGAGTATACGGGGGGTCCTTCAGCCATTCGGATACAACAGCCTCCATTGCGTTCAAGTATGTGTCAAACCAGAAAACTCATTTTCAGTGCTGGAACACAGAATCAATATGGAGACGATTCAGAGCAAAGATCAGTGGGTGCTTCACCGCCTCGAGGGGTTCTATGCGAACCCCGAGAACTTCCGCCGCATTGAGGAGATCCTCACGGGTAAGTCGAGGTTAAGCCTGCGGCTGCTGGATTGGTTTGTGACCAACTATTCAAAGAAGTATAATGTATCGTTCATGGCTAAGTCGAACCATCACGTCATTGTGTACTTGGTCTACAAGTCCCACCTCAAGGCGTACAACAAAAAGATGTTTGACCCGTTCTGCAGGTGGAAGCGAATTCAGTTCCGCGGGCTGGATACCACAGTGGGGCAGCTGAACTTCTTTGAGTGGGCCATTCAGGATGAGGTGCTCGACTACCTGGATGCACACTATGACGAGGTTCACGGAGATATGGAGGAGTGTTCGCAGGTGATTCAACCGAAGGACGGTGAGCGCCGCAAGCGTCACGAGCTAAGCCGATCAGCAACCAAGTCCGTGCGGGTTCACGATGTACCCGTTAAAATTACGTTTGATTGAGTCTGCATAGAGAACAATGTTCTCAGTCATTGACCGGTCTGTCATCTACCCGATCGATACAGACATCACAGAACATGACATCAATATTGTATCTGATCTGTGGACGATGGAGGGACGTCAGGTTTATCGGGGGGCACGAGACCCGAACTATACCCATGCAAATGTGTATTGGCTTTACGATCCCGATGACCTCGACCGTGTGGGCGTGTCCGAACACAGACTGGAGAATCCAATTGACGTATCGCTCCTGTGGCACCGAAAGACTCCATTTGGTACCCTCCTTCAAGAGGACAACTGGACGGAGGGTGATACAATATGGGGAGAGTTGAGTGCCAATGCATACGAGCAGTTTCTGGCCGAAGGGTGGACAACACCCACGTCCTTCTTAGAACGCTGCATGCGGAGCACTCTGCGTGTCGTCACGCCTGAAATGCTAATGAACCCAGTGTCCGTCCATTCATGTGAAAAATGTAAGCGCATCTCATTAACCCCGTTTGCGTGTAGCACTGCATCCCCCATGTCCTTCCCCTCAAAGGAAAAGGTGTTTTTTATTGATGATCGAATGGTTGTTTACACCCCCCCGAAGGGTTCCTCTGTTTGGTCCTTACTTGGCTTTACGACACTGCCTGAGCCTTCCGAGCCTTCTTCGGAGCACTCGGTGCCACTGCAGGCTGTGGCGCAGCCGGAGGCGTCTGAGCACGAGGCTTCACCTCCTCATTCGTCTCCTCCTCCTCTGGAAACGAATCAGCCAGAGGCAGGTTCATCGCAGCAGGCTTATCCTCCGGATCATCCTCCGGCTCCTTGATGTCGGCAAACGCCGCCTTTGCACCAACACGGGACGGCGGGAACACCTTGGCGAGAACGACACGCCACGTGACACCGAAGCCCGTGCCCGTGACGTACACACTCGGAGCCAGAACCATGCGACCCTCCATGCGCTTGGCGAACACCTGCTCGAGGTTGTCCTCCGTGAGGGCAATCGCATTGCCCTTCTCATCAACCGCATCCATCCCGACCTGGCCGTCCCAGATCGAGACCTTCATGCGGAGAGACGGCGGATACTTGCCATTCGGAACCCACTCGCCATTGACCTTCTCAACGCTAGGCGTCAGGATAGGCTTCATGGTCTCACGGAGAACAGCCTCGGACTTGGCCTTGCCAAACCACTTGCCAGAGTTCACCATTGAGTGCTGAATGAGCTTCTCCTGGAAGTCCAGACAGAAGTTGTAGAAGGCACCGACATCTGAACCGTCAGCGCTACGATCCTTTGCATAGGAATCGCAGCCCTTGAGCGAGGCCAGTAGACTGTAGCTCTTCTTGCCCTGCTCATCCTCACGAATGAGAATGCCAGTGGGGTAGTAGATGCGAGGAATGCGGACCTGAAGTGCCTGACCATTGTACTTGATCGGAACGGTCTTGCCACCAGCCTTATTCGGGCGGATGTCGCCGATGCTGACGCGGGAGATGTCCAGGTTCTCAGAAGGGATGATTGCAGTGGTGGCCATTTTGAATGTTGTGGTATCTACTGACCTACTGGCGAGTGGATTCGTTTTCCGTGCACGTTTCTAGTTTCCGAGATAAGTAATGGCACAGTGTGCATCCGTAAAGAACAAATCGTCCACCGACAGGTGCATGTACGGAGCACTTCTTGGGTATACTGTGTGCGGTCGCCATGCAAAATGCAAGACGATCCGTTTGTGGGCCGATGTAAACCGGGACAAGATCCTTCGCTTCACGAAAGTTCAGGCATTGTATCGTGGTTGGTGCGTCCGTAGGGTCTTAGCATGGGCCGGACCCGGTGTATTGAAACGATCTGCATGTGTGAACGACGAGGACCTCGTGACATGCGAAACAAAGGATCGACAGCATCCCATGGCATATTTTGGATTCGAAGAGGCTGGGAAAGTGTGGTGGTTCGATTTTAGCACGGCGTGGGAATGGAGTACTCGATCGGTCACACCACTGAACCCGTACACGAACATTCCTATCCAACATTCAGCTCTTGCTCGGTTACGAAAACTGCACCTCTATCGTCGTCGTAAGCGCCTGCCTGTACCGGCGCCATCGAGAGATCTACCTGAGAATGTTCAACGCAGATGGACGGTGGTCGCTCAGATCTTTCGCAGTTACGGATTTGAGGATACACATCCCCAGCAGTTCGCCAATTTGAACCACAACAACATCACTGCAATGTTCGGGTTTCTGATTGATGATATCAAGGCCATGCCGGTTCCCAATCGCCGGCTACTGGCACTGTGTTCAAAAGGCGTACTTGCTGCACACACGTCGAATCTGAGCTATCTTATCAATTCCCTTAATCTGTTGACCATTGCATTGACCGATTCGCAGTCGTACGACTTTGTGTTTCTGCTCTTGTCAGCGTTGTACCGTTGCTAAAATGGATTTATACACCCTACGTGCCAAGGGTGACTGCCACCATGAACATCTTCTTCCTATCCCTCGACCCCACCGAAGCGGCTCGCCTTCACTGCGACAAACACGTCGTGAAGATGATCCTCGAAACTGCACAGCTATTGTATACTGCTCACTGGGTCTACGAGTCACCGGTTCCCGATGGGGCCTACCGCAAGACGCACCCGAATCATCCGTGTGCACGATGGGTTCGTGAATCGCTGGTCAACTACACCTGGCTGTGTCGACTCGGAATGGCACTCTGTGAGGAGTATTCGTTTCGCTACGGCAAGATCCACAAGACTCAAGCACATCTGGAATGGTTAACCGCTCACACGCCCGTCAGCCTGGTCGACGTTGGCTGGACACTGCCTCGACTCGCCATGCCCGATGAATTCAAGGACAATGATCCCGTGATTGCATATCGCAAATACTACATCGGCGCCAAGTTGCGTTTGTTGGCCTACACAAAACGTCTTATGCCCGACTTTCTGGCACAAGTGGTTTACATGACCGCCGGAGGTAAGAGTATATCAGTGCGTTAGAAATGTCCTCTTCTTCTGCCTCCGTTAAGGCAAACAAGATGCCCGCTAAGAAGTCCGATGTCAAGTCCGTCGCCGCCACCCCCGCCCCCGTCGCCGCCGCTGCGCCGGCCGCCCCTGTCAAGGCCGTCAAGGCCAAGGTCGTCAAGGCTGAGAAGCCCGCCGCCCCCTCCAAGACCGTCCTGACCGTGCCGACGGTTGAGGCACCGGTTGTCGCCGCCGAGGCCGCTGAGAGCTCGGATGTGATCCTTGCCAGCCTGGCTGAGAAGCTCAAGGCGCTCAGCACGGAGCTGACGACCCGTGTCCGTGAGGCGACCAAGAGCGTGGCCGATGCGATCAAGGCGACCAAGCGTGAGGCTCGTGAGATCAAGAAGAAGAAGAAGAAGAACCCGGCGGACATGACGCCTGAGGAGCGCAAGACGTGGGAGGCTCGCCGTGCCAACAATGCTTTTCTTGTTCAGCGCCCGCTGACGGATGAGCTGTGCCACTTCATGGGCCTCAAGTCGGGCGAGAAGCGTTCGCAGACGGAGGTGACCAAGTTCATCTCGACGTACGTCAAGGAGCACTCGTGCTTCGACCCGACGTTCAAGCGCCGCATCCTGCCGAACTCGGCGCTGGCCAAGCTTCTCCGTGTGTCGGACAAGGATGAGGTGACGTACCTGAACCTCCAGTCGTTCCTGAAGGTGCACTTCATCAAGACGGCACCCAAGGCGTAAATATCTATATAAGATAAATGCCTAGCAAACAGTTCAAGGAAGACAGTGCGATACTCCGCGCACATCGTAAAACATGGGAGCCCGAAACGAAAGCAGAGGGCGAGGCTTTTTTGGCAAAGTACACTCCCACAGAAATTGCAGCCGCCTTGCACCGTGTAGAGCACCACGATGAGAAACGAGGACCCAAGAAGGGATCCAAGAAGGCACCCAAAAAAGGCGGCAGGAAAACTCGTCGCCGCCGCCGCCGTTCTACACTGAGGTCGTAATCAGTTCATGCGGCATCTCCATGTACAAGACCGTGCTGAAAAAGGGCGACAACCGCTCATCCAGCACCAGTGCCCGTTGCTTGTCGTTCTCGACCAGTGTCTTGGTTAACCGACGCAGTACCTGTGTCCGGTCGACTGAAGAGTCAACCTTGATTTTGCATTTACCCGCCTTCCACCCACACAAGGATGACGTATTACACGCATCCTTTTGTTGGAACTGTCCACACGGTGTTCGCACCTTATTCACGAATGCTCTTGGACCCTGTGTGGCGTCCCAGTGGGCCTCCTTCTTGAGCCACGTATCGAGCTGCTTGTACAGATTGGCTCCCCGTGTCGCAACCCCTTCACGAAGGGCTGCGTACTCGGATGTCTGGATGTCCTTTGACAGGGAGAACATCAGAAAGTCGAACACCTCAGATTGATACGAGATGGAATCGGCTTCTAGCATGTCGTCCGCATTTGGGATGCCTTCTGTCAGTTGGGTCTCAGGACGTCTTGCCATTGTCGCCAGGACCTCCTTCGCATCACCCGGACTCGCCTCTTCGGGTTGGAATGGCGCACGGAACTCAGATGCCAAGAGTGATTCGACGGGATGACCCTCGAAATCCTTAAGGTCTTCCACCCATTTGAATCCGGGATGGGATGTACCGTCCAGGAAGGTGCGCAACGCCGTTCGAGTCGGCAGCTCGTCTGTTTTGATATCCGCATATCCCGTGCGCACATGAACTCCGGGTAGATCTTCGTAACTCGATGGCTGGACTGGAAGGACGACGATCTTAGGTACGAACACCGCCTGAACCCGTTCAAACGGATCGAGAATAACCTGAAAGTCGTGCCCTTTTCCACGCAGTTCGTTCATTGCATCTGAGAAACGGGGGCGGTCAGATGCACATGCTCGAGAGTGCAGTGTCGTTATCAAGGAAAGCATTGCTTTCGGAAACAGAGGATCACGGATATTTGCAGTGTATGTGTACTTTGCGAAACCCTTCAGTTTTTCCGTGGACCGAGCTACGTGAGCTAACACATCCTGATCAATCAGGACAATCGTGCGTTCATGTGGACTGAGCCTCTCTGCCCAGAAACCACATGCAATCGTGTTTGTCGCCGTGTCGACTCGAATCACCTTGCATCCAAGTACAGACGTGACGTACTCGACCTCATCGAGCAGGCTGAGCCGCCCCTCCTTGTAGGCAGTGTTGATGCCTGATACAATGCGGTCTAGCTGATTGTCGCCTTCGCCCAGATCAGTCCATGTGCGTGTAAAAGAACAGAGCAGCACGTTCTTCCGAGCATCCTTCGGTTCGGGGACATGTTTTCCTTGTCCAAGAAAAGTCACGAGCGTCTTGGATGGACGGCCTAACCCTACCCGGAAGAAATCAGCACGTCCGGCATCGAGTCGGCTCTTCTTGATGTTCGTCGCATATTTGATGGGAATCTTGAGCGCAGCGGCCAGAGTCTCAGAGATGAACCCCATGCGCATAGCCGGTGTCTTTGATGAACTCAGCACATAGGAGTCATCTGTCTTCTCGCTCGGGGGCACAAGCTGGAACGCCTTTTCCTCCTTGTAGCAACAGGGAATCTGCTTCTCCTTGAGGCTCGGAATGTACTTGGGAAACGACGATGTTTGGTCTCGCTTGATGACCGTGAACTCGGTAACATCCTCATCCTTTCCCGATCGAACCTTTCCTTTGCATACGGGGCATGCTCCATCGACGAGCTGATCTTCTCTCAGAGGGAGTTCATCCTTGATACACCAGTATTGAGGGCACGTCGCAATGCCAGGCGGGTGGTCCATGTCTACGATGTGCGTATTGTACTCGACGCCCGCATTTGCCGCCTTTACCTTCTTCTGCTTCTCTGTCTCGGGGTAGTTGCGAGGATTGTACTCGGGGGGAATGCGAGCTTCGTCTTCAGGAGTAAGAACAACAACCTGCTTGTTCTTGTCGCACTTGCCCGGGTAGATTGTGCTGTCGAATGTATCCGAGTCAAATTCCTGTAGGCGCTTGTTGAAATAGTTGTAGGTTGATTTCGCCTTCTCGGCTACACGAACACGTTTCTTCGGTGCAGGCGCCCCTTCGGCGACAGGTTCGGGAGCAGGTTCGGGAGCGGGTGCCTCGTCGCCCAATCCGAGATCAGCTAAGAAATCGTCATCTGCCTTGAACTCACCCTTGTAGACGGCAACCTGCTGAGGAACAACTGCAGTTGCTTCAACTGCCTCTATGCGTTTCGGACAGACTGCATCAACGGCCGCATCGTCCGATGTTAGTATATGCCGAAGGATACTTGCATACTTCAGTGCTCGTTCGACAGTTGTCACTGCGGATAGAATGACCTCCTTGTTCGAGAAGCGAATCGTAGGGAATCCCTTGAGAATGCGCTCCAGATCAATATCGTCACCCAAGTTCGTAAACTTGGTGAACAATGCCTCTGCGTCCTCGGGTGTCATTCCGATATCGGTCAATGTAGTTGGGCTCGGCATGTCTGCGTCCTGTAACGCTTGAAACGCTTGGACGTCGAGTGGCGTGAAGTTCTCTGCGAGACGATCTGCACGCATCAAACGGAATGTCTCGTCTTGATAACTGAATACGCTCTGCAGACACTGAAACCTCCGCATGTCGAAATCGGAGATCTCTTTTGGATACGTGCCTAGAATGGAGAGATCCTGCAGCTCCCACCGAGACACCGATAGATCATTGGGTTCGATGAACGGCGTGACTGCATCCATCGTGTTCAGCCAATCAAACAGGCTCAGTCGGATCTCATCAAGGGTCGCCTTCGAGTCTTTTCCTCGGACGATCGTGAACTGAATATCTTTCGGCGTAATTGCGATGCGGTCAAACGAGTTGCGTGATGTACCACGATAGAGAAGAAGCGTGGGCAACCGGCGCTGGGGGAGAGTCGTGGACGTCCATCCCTTCCACATCGCAACATCCACCGATGGAACCTTGTCTTCGGGATCTACCACATAGAACTTGTGACGTGTCTTCTCCTGTTTGGATGTGAAGAATCCAATGTACGGGGTCTTTTTGGAAAGCGTCAGTCCGTAGAAGATCTGTTCGAACCTCGCACGGGGAGCAGTGAACACGGTCTCCGACAGCGGGAGATACCACTTGGCACGCAGGATGGCAGGGTGCTTCGGTTCAGGGACAGACAGTGCGAGCAGTTTCGTCAGCTGATCTGCAGATGTGCGCAGCGACCGAACCTCCGATTCAGACAAACGAGAAGGCGTATCCTCACGGAAGAGCGGGAAGTATACCCTCTTTACCAGTTGGGATGCTTCGGGCGACACTTCAGTTGTACGGAATCCAACCACATCAGTGTACAATGTCTCGAAAAGTAGCTGAAGATTGCCAATTGGGATCCGAGTGGGTGGCAGAGAAGGAAGCTCCTTTGGCGGCAGGGGCATGACAATAGACCGGTCGCCTGTCACACCAAACACTCTCCACTCCGAGAACCCTGCACCCGGACTAAACAGATCCTTCAGTGCATCGGGTTTCGAATGCCAGTCCTCACGTGAGTACATCGACTCCTTGACGCCTGTTCCCGGCCGCTTGTTGGTGAGATAGTCCTTGAACAACGACATGTCAAGGTGAACGCTATCGGGTGCCATGCGGAGAAACAGTGCATCCCAATGACGAGGGTCCTCGTAATGCTCCTCAGGTAAGTGTACGTGGACTTCAATGAAAAGACGATCGGGGTGACTATTTACAACGGTTGCAATGTGCTGACGCACAGTACCCAGCGTGTCGTCCTCAAAGAACGTCACACTCGATCCTGTTCCTGCGATGGGGACAGTTTTCGACATGCCTCTGCTTATGATTGTATCAGGTTTTCTACCGGCGGTGCCTACAGTGGGCTGTCCGTAATTGTCATGCCGCAATACGGCGTGGGTTGGCGTGAGTAATTGACGGGAGTGTAAATTCCAACCTTGACGGCATCGTGCAGGATTCGCTTAAAGTTCTCCCAGAACTCGGGTGTATGTCCGATTGTTTCTGTCATCAAATGGCTCATCTCGTGAAGCATTACAAACATGATCGTATTGATATCAATTAACGGATACTCCGGCTTCTTTGTCTTGTCACGCAGACAGACTACAATTCGCTGTCCCTTGTTCTCCGAGTACGATGTATCAGATGAACTCATCGAGTTCTCCGAGAAGACGTCGGGTTGATACCGTGCGACAAACCGAGCAACGGGCGGATCATTCATTAGCGCAGGCTCCTTCGAATACGAGTCCCTGAGCTTCGTGAGGTTCGCACGAATCGCCGCCATCAGCTTCACGGCCTCTTCCTTGTTGGGCAGATTCTGCATGTCGTATTCTTTCCCATCCGGGCCCGTCACACGAACTGTATTTGACGGACCCATCAGCTGGGAGACGATTGCAACTCCGACGACTGCAGCTGCGACGGACAACATTGTTTATCACTGCGAAGTTTAACTAGAAAGACCGTCCAACGCCCGGTTGGCACGGAAAGGGTCGGGGTCGATGGTCGTCTGGAGGAAGGGTCCAACCTTCGACTGCGGGTTCGGCGTCTCCGAACGGATGTCGTAGGTCGGGTTGCGATTGTTCTGCGAGATGCCGATGATGTTAATGTTTGCGTGGTAACCGGCCTGAAGGAAGTTCTGTCCATCCATGTCCTTGTTGCCAACCGGGTTGACGGCGGCCCACGAGGCGCCGATCTCACCCTTGGGGAGCAGCTCCTTCGACGACAGCACGTTCTGTGTATACGTCTGTTGCGACGAGGGTGTGCGCCCCTGCATATCACCAACGGAAGCGGCATTACCGCCCACGGCCGACGTGCCAAGGGAATACGGACCCTGTCCAGACATCGGTGCCAGCGAGCCGGATCCACCCAGCTCCTCTGCCTTGTCGAGGACGACGCTCTTGCCACCGGAGTACGATGAAAAAAGAGAGTAGACGACGACAACTCCCACAAGGACGAATCCAAGGCGAACAACTTTTGTAGAGGAGAGCTTCATACTTTATTCATCTCGTCAGACAAATTTCGCAGGTTCAGGTGCCTCGACTGGAAACAGGAGCTCAACGAGCTGCTCTCGGCGGAGCGTCCAGAATCCCCGAATACCCTTCCTCTTTGCCTCCTCACGGAGCTGATTGATCGTCATCTTCTCGATGAGAAATGACTTTGGAAGCTCGGCCATGTTAAGAAGTTGGATCAACTGAGTACGCTTGAAGATATAGTAGTGCTTGATACGGCGCTGCTTGGCGAGGTGCTTGAGCTCAACGAGAGACAGAGACTCCATGGTGAGCTCCACTTGGATGGTCGCACCGGAATCCGTTTTTTATCCGAGCATCAAGTAATGAACCGTACACCCGTGATTGTTGCCTTTTTTCTTGCTGCGGCACTCGTAGGTATGATGCTTCGTTTTACAGACATGAGTGGTGGTGTCGAGACGTTCAAGTTACCGAGCGATAAGATGGCGCCGCTCGACACAACGTCGCCGGCGGGTGTGACGGGCTGGAATGAGACATCTCCGATCATGGGAAGCCAGGCCAAGCCCGTGCCCGAGCTGCCGTACGACGTCGCCGACGACAATGCCATTGCCCAGTTCATGAACAACAAGATTGGCCCCGACTGCTGCCCGTCTCCCTTCTCGACGAGCTCGGGATGTATCTGCTTAACTGAGACGGACAAGAAGGGATTTGCGTCCCGCTTTGGAAATAAGAACCCCATGTAAGAAACAATGGATCATCTCCGTGCGTTCATCAAGTACTTCAAGGACAAGCATCCATCGACTGCATTCCCACGTGCGTCGGACGAGCTGTACGCTCATCTGACAGACGTGATGACCCCTCACGCCATGAAGCTCATGCAGAGGGACAACTCCGTGTTTCGTGGCGAGGACGCCCCTCAGCCGTTTCCGGGTGTCGACATTCGTCCGATGTGGGACGGCACGGACGAGGCGTGGAAGGCGCTTCACATGGCAATGATCTTCTCCTTTCTGCAGGGCGACCCGAAGGCAAAGGTTGCCCAGGTGCTGGAGGCGATGAAGCACGTTCTCCCCGAAACCCACCGTGACACGGATGAGATTCTGAAGACACTAGGAACGGAGGAGACGAGCTCGGCGCTGACGGAGATGTTTGAGCTGCTGATGAAGACACGTCTTGCGTCTATCGTCGGCGACATTGCGGCTTCGATTAAGCTGGATGATATTGGTATTGACTTCGAGCGCCCAGAGGAGATCCTCGAGGCGCTGCAGCACCCCGAGCGCAGTCAGGCCGTTCGCCAGATCATGGAGCAGGTGAAGAGCATGTTAGAGGATCGCATCAAGTCGGGTAAGATTAATCAGCAGGAGCTGATTCGTGAAGTCGAGATGCTCAAGGCGAAGTTTCAGTCGAGCTTCGGTACGTACATGAAGGAGATGGTGGGCATCGGACGTGAAGGGCCGGGTACGGGCAATACGGCGGAGCAGATCATGTCGAATTCTCCCGATGCTCGGCGTGCTCGCATGTTGGCACGTCTCCAGAAGAAACAGCGTGAAAAAGGTCGCAGGTGAAGATAAGAGATGACATTCTGGTTTTCCGATCCGTCCGTTTTGTTCCGTTCGGATACATGGTTTTCATTCGTGCCGACCGCAGGTATGAGTGTAGATGACTCACTGAACGCTGTAGTTCGTTTCACAGTGTACCTGAGCTTCCTCCTGTTTGTATGCTCGATGGAGGTTCGGTACTTTGTGTATATCCCCGTCATCATGGGCATTACGGTTGCGCTGCACCAGCTCTACCCGCATACGACGAAGATTACAGAGCCCTTCCGGATGGGTACCGCAGTTAGTTCCTTCACGGGCTCTGAGAGGACAATGCCGACACAGGAGAATCCGTTTATGAATCCAACTCTGGTCGATATCAACGAGAACCCCCAGCGCAAGCCGTCCGCCGACCCGACGGATGTGTCGGTGCGAGACCAAGTAAATAAGCAGTTCTCTCAGACGTCGAACATGTACCTCGACACCACTGACGTGTTCCAACAGATGCAGTCTCAGCGCAACTTCTATACGGTCCCGGAGGACGACCATGAGGGACTGCTTCAGTTTCTCGGGAAGGGTGCAGCGTCGGGCAAGTTACTCAATGAGGGATATGTCGTAACAAAGGGCTCAATGACGAAGACGCCGGCGGCTAGTGTGGCGAGTCCGCCTACGGGAACGATGCCTCGTGAGGCGGCCAACTAAGCCTAACTTCCGAGCCAGATCTGCAGCTGAAGCCTGCTGACCCGAAACCGTGCGCTCACGACCCTTAGCCGGCTTGTACTTCATTGTCGGAAACCCAGACACATGCTCATCATAAGGAACATTCGCTGACTCAACCTCCTCCACCGGAATATGGCTGTACTTCTTTTTCATCTCATCCCACATCGGCTTGTTCGCTATGCAATGCGAGCAACCGTTCATGTAGAAGAGAACAAGAAGCGGTCGACGCTTGAGATTGGCACCTCCGCCAGGCATATCCACGTCGCCGGGCCTGCCGGGTATACGTGGTTCTACTGTGGTTGCCATATCTATTTATATCATCCACTAGAAAATGGCGTGCCTCGATGAGCTGAACCAAGCCCCGGACAAGACATGGGTTGGTATTTCACGCACCACAGGTGAGATGCGCAAGTTCGAAACACTAGGACAGTTTCAGGAGTACCAAGAGGCTCTCGGATGCCGCCCGATTCGGCCGTCTCCTTATGTCAAATCAAACGCAGGCCAGAATACGACTCCGACTGGGTTCTTGGAGTTCAAGCCCCGTGATGCGGAGACACAGTCAAGGTTTGATGCGACATCAGACCAATGGGAAGGTGTAAATGCATCTGATGCAGCTGTGAAGCAGGGGCTTTTCGTAGAAGACTCTGCTCAACCCGCTGCGATTCGTGAGAAGAAGCCGCAGCCGACAATGACCGCACCGATATCCGAACGTGCGAACCCGACCCCCGCCCCCACAAACGATCTCTGTTCATTACAATGAAGTGGGCGCTCGTATCGGCACTCGTGATTCTACTGTTTCTCTTCGTTGTCACGAACACGGAGTCCTTTGTGGATACCGAATTTACACCAACCGTTTCTAGGCCGTGTGCATGTACCGGACCCGCATGTCCTGCCGCTTGTAAAGCATGGGAAAGTAAGGTCACGTCCCTTGCGCCATCGAATGCAGCGACTACAGATTACATCGCAGTCTTGACGGCGTTCTACGATACCGTGTACAATCCCGCAAAGACAAAGCCGACCGAGGCACAGGTTGATACATTCTTGGCATCCCCTGCAGGTACAGTCGCAGGTGTAGACCGCTCGTCCATCAAGATAATTCTGATGGATGGGTTTCATATCACTGCATCGGGAACCGCAGCGAGTCGTGAAGGGAAATCGCAGATGTTTGTTCCGTCGGATACGAACCTGGCACCCGACATGGGACGAGATGAACTCCGGACACGTGAAGAAGAAGGGTATTTTGGTGCAAACCAAACAGTGTCAACAAAGTTCTCAGAAGGCGACTATGCACCCGTTACACAGACAGACCCTCTGAATCCGGGCCAATGGGACGACGGGTCGACACAATGGAAAGGTCCACGCCCCGCATCTGTGTGCCCGTGTGCTGAAAATGTTATGTAAAGACAATGAGGAAGTGGTTTCTGTTGGCCGTGCTCGGGATTGTTCTACTCTACGCATTCTCCCTTCGAGAGGGTGTAGACAGCACTCTTGCGCCTACACCCAAGTGTCAAACTTCCGGTGATGTTCTAGATGTGTATGGTTGGTGTCACAAACCCAATGTTACGCCGACACCGGCAACATGTCCGGCCGGAACAACCCTTACAGAAGAAACCAGTCTTGGAGGGTTTCCCCAGAAGATCTGCTACGCACCGCCTGGCATGACAAGAGCGGCGGCGGACAATGCTAAACTCCTCTTCAACAGCACTAAAAATAGATACTACGTAGAAGTTTTCGATAAATGCCCGACTGGGTATGGGCTGGCTGGCGGGACTGGGATAGCAAATATGTGCCAAGCGGACAACTTTACAAGGCCAACGTGCTCTTCAGGATATGAGTATGACGTGTCTACGAAAACATGTAAATCCACCACTGCATCCACTACAGCTTCAGTCATGGCTTCGCCTACAGATGCGTGCACTAAATACTGGGATGCTGCAATTGTGAGTTGGGCAAGTGGGGCAGCTGCATCACCTGCAACGGCAACTGCTCAGTGCGAGCGGTATGCTCCTTCCTGGGTTTCATCGTCCATTACAGCAGGAAGACTCCTAGATGCGTCAGGAAACCCAACTGCGGCGACAAAGGCACAGGCGATCATTGAAAAGAAGGAGGCTGCAGACTATGCGACTGAAACAGCTACCACCAAGGCATATGCATCGTCTACTGGATATGCAGGTCTTGCAGCTAATGCGCAAGATGCAGACAGTGGACCTCTCCCCCCGGCAATTAACGCAACTTCGCATCCTATGGACACAGAGGTTTCTCGACCCTCTGTTGGGACTGTCTTTGGGGACAATGGTCCCTTCTCAGGAGAAGCGGGTACAGGACAGGGATCGGGCATCAATGCAGCAGCCACGTTGACTGGGTCTACGTACGCCCACCCTCCTCCTACCGAAGCCCGGCTCGATCCGTATGACTTTTGGCCGGGTACCAAGGGGGCAAGCGGGGGCACCTTCCTGTCTGCAGGGGCTTCCCTGCCGGTACAGGGCCCAGACTGGGGCGGACCGGGTAAGGCCACAACGGCGGCGGCTTCAAAGGCGTCGCAACCTGGGCCGACGCTATATGGACCTGCAGGCACGAAGCTGACCCAGAATAACAGTGCGAACACATCCATGTTACCCAGCTTTGGCTCGGCGGGTTCGGACTGGCTCAATCAGTATGCGGCGACATCCCGTGAACCGGGCGACCAAGATCCATTTGCATCAGCCTTTTCACAGTCGTCGGCATATTCGCTAGCGAACGGTTCACAGAAAACGGATCCCGTTCCATATCTGACAGATTTCTCTACATTCCAAAAGTAAGATGTCGTTCGGACTTCGCAATCAACGTGGCTCGTGCTGGGTCAATGCAACACTTCAAGCCGTCTTCAGAATTCCTGACGTCCAGACACGCTACATTGCAGAAGCGGCTCTGGATACGTCTCCCGTTGACAAGGCACTACAAGAAATCTGGGCGAGCAGTGGCGATGAGGGTCTCAAGGCGCTCTATGATTGTGTAAAGACCGCCGTTATGCCTGCAGGTGATGGCATTGGCGATTCACATGAGCTGCTCGAGTTCCTCTGCGACAAGCTTCCCTTCCTCGATAAGCTGTGTCGATTCAAGGTGGCAAATACTGTCAAGTGCGATGGTGCGACGTGCTCATACAAGGAGGCGCATGCAGATACGCTCATTGAGTTCTCCGTCTCGCCCACCCAGCGAAAGCAGAGCCTGACAGACTGTGTGATCCAGGCAGTGACACCCGTCAAGATTCCCGACTGGAAGTGTGAGAAGTGTGGCGGCAAGGGGTGTACCAAGCAACTGTTAATGTCATCCTTCCCACAGATCTTCGTGTTCCATGCAACTACGCTGAACACATCCGTGTCGTACTCGACACTTCTTGTGCTGAACGGTCAAAAGTATGCACTGTTGGCTGTCGTGTGCTTTAACGGCGGGCATTGGTGGACGTATGGACGTGAAATGCCGCCCGGTAAGAATTGGATTGAGTATGACGATTCGAACCTCCGCAATCACGGACCTGCCCACTTCCCCCTTTCGGATCATATGCGATTGCTCTTCTATTATCGTCTCAAGGAATAAGCAAAGATGGGAAGCGCCTATAGCATGCCAGATGCAGCAGCGACAGCGGCGGCGGGCTTGACACCACCAGTCACAACAGCGCAGCCGCCGCCGCCAGTCACGGCGGCACCGGCAGCAAAGGCAGCAGCAGCAAAGGCAGCACCGGCAGCAGCAGCACCGGCAGCAGCAGCAGCAAAGGCAGCACCGGCAGCAGCAGCAAAGGCAGCACCGGCAGCGGCGGCAGCGGTCGCAACAGATACGGCGTCGTCGGCGAGCATGGTTGCTATGCTGCTGGGGGTAGTCCTACTCTTAACCTTTTTCGTTCTTCTGTCCACCGGGTCGATCATTGCCGTCGGAGTGCTATGGATAATGGTGGCAATGGTCGTGTTTTTACTGAATACATACGGATTCCTCACGGCGGGTATATTGTCGCCAGCCGCTCCCGTAGTTCAACCGGTCGGATCGGCAACCTCCTCGCTTACGAATGTGACCACAGTGGGAAGCGAAGTCTTCCATATCGCCGACAATAAATTCACATACGACGATGCACCTGCGGTATGTGCGGCATACGACGCTCAACTTGCGAGTCTCGAACAGATTCTCGATGCATACAATCACGGTGCAGAGTGGTGTGGATATGGGTGGTCTGCGGGCGGAATGGCGCTGTACCCCACCCAGAAAAGCACGTGGGATGCACTCCAGCAGGAGGTCGATCCGAAGAAGAAGACGGCATGCGGCCGCCCGGGTGTGAATGGAGGATATTTCGACCCGACATCGAAGTTCGGTGTCAATTGCTACGGGTTCAAGCCGCAGGGAACCATTAAGCTTCCCACTCCTCTGCCCGGAACAGACCCTACGGCGTTTAATGCATTGGTTTCCAAATTCAAGGCGACACTCAAGTCATTCAACCTCGATCCGTATTCTCGAGCCACGTGGTCGGGCGCCCCGACATCGGCTGGTCAGCAGTTTATCGACAGCGTGAAGAAGGAGTCCTTCACGGTGCCGGTGTTCGGAAACGTTCCTGATATGGAAGTGTTGCCCGGACAAACAATCGCAAACACGGGACTGCCGTTTGGATCTCCGTTTATGCTCCGTGAGTCCACGCCGGCCACGACAGATGCCACGACAGCAGCCCCAGTAGCGGGTGCAGCCGGAGCGGCCGGTCTGGCGGGTGCAGCCGGAGCGGCAGGATCCAAGGGTGACAAGGGCGACCCGGGAGCAGCCGGAGCGGCCGGTCTGGCGGGTGCAGCCGGAGCGGCCGGACCCAAGGGCCCAACGGGCGCAACGGGCGAAAAGGGACCGAAGGGCGACGCCGGCGAATACCCGGGTAAAATTCCTATTGCAGACACTCGTACGGTCAACCTCTCTCCCGCACAGTACTATGCAAAGGGTATGGGCAAGTATGATGAGTTCAAGATACGTTCGACGGTCGGGCTTCCGGGTGATGGATTTACTGAGGTGACGACGACTGTTCCATGGTGGGACACGACTGGAGGGCCTGTGATTCAGGCAATCCCCACCGGACTCACTCGCTCAGGAACGGGTGCAACGTGGTCCTCTTGGGCGAACGGTCCAATCAAGATCAGTGACCGCTGGACCATCCAAGATGAGGGCGTGGCGTTAACCTTCCGTGATGCCTTATCGGGAGGCGATCAGCGTGTGGCCGTGTTCAACAAACCTGGCGGCAAGAACATTTAACTCGGGGTGTTATCAACCGGTATATGAGGGGGTATGCTGAGGCAGTACTTGTCTAACAGCCGGAAGGTGCACGGTATCCTACCAACTCCCCGAGAATATGACAAGTCGCCGCCCTTGTAGCACAAGTATGGCATGCCCGCTACGTGTTCCGGCTTATCCGCAGGACACTTCGTGTAGCACATTCCGTCTATTTTTTCTGTATGTTTGCCAGTCGTTGCGTCGACATCCGCGCACTGCTTGTGATTGTTCTTTGCTGCGGATTCAATTGACTCCATTTCGTTCGTCGCCGGATTCACTAGCGGGTCGCCCTTGCTGTTCGATGCCTTCCATTGGTTGTAGTCATTGTCCCATTTTGAATCTACACGAATCTCACCATTGCCGAAATCTTGGGGTCCCGGACACACGCCACCGTGGTCCAGGCGTCCAATTATCTTTCCTCCTGTCGGGAAACAGATTCCAGGCATCGGGTTGTATCCGCACCAATTTATGGGCTCGGCACATGTCAGGAAATCAGTATGCCATCCATTGGGGCACGGTTCAAGGCCAACCACGGTGCCTGATCCGATATTCACACTGTCGGCATAGCAGCGATCGGCGTAACCGTGATACCCATTCTTGCAGTTCTTGTAACACAGACCGCCTTCAAGAGAACCATAATCACCTTCTCCTTTACCAATACATGAATTCGGCGCAGAGGATAGGACTTCTATTCCGAAGAACGTGATCGGACTCATCCACCATGCGATAAACAGTATGATAATGCCGTTGAGTAGTACGATCCAGAAGATGACCCATGGATTCCACGCACCGGGTATCTCTTTCGTCTTTTCAATGTATAACATTACGATATAGCCTATTGCAAATACCGTTACACCCAAAAGTCCATTCTGAAGACCCGATGAGAACATGTTACTCATCGGCCCCCAGATCTCGCTAGGAAAGAAGATATCGAAGAGACTCGACCAAGTCGTGCCATCAGACATTGTTTCTTAGCTAGAAAACAATGGATACGACACAGCCACTGCTTACAATGTTTAAGAAAGCAGCCGCTCAGATGACGGTGGTTGTTCCTCCTACATCGGGACAGGAGCTCAATCGGTTCGACTGGCTATTATATCGTCCGCAGGCTCATGCACTGAAGCCTTTTGAATCGGATCACTCTGCAAGACAGGCAAAGTATCAGAACACGAAATAAAGTCCGTTGAGATACGTAAAGATGGACGTTGTTCTCCTCATGGGGCTTGCCGCCCTCGGGTATGCAATTGCTAGCCACTGCGCACAGTGTTTAAGAAGCTCACAGCCCAGGTAACTGTCCAGGTTCCGCCAACATCGGGTCAGGAGTTGAACCGGTTTGACTGGCTTCTCTTCCGTCCCCAGTCTCATGCGGTGAAACCATTTGACGCAGATAAGTCCGCACGTCAGGAAAAGTACAAACACACGAAATAAACTCCGTTGACATACGTAAAGATGGACGTTGTTCTCCTCATGGGCCTTGCGGCTCTCGGATATGCAATGGCTCTCCCGAAACGCCGTCCAGGTGCCCCGCCATCGTCGTCAACCCCATCAAAGGAAATGTTCGGAGATGAGATATTCGACGAACTGACAGTTATTCAGGAAGCGCTCGGACACGGAAACATGGTTCCGTTCTTTGGTGCAAACCGGACACAGTCCACATACTCCGACGGTCATGAGAGTATCCTCGACAAGTACACGGGCATGGGCAAAAACACATTCTTCCGTAAGGAGGAGGCCGGCGCTTTCTTCGCACCGGAAGCGGGTCGTGGCAATCCTTGGAAGGCGCAGGTGGAGACAGAATGGGAGCAGTCTCGCCAGGTTACGAGCATGTCAATGAAGAACGTGGCTCCGATCGACCGTGTGATCGTTGGTCGTGGTGTGAATGACGGCTACACGAACCTGCCCTCGGGCGGTCTGAATCAGGGTCTGGAGTCTCGTGAGTTCCAGCTGCCAAAGACAACCGACGAGCGCCGCATTGCCACCAAGCCGAAGCTCACATACACCTCGAACCCGACGCCGGGTAAGCAGCGCTACGGTCTCCAGCCCGGTCTCCAAGCGCCCGTCAAGAAGAACAAGCCCGATCGCTTCCAGGTTCTTCAGGCGGCTGATGGATCTCTGCCGCACTTGAACACTACGGTCGGACGTGAGAAGGCGTCGTCCATCTACCCGGAGTTTATCATGAAGACTCAGAACCGCCCCGAGACAGCAGCACAGTTCATGGGTGGTGTCGGCAAGAGCACGGGTGGATATGAGTCGTATATTCGCTCCTTCACAGAGCCTTACCAGCAGTTCATGAAGCTGACGACGGAAGGACGTCCGGCGCCGGGTGGACCTGTTGCAGGCATGGCGGTCAGCTCAGGACCCGAGGCGTACACCGTTCAGACCCACCGTGATGAGTCGACTCACGTCAATTACCGCAGTTTCGAGTCGCCTCTCCTCCAGCGGGGCGGACAGGCGCCGACGGCTGAGATGCGTGGTTCCGTCAAGTACGATGAGCCAGTTGGACAGAGCGTTCTCATTGATCGTGTGGCGCAGCCTGGCCTGCTGGACGCATACAAGAGTAACCCGTATACACAGAGTCTCCAGTCTTCAGCGTAATGGACGGATCTCTTTTGAAATATACGGATGCTCAGATGGATGTATGCCTACATGAAATGAGCCGACGAGACATGCACGCTGTAATACGGTATGTTGCTATCTATCCGACACGAATTCGTGTCTGCGATTGCGTCGCTGATCACTGGATTCGGTCCGCATTGTCGTTTCTTCATGCTGTTTGGATTCCCACGTCGGTACAATGCAAGGGTTTGCAGATGTCGGTCGAGTCGAATCGGCCCTCTTTGCCCGCCGTTCCGAACTTGTTCAGTCCACGTCCTTTGCCTTCAGTATTGCCGTCCTCGTCGTCGTTCTCGGTGGGTTCGGGTGGTTCCTTTCAGTCCAGTACGAACTGAATGCCCAGAAGCCGGAAGAAAAACGCATTCCATTCACACCAACTGTCTGGTATTCGGCTACACGAAACGTTCGCAATGAAGAGTATGGAAGCCAACTCCAACCTTTTGAGATTGAAACTCGATATGGTGTATCGAGACCTACCGATGGAAGTGGCCCAACAGAAGTTCACGGAGTTGACTACGGCAGCCCCACCGAAGGTGGAGATTCCTGAAGCGGTCGTTGCACCGGCTCCACAGCCAGTTAAAGCTAAACGTAAGAAGTTAGTTGCACCTAAGTAAGGATGTCGATTGCGGTGTCGCCGGCGTTGACCACCAATACAAATTTCTACAAATACGAACCCTTCGTGTATACATTCACGGGCGGCTCGAGTTTTTCCGTGTCGGGATCATCGATTCTGACGACCTTCTGTACTGTAAGTACGTCAAACGTAATCTTTGCATCGGTAAATGGTTTCCAGTCGACAGGCTCAACGAGTGGCGAGTCGCTGGTTGTGAAATCGAGTATCGGCTCAAACGCATACACGTTCTTTATCAATTCCGGTCGATTTGCCAGCCAGCTATCCCCTGTTGTGCCGATCCCCACTACATTGTCGCTCTTCTATGGCGAGTCTACGTCGATCCCATTCTACCCTGCGCCGGGCGGAAGTGTGACCGTGACAACTACATACCAGACGCCGACCCTGCCAATCGGGATGTCGTTCAATAATATAACTACGAATTGGGTTCTGACGGGTACCCCCCGTCTGACTTCGGCCACGAGCAATTACTTGTTTGTCGGATCCAACTCGGCTGGGCAGGTGGTATCAAGCTCCATGACCATCGGTGTCGCCGCTGAGCGCATGACGCTGACTGCGTCGTCTTCGGTACAGACGTTGGTTACGTCTCCGCCAACTGCGATTACACCCATCACGCTTTCAAACGGCACAGGAAACTCGGCATTCGTTACGAATGTAACCTACACCCTTCCCGCACTGCCGGATGGATTGAGTTATTCGTCAACGGGTTCAAATGTGCCTCTTGGTACTGTTATGACCATCTCTGGAACGCCGACAACGAGCAATGTCACATCGAGCATTGTACCCGTCGTAATCAAGACAACCGGAGTCAGTGCGTCGGGTGCGACACTGACTGCGTCATCTACGCTGACCTTCACGTATAGTCCTACAATCCTGTTCACGAAGCCCCTCATGTCGATGTCATCGAATATTGTGTATATCGGTGTACCGATCAGCAACACATTGACTACAACATATGGACTCCAGCTCAGTGCATATACTGCGTTTTCTCCCACCCTGCAGCCAGTGACAACGTATTACACTGCAAACCCCGATACCTCGAGTGTAATACCGGGGTTGAACATCATCAACAACAGTTCGGGATGGTTCATCACGGGAACCCCTACAACTGCGAGTACTACGTCCGTTACGATCTATGCGTCAAATGCAGCGGGTCTTGTGGGATCGAACATACTGATATTCACCGTTCAGGCCCCCGTGATCAATGTGTCTGCAACCACAGGTCTGCAATCCTTCATTGTGGGACGGGCGCTGTCGAACGCATATGCATACAGTATCAGCTCAGTACCCTATTCATATGTATATCCGATCACGTATTCGATTACATCGCCGGCATACCAGACGACGGGGTGGCTCACATCCAACAGCCTTGCGTTCTCGAACCTTCCTGTTGGCGTGACAACAACCCTTGCACCGGTTGGAGCGGGGTACCAAGTGACGCTCATTGGAACACCGACGGCAGCTGCGTCCGCCACACAAGTGACACTGACGGCCACCGTTGGGGCCGTGTTCGGACTCGGATCGGTGGTTGCTCTTGTCAATCCAGACGTCTTCACATTCACCACTCCGACTCCCATGCCATTCGTGTTCTCCCAGAACATTCCGATCACGCCGATTCAGGTGTTCGTATCCACGTTGAGCCAGACTCCCGTCTTGTACTTCACAGGTGTGGGACTTCCGACGGGGTTGTCGATCACGTCAACTGGTAGCCTTCAGGGTACGCCACTCGTACCGACAACAACCACCGGTTACCTGACGTTCAGCGCTACAAACGGGTATACTACGGCGAGTCCGCTATCTACGCAGTTTCCATATTCCGTGCTATCAGATACGGCGAATATACCCACATCATCGACCGCCCTAACTGCAGGCGTGTCCGTTACGATCCCGCTTACAATCAAGACGCAGAGCGGAGCGAAAATTACAAATATTTCGTCGTCCAATTATACGTACGGTCTTGTACTGGCAGGAACTTCGATATCGGGAACCCCTAGTCGAGGGCAGTGGCCGGATGCTCTACTACAGCAATCGTCGATAACGGTCTTATGTTCGAACACGATCGGTGGACTGCCATCTGTTGCAAATACGTTTATATCCATAACTCCGTCCAATCAGCAGACCATCATCCGATATATTTCTGGATTCTCTGGGGGGACGTGCACCGTATATTCTTCGTCAAATTCCTTTGGATTTTCGCCTGTATTTTCTGTTTCCGGTACCTTCTGTCAACTGCAACAGGCAACATTGAACAACTATTCCCTCGCAACAGGGACTACGTCATTTGCAGGGCCAAATGCACTTCCCTCTTCGTTTAGTCCGGTGATTGTCGGATCACCGTCGTCTGTGGGATGTATATATGCGGCGAGTCTGGCACGGTATTTTACATTGCAGTCTGATCGTTACACGATGATAACGGCGTCTGACGTGGGTGCTGGGTCGTATACATCCTACATGTCCGGCGTCACGATTACGGCTCGAACCGATGGCAGTTGCGTGTTTCGGTGGTTACCACGTTCGATTGATCCATTCACTTCAAACGCCAACACGACGGGTGGGTTCGTAACCGGTCTTCCTGCGTGTAGTATCTTGCTGGGCGGTGTAGGGGGACTTCAATATGGAAATCTTGTATACTTCAGTATTTTCCAGCCGACCCAGGTAATGAGCAATACAAACTGCATTCTTACTACCGTCAATGACGTGTCTGTGCTTGGAGGACCGACATTGATTGCCGTTGGAGTTGGTTCGTCTGGCAACACGATTCAATATTCCACAGATGGAGTCGGTGCAGTCTGGACGACCGCATCGAATGGGTTCAACATATCAGGCACAAACGTCGTATGGGGCGGATACTCGAATGCGACTTCGGGGTTCGTATCGCTGGGGTGGATGGCTACGGGTCTGAATACCGGAAACATACCCGGTCTGAAATACTCATCGAACGGAATATCGTGGGTTGACATCCCTTTCCCGTTCACGGTGAGCACTGTACTTGGCCCACTTCAGTTCGATGGAGTCAATTGGAACCTATTTGTGAACAAAACGTCGATGTATGTACATGACATATTGACGTCTACGATTACGAATACATCGTCGTGGACGATAAGCCCTGTAACGTTCAGTGGTTCAACTCCAACTACATTGACGAGCTTTCCGGTCCCCTCGTACAGTATTTTGTCAACGCCTGTAACGTCGAGTCTCAATACGGGCGTTTCTGTGGGTGGCCCCACGTTCACATCGCCAGTCGTCCTGACATATTTAGTCAGTCAATATGTGCCAATTACACCGGTGACATTCGACGCCGGGTCGAACGTCACATATTTCTTGAATACAACACTCCCGCCCGGAATGTTCTGGTCAGCGACGAATCCAACCGGTACACCCGGTTACTACACCGCATCTATCTCGGGACGGAGCGTCCGGTCGGGCACGTTTCCGATTGATGTGTACGCACAGAATGGCGTAGGTGGTACATTAATAACAGTTACATTCGTAGTATCTCGGTTGTTCCCGAAGTTACCGATAACCAATCCATCGGCATATACCGCATTCACACGTGAGAAGGTTATCGCAGATGCAGAGACAAATGCGATTGATAATCACGTACATCCGTATGCAGTCGGGCAATTCCTGCTCGATCGTCCCCCAGATGAAGTGACTGCGCCCCCGATCTGCTTTCAGCCGGACATCACATTTGCCCAGCGGCAGAGAGATGCGGCGGCAGCGGCGGCGGCGGCGGCGGCAGCAGCGGCGGCAGCGGCGGCAGCAGCGGCAGCGGCAGCGGCGGCGGCAGCGGCACAGAAGGCGGCATGGGCGACGCCTGGTCTTCTTGCTGTCGTCACCACATTGGCCGGACTCAACGGAACATCTGGTCACCTCGATGCGAGAAAGGGGTATCCCACGTGGCCGCTCGTAATGAACCGCACGACGACTGATCAGTCTCTTATCTACCAACCGATTAGTGTAACCTTTTTACCCGATAGCAACGTTTTGGTCATGGACAACGGAGTTGGCGGCGGCAACAACAATCTGCGCACCATAAGCACCAATGGAGACATCGTAACCTATGCGAAGGTGAATCACTACACTACGGTGGCCAGATCCTTCACGTCCAATCTCCTTCTACTTGTCGATTCAAACGCCAACACTGTTTCCCTTACGACGTATCCCGGTGGCGTTACGACCGTTATTGCGGGAAGTTATTACAATACGTCTTTTTTTACTGGGTCTACACTAATAGATGGACCCGGTGCAACTGCGCGCTTTTACTACGTATCCGATATTGCGTCCGATTCGAATAGCAATATCTACGTGGCGGATCTATCCAACCAATGTATTCGGAAGATCACATATCCGGGGCTTGTTGTATCTACATTTGCGGGTCCGAAAACTGGGAATACATTGGTTGGCGGATTCCCGTCCGTGTCTGCGCCGACGGGGCTTGTGAACGGGTCGGGTACGAGCGTGCGTTTTTCGAATCCAACGAAACTGGCTATATCGAGTTCGGGTGTCCTCGTAGTCGCAGACCAAGGTAATAATGCAGTTCGACTTATTACGCCCACGGGTATTGTATCGACATTAGTTACTGGACTGACAATCAACAGTCTCGATACCGGCATTGCCGTTTTACCAACATCGAACACCGTTGTCGTCGTAGACAACAATACAATAAAGTTTGTCACCAATCCTGGCGGTGTTGTAACTACAAAGGCTGGCACAACGGCATTGGGTGCTACGGGAGTAGACGGCATCGGTACGGCGGCGACGTTTTACGAGGCAAATGACGTGGCTGTAAACCCAGCGACGGGGGTCATCTATATTTCCGACTTTGCCGATGGATCTGTTCGAGCAATCACCCCAACGTAAAAATTGATTGAGTAACTGTTTGAATTTCTATTTAGTCTTCGATCTCGGGCATCACCATACCCTTGAACTCGTTCATGCCAAGCTGTCCGACATACACGTGAATGCCTCCCCGCATCTCGTACACTCGGTGGCTATTGATGCCAACCGAATACTCACGCAAGTGGAAGCTGACGTCGACGACATCCTCGTCGTCATCATCCACCGGCGGGGCGGCCGCCCCCGCAGCGGCATTGGTTCCAACGGACTCCGAGAGTCCGAGAAAGTCCTTCATGTGGTCAATCAGCGACTTGGACTTGAATCCCTCGCTAGGGATACCATTGATGCGGACCAGGAACATCTTGTGCAGGATCTTCTCGTCCGTTGTGTCGCCGGCCTTATCCGCCAACTCCTCTAGCTTCTGCACCTGCTGGCGGTTGAGCTTCTCGAGGTTGGTAGAGACGGGCGGCGTTACGGGGCTGGCCGGCGGGGAGTCACGCCAGAGCTGGCGAATCACGGCATTCGCAAAGTCGGCGGGAAGGTGAAGCTGGATGCAGGCGTTGTGAAGTGCGAGGTTGATGGTGGTCTGCATTTTGGTCGATGTTGAAGCCCGCTCTGGACTCTTCTGTGCCTCTCAGGAATCCGTTTTCGGCTCGGAGGAGGCTCGCCAACGTAAAACGAATGCCCTGCCGTACAGGAAATTTCAGCACCAACTGACAAGATGCCCCGCAATATGACTGGAGGCTCCGGCCACCGCTCTCAGCGCAACTCCGAGTCCAACAAGACCAAGATGAACAACAAGATCGGCGACAAGATGCTAGACGACCTCATGGACGAGGAGAAGATTGACGGTGCCTTTGTGGGGCGCATCATGCGCCGCCTGGGGGACGGTCGTATGGAAATCTTCTACACGGTCAAGGAGACGATTCAAGACAAGGAACGTATGGTGGACAAGCTCATTCAGGCACCGATTCGTGGCGGCATGCGTGGCCGTGGCAAGAAGGACGTGTGGGTAGACGTCGGGAGCGTGGTTCTCTTTGAGGAGACGGGACTGGGTGGAATGGCGACACACCGCATCCTCTCTGTCTTTACCGACGTGCAGATTGCTCGTTACAAGAGCATCGTGAAGGACGCAGACCCCCGTCTCTTTCTCAAGGCGGCGACTGATGTCATTGAGGGCGGCGGGGGGATCGAGTTTGACGAGGCGGATGATGAAGTTGATATCAACGACATCTGATGCGTGCGAGTAGCAAACAACCCTATTTTTTAAATGCGATAGAACAATGTCCGTGATCGGTCCGATCGGTCCGGTAGGCCCCCAGGGATACACTGGTCCGACGGGTCAAACCGGATTCACTGGCGTAACGGGCTCTACGGGTGTGGTTGGCGCAGATGGTCAACGTGGATGGACGGGATACACGGGATATACCGGTTACACGGGCATGACTGGTCCTCCGGGTACAGGACCTACCGGTACAACCGGTCCCACTGGAGTCACGGGCCCAACAGGTGTGATTGGGCCTCCGGGCACGGCTACAAACACGGGCGCAACGGGTCCCGCTGGCGGACAAGGCCCGGTAGGCGGTCTCGGACCGGTAGGACCGCAGGGATACTCGGGGCCCACGGGTACAACAGGAACAACAGGTCCAACGGGTCCAACAGGCGCAAATGGCGCAGATGGTCAACGTGGATGGACGGGATACACGGGTCCAACAGGTCCAACGGGAACCACGGGTCCAACGGGACCGGTGGGTACAGGTGTTACGGGTACAACCGGACCAACGGGTGCAACGGGTCCTCCAGGTTCGGCTACAAACACGGGTGCAACGGGCCCTCCCGGTGGCCCAGGTCCTGTGGGCGGTCTTGGACCGGTAGGACCACAGGGATACACGGGACCAACTGGCGTAACAGGATTTACCGGCGTAACGGGTCCTACGGGTGTGATCGGCGCAGACGGACAACGTGGGTGGACGGGATACACGGGATATACCGGATACATGGGCGTAACCGGTCCCGTGGGTACAGGACCTACCGGTACAACGGGCCCTACCGGAGTCACTGGCCCGACAGGTGTGATTGGACCTCCGGGCACGGCTACGAATACAGGTGCAACGGGACCCGCTGGTGGACCGGGTCCAGTAGGTGGTCTCGGACCGGCAGGTCCGCAGGGATATACAGGACCAACTGGCGTAACGGGACCAACTGGCGTAACGGGTCCTACGGGTCTCGTTGGCGCAGATGGACAACGTGGGTGGACGGGATACACGGGATATACCGGTTACACGGGCATGACTGGTCCTCCGGGTACAGGACCTACCGGTACAACCGGTCCCACTGGAGTCACTGGCCCAACAGGTGTGATTGGACCTCCGGGCACGGCTACGAATACAGGTGCAACGGGACCTCCCGGTGGACCGGGTCCGATGGGCGGTCTTGGTCCGGCAGGTCCGCAGGGATATACAGGTCCGACGGGCACGACAGGTGTAATTGGACCCCCAGGTACGGCTACAAACACGGGTGCAACGGGCTACACGGGTCCAACAGGTCCGACCGGTACTACAGGGCCCACGGGACCCACGGGACCCACGGCCGATACAGGTCCTACGGGATATACTGGCAATACAGGTCCTACGGGCCCCACCGGTCCCACAGGCCCCACCGGTCCTACGGGATATACTGGTAATACAGGTCCTACTGGTCCTACGGGATATACCGGTATAACTGGTCCTACGGGATATACTGGCAATACTGGTCCTACGGGCACAACAGGTCCCACGGGCCCTACCGGTCCTACGGGCCCCACGGGTATAACCGGTCCTACGGGATATACCGGCAATACGGGAACGACTGGACCAACGGGGCCAACGGGACCTACGGGACCTACGGGTCCGATATATGTCTTGCCAACTACCCTAACAAACGTATCACAAGCAAACACCGCATCTGGAACAACATTCACAAAAATAGGAGGAACCAATGGAGCCAACGATGCCGGATTCACATCGACATTGCCCACACCCGTGGGGTACATAAATGCATCCGTTTCTACGGGCAATGCGTTCTTTGGATTTACGAACTCAACGTTTTCCTCCTACCAATATGCATGGTATTTCCTCCTCCCTAGCGCACAGTATACCATTAATGGTGGAACCAGTTTTACGTCGGTAGGTTCAGTTCTATCTACTGATGTATATGGAGTAACCTATGACGGATATCAGGTGTATTTCTATAAAAATGGCGCATTGGTCATTTCGACCCCGGCAACGATAACCACGTTAACCGTCTTTGGTATGATACAAAATAGCGCAGCCTCACTCCCTAATGTTGTATGGGGATCCAGTGTTCTTGGACCCACGGGCAGCACGGGACCTACCGGTCGCACTGGTCCAACGGGATATACTGGCAATACGGGACCAACGGGACCCACTGGATTCACGGGATTCACTGGACCCACGGGACCAACAGGTACGCTCGGTCCAACGGGTACAACGGGTACAACAGGCCCAACCGGCGTGGCGTCGACTGTGACAGGGCCAACTGGCACAACAGGCCCAACCGGCGTGGCGTCGACTGTGACAGGGCCAACTGGCACAACAGGCCCAACCGGCGTGGCGTCGACTGTGACAGGGCCAACGGGTACAACGGGTACAACTGGTAACACGGGTCCCGGAATAACGATCGGAGGTTCGACCACATCCGGAAACATCATTACAGCAGCGGGTACAACCTCGTCAGTGACCGGGCAGTCGAACTTGACCTTCTCAGGAACTGCGATGAACGTGAACGCATCTCTCCAAGTATCGGGGGGTGCGACAACAATGCCAACAAGTACGCCTGGCTCGTACTGGACCGTCGCTGGATTCACAGGGACAATCGGGTCAATCACAAACGGCACGGGGGGTGCGAACTCTGGACCCATTGCGTCGTATGATGCGACCGTGTATTCCTTCACAAGCGGCACAGGAACGTTTGTCGTGCCCACAGGTGCTCCGGTGATTGTGGATTATTTGGTGGTGGGTGGTGGTGGTGGTGGTGGCAGTAACAGCGAAGGTGGAGGCGGTGGAGCGGGTGGATTGGTCTACGCAAAGGATGTCCAACTTCCAGCAGGAACATACACGTGGACCGTAGGTGCTGGTGGTGCGGTAGCCACCGCTGGATCGAGTTCGAGTTTATCGAGTTCGACGTTTGGAAATGTAACCGCAGTTGGGGGTGGTCAAGGTGGAAACTATCAAGGCAACGGGTTTGCAGGAGGGTCTGGTGGCGGCGGCGGCGGGAATCCGGCGACTTCGGTGTCGGGTGGCACGAGTGCCATTGGTCAAGGATATCCGGGTGGATCGAATCCGGCGTCAACAAACTACGCAGGCGGTGGCGGCGGTGGTGCAGGCAGCGTAGGTGCGGTTCCGAACGGAAACGTGGGCGGAGCAGGAGGAAATGGTATTGCGATTCCCATCGTAGGTTCAAACGTATACTATGCTGGTGGCGGTGGTGGCGGTAATTACAACGCGATTTCATCGACAACGTTAGGAGGACTCGGTGGTGGCGGTGCGGGTGCGAACGTAGCAACCGGGGCAGTTGCGGGACTCGCAAATACGGGGGGCGGTGGTGGTGGTAGCGGCAACAACTCGGCCGCAGCGGCCGCTGGCGGTTCCGGTGTCATCATTCTTCGTGTGTACACCAACACCGGTTCGCGGTTGCTCATCGGTGATGGGTCGGGGTATTCAATGGCACTGTCGGCCCAGTCGAACGCAGTCACAACGGACGTCATGACGGTCACAGATCGGGGCAACGTAAGCATTGGGTTGAGTAATGCCTATTTTAACAATCCGATTGATGCCAAATTCGATTCACTTGGAAACCTGTACGTTGCAGACTTCACAAACAACCGTATCCGTAAAATTGCCCCGAACGGCATTGTGACGACACTAGTCGGCAACGGATTTCCAAACAATGGAACCGGAACGGGTACGGGGTCGTATATCTTTTCAACGTACTCTCTGGCGGTGTATGATGTTGGTGGAGTTGGATATCTATTTGCCGGAGGAAACACACTCATTTACCAAATCACTTTACCTGGTGGCGTTGTGACGTGGTTAGCTGGCAACGGTACGACCGGGTCGAACGATGCGTCAACTGGTTCAACTTCGACATTCAACCAGCCACGTGGACTGTATACTGACGGAACTTTTGTGTATGTCGCCGACTTTCTCAATTCGAATACTATCCGGAGGGTGACGATATCGACGGGTCAGACCCAAACATTAAGTACAGGTGGGTGGGCAACGAACCCGGGAACGAAGCCTTCACTGGGTAATGTGATTTCACTTGTTACAGACGGAACTACCATTTACTATACCACCAATTACACGAGTGTGTGGAAGATAGCAGCAGCAGGAGCAGCTGCAGGAACCGCCGTCAGTACTGCCGCGTACACGAGCGCATACGGAATCCAGTATGGCAATTCTGCCAAGACGCTTTTGTATGTAACCGACCAGACTGCGAATAAAGTGAGTAGTCTACCAACTAGCGGAACATCTAGCACTGTTCCAACGATAATTGCCGGTTCGGGAACGACCGGTACTGTCGACGCAACGGGAACGGCTGCGTCGTTTGCACAGCTTCAGAACTTCGCAGTTGATTCTACATTTTCCAATCTGTATCTCTCAGATTACAACACCCACAAGATCCGCAAACTCAACATAGCCACCTCGAACGTCACAACCTATGCGGGAACCGGTGTGGGCGGGTTCGCCGATGGAAGTGTGCCGACGACAACGCTGGTGAACAACACATTACTTGTGAGTTCGAACGTAGGTATCAACTGCAATGCACCGGCATATACATTGGACGTAGGGGGGGCATATGGAACGATTCACACGACGGGTGGAATGTATTATGGCGATGCATCCAACTCAGCAAACCCAATTTGGTATACTCAGAACTACAATAGGGTCCTTCAAATTGGATACAGTAACGGCAGTGCATTATTGAACTGCACCAGCAATGGTCTGGGTATCGCCACAGGCTCACCCGCGTACACGTTGGATGTGGCCGGAAGTATTGGGACATCAACCGGATATTACATAGGAAATGTGCCCCAGACGTACACATACGGGTTTCTTGACACCGCGTCGACGGCGCAGTTCGTTTTTTTGGGAACGTGGAATACGCAGTCAAGTGGACGAAGGTTACGCATCGTTGTTACATCGACTAACGGATACAACGGAAATATCGCTCAGCCACAAGAAACGACATTACTCATTAATACCAATAACGGCGCTGGCTCCGGTGTCTACTTGACAGCACCCTATACGACTGCGTTTCTAGGCTCAGCTATGGCATCAACAGCCGGTGTACTTGGGATGGGGACGTCAGCGCCTCGATATTTCAGAATCGTACAGAATTCTGGCTCGCAGTATCAAGTCTACGGGTACTTTACTACATACACAGGTGGCTCTAGTACCGGTGGGTCATTTTATCAGGTCACAGTCGCATTTGGCGACACATGGGTTAATTCTGGAACGTTGTACGGGGTAACTGGTCCATCGACCAACTATCTTGATGTAATCCCAAATCTCGGCAAGGGAATACCTCCGTATGGAATTCCGTATACAACAGCAGGACAGTACACTAGTAATTTGGCAGTTGCGTATGGATATGGTACGACGTCTTACTACAATAACACCGACTTGACGAATCTTACCATTGCAACATATGGCGTCGCACTGGCAGCGAGCGCATGGTATAGTACGTTATTTTCAACACAGGGGTATACGAAAAACGTATATGTGAGTGCGAGGTTTATGAACGCATCGTCCGATACAATGTTCGGTCTCGCAACAAACCCCAGTAACAATGCAAACTTAGCTTCAGCTGCGTACAGTAACTTAAATTATGCATGGTATGGCTCAGTAACCTTGTCAATATACGAAAGTGGCGTGCCCATCGGCAGTTACGGTGCATTCACCAGCAACGACCTTTTCACTATCACGTATGATGGATTTAACGTTCGCTATTTTTTGAATAACTCGAATGTTCGAACAATCGCGTATGCTTTCAACAGCAACGCTCCCCTTTATTTCACTACAGCGTTGTACATGACCACAACCGCTGGTGGCGGACTTGGTAGTGCTCCTACCGGACCAGGTATCACGAATGTTAATTATGGACCCATCTGTGAAACCGCGCAACTTACGAATGCCAACCGAATTGTAATAAGCAATGTCACTGCAACATCAGTAACCCCCAACGCATATACAACCTATTACAATATCACAAACACGTCTTTCGCAACAATCACATTGCCAACTTCACAGAACTGGGAAGGTGGGTCTTTCTGGGTCTTTCGTAACAATACGACCTCATACCTGCCTGTTACGGTAACATATACTGGAGACGGTGGAGGTGGAACGGGATCTATAACAATACCTCCGGCAAATTCGACCACTATTGTATGGAACGGTGTTGCAGGCAGCACGTCCACATCGTTGGGCGGATCTTCATATTATACTATCTTTTAACAATGTCCTTACTCGGCACATCCAAAAGCATCTGGGGATTCGATCCTCGAGCCGTTCCGGGATGCGTATTGTGGTTGGATGCAACAGATTCTTCGACTGTAAATTCCGGTACCGTAACGCCCGGAGCTGCAGTTACGGCATGGAGTGACAAATCTGGAAAGGCGAACAATGCCACAGGCGGCGGTAGTCCTATATGGTCGAACGCCGCCATCAACGGCCAAACTGCAATGTATTTTTCAAATGTTTCCGGTGGACCGAACTTCCGTGGAACCTTTACGACTACCGTTACGACAAACACTCTCACCGCCTTCGCAGTTGCAAGCACTTTGGTATTGACGCGGGCGACGGACCAACGACTACTCAGTCTTAGTGCCGTCGGTGGCGCTGATTACGATCGTGATTCGGGCATCCTGCCGTTCGACCAACAGGGCAGCGGGAATTTCATAGCCGATCGCACTACTGTCGCTACGTCCACTACGATATCGGTAAGTACGCCTTACGTGTTTAGTTTTGTCTATAATGCGACAACTATGACTGGATACAAGAACGGTGTGGCGTGGGCGGCGGCGGCTTCTGTATCCGCAGGTGCGCTCGCATCGACTAATTACGGTGTGGGATCCGACGCATGGACGAACGGAGAGACCTGGTACGGGTATATTGGCGAGGTTATTGTGTATACTCTCCCGGTATCAACCGCCCAACGCCAAGCTGTCGAAGGGTATCTTGGAAGGAAATGGTTTACCACAACCCCCCTCGGATCTACACACCCATTCTATACATTTCAGCCCTTTTCCCGAGGTTTCCTTCCAACCGACTTACCCAATTGTTCTTTGTGGTTAGATGGCGCCGATCAAAGCTCTACAAGTATGACTCTGACTGGTTCGACGCTGTCAACGTGGAAAGACAAGTCTGGATATGGAAATGACTTTACTGCGGCGCCATTTGCAACATCGGCTCCAACGTTCTCCAACGTTGGCCCTCTCTGGAAGGCTCCTTACTTTGCCGCACTTCAGGCTAGGCGGAATACGACCATGACGTTTCCGAAGGCCTATACGATTTTCTCTGTCGCAAATCAACAGACTGCAGCACCCGGAGGATATGCATACATCATGCACGCACCCTACAACGCAGATCTTATCATTTTTTTTGGAACCTATAACGCAACTCATAACTTTGCGACATTCGCTGGAAGTACCGCATGGAATGACGTCGCTTCAAATTCACCCGCATCTGCCGTTGCCAACACTCCGACAACTGCATCCTTGTTGTGTTGCACGAACGACGGTTCCTCGCTGTTACCGTACTTCAATGGAACGGTTATGACTGCAAAAACCGGCACAAACGCCGTCGCATTCGGTATGATTATAGGAGATACATCCCAGAACGGAACGAGTGGAGCATCATCGGGAAACCAGCCATGGCTAGGTGGGATTGGAGAATTCATCCTCTATGGAGCTGTACTGACAACTATCCAGCGTCAGCAGGTTGAAGGGTATTTGGCTTCAAAATGGGGAATACAGGGAAATTTACCAACCACCCACCCTTACAAGACTATTCCGGCGAATACAGTCGCTCAGACGATAAATCTATACGACGATTTCGTATATGGGCCCGCAGTAGCACCAGGATATATATACATCAGCGGTGTACATGGATGGGCAACGGGCAGTGGGATAGGGGCGGCAGGTGGTGCATTTGACGCATCGCCGGGAAGCGTCTATCCGTATTACTTGTTTATTCAGGGAAATACCGCCACCGCAACAAAGACAATCGTTCCTACACCTGGGTACACTGCAACGATTTCATTCTCGTTTGCACGACGAGCAGGTGGTGTTGCGGGTTCAACTGTTACAGCTTCTGTCTATTTTGGAGCGACGTTGATCTATGGCCCGACGGCAACACCGGCGGTGGGATCAGGATGGACTACGGCAAGCTTTACCTATCTCATGACGAGTGCGCACACCTCGATTACCTTCACGTGCGGAGTTAGTCCAGCGACGGATCAATCTTTGATTGTAACGAATGTCTCGCTGATCTAGGACTTCGACACGTGAATCCTCAGTGCGTTTCCGGAGATTGAGTAGGAGATCAGAACTCCGATACACAATGCCTGAATGGCGGTAATCGTCGTACCCATACCCTGACCAAGCAGATAGACCACATAGTCATATACGTTTCGTGTCACACCATCTGAGCAAACACTCGGTGGTGTGAGGGGAATAGATTGCACAATGTATCCGCCTAGAAATCCACCCGCTGCCCACGCAAAGAGCTGGGGGCGATACGCCTCACGAGTAGGATTCACTAACGGATTCAGTGTCGCACGATCATTCGCTTCTTGGGCTACGATGACTGCATGACTGGACATTAACTCCTCGAGTGTGACAATGTGTGGCGGCTCGATGATACTCACCTCCGGAGTGGGGAACATGGGTCCAGTGGCGTCCATTTATTAGTCACGACCGCCAAACTTTCTGTACTCCTACGCATGCGACCGCACCTGCGGTCTAATTTTCAGTTGGGTTAACAATAGATGCTCTCCTCCTATGTTCCAGGCGTGGGGATTGTCACATGTGCCCCCAACATTGCACAGGGTCCGGTAGGCCCAGTAGGCCCGGTAGGTCCAACAGGCACAACGGGCACAACGGGTGTAACAGGTCCAAAGGGCGACGCTGGAAGTTCGTTATATATTGGACCCACGGGTCCTACCGGTTCAACTGGATATACCGGTAATACGGGCCCTACGGGTATAACGGGCCCAACGGGAACAACCGGGACTACCGGTCCCACTGGACCTACGGGACCGATTACGACGGGAAACACCGGAAACACCGGGCCGAGTGGAGCAACGGGCTCAACGGGTCCTACTGGCTATACGGGCCCAAACGGGCTCGCCACGAATACGGGCCCGACGGGACCGACAGGCCCTACAGGGTTCACGGGCTCCACCGGCACCACAGGGCCTACGGCATCGACTGGACCCACGGGACCCACGGGTGCGGTTGCAGCCACTGGTCTTACAGGGCCTACGGCATCGACTGGACCTACAGGTGCCACGGGACCGGCAATGACAGGTACAACGGGCCCGACTGGACCGACTGGTCCTACGGGTCAACAAGGGTATATGGGCCCACCGGGTCCACCGGGTCAGATCGGTGATCGTGGGTTTATAGGCCCAAGCGGCACAACGGGTCCCACGGGGCCTACAGGAAGTTCCTCGACTGGACCGACTGGTCCGACGGGTCAATCGGGCTTTACTGGCACAACGGGACCCACTGGGCCGACGGCAACTGGCCCCACGGGTCCAACGGGTCCGAACAAACCCATTCTACCTAGCGCAAACCCTGCGGGATTCGTAACCTTCGCACCCTCGGGAAATTACTCGGTTGGTGCAAATGTCCTTGTATCCCCCGACACGGCTGCTCCGTTGACTTCGTACATTGTAACACAGGGCTGGACGATGGCAAGTCCGGTGGCAACTGCAACTATCACCGGTGTTACGTGGACGCAAGGTCCGACGTATTGGCGTGCGAACCTTTCTGTATATTCGACGGCGGCAACGGCGGTTAGCGGCTTTACGGTCTATTATTACTATCAGTAAGTAACAACGGATGTTTCAGTCGTATTCCTCACGTGGTACCAGCACATACGTCATTCCTCTGAAAGCAGATGTCCGGCAGGTGAATGGACCCACCGGGAATACGGGGGCTGTAGGTCCTCGTGGCCCAACGGGTCCACTGGGACAACAGGGCCCATTTGGAGATTCGACCATTACCGGGGCTACGGGTCCTAGTGGCCGAACGGGTTCCACAGGAACCACTGGAACCACGGGTCGTACCGGTCCAACCTACACTGGCCCTACAGGAGGAGCGGGTATTGTAGGATCTACGAGTACGACAGGTAGTACGGGTCCAACCGGGTATACGGGCATATTTCCAACCGGACCGTTTGGAATCACGGGGGCTACTGGACCTACATCTGTATTCGGCGCAACTGGGATGACCGGACAGGTCTTGAACCAGACGGGTCCACAGGGAATGCCGGGACCAATGGGTCCAAGAGGAAACACTGGAAACACGGGTATTACTGGTCCGACCGGATACACGGGTCCAACCGGCTCAGTCGGAAACACTGGCTGCACGTCTGCAACGGGAAACACTGGTCCGAGTGGGAATACTGGAAATACGGGCATGTTAGGCCTGCGTGGGCCCAGCGGTATGGCGGGTGCTAACTCTGCGACAAGAGGACCAACAGGACTGACGGGCATTTCCCCAACCGGTAAGGCCGGATACTCGGATCCGACAATGGTGTCTATACCTACGGGTCCGACAGGTCCGACAGGCATTAAAGGCTGGTCGATTATAGGGTCTACTGGGCCGTCGGGACCTTCGGGAACAACGGGTAAGACTGGAACCAATGGTACATTCTTTTCCATACGCCCGGTTACGTGCAGTGCCGCCGTAACAACGACAACAGGTTCCGTGGCTGCGAATACGATCTACTCGAACTCGCTCACCTATGCGACGGGAATCTCGACCAGTCAATGCGTAGGACTGAATGAATTCTCTGGTCTCATGACAGACGGGACGTATTTCCGGTTTGCTTCTGTATACATGGCACCATCGGCCGGATTATGGACGGTCATTGCGACAATCTCGCCCATGACAGCCATGACTCCAAGCACAGTCTACACTACGGCAGCAAACACATTAAAGATCAATGTGTATACATAATGGACGCCGCCGATGCATGGGTTGCTACAGTCCGTGACTTGAAAGACGCCGGAAAGTCAGAAGGGTTCGAGCCGTATAACGTTGAGTGTATATGCCGAGACATCCTTCGGTATGTGCGCAGAACTCGCATTCGAGAGGTTGGGCGTTTCAAGCAGCGAACGGGTCTTGAATACGATGCCTTTTTGAAATCAATGGAACATCACGAGAAGGAACTCGTGGATCGCATTGTCGGAGAAGACGACTTCTGGGATGCAACAATCAGCATGGTCGGTCGGTAAAACGAATACTTTACACAGAACAGTATAAGAGGTAAAATGGGCGACACAATTACCGGAGTTCAGTTTGGCATTGCAAACCCCGACGACATTCTCAAGCGGAGCGTCGTGGAGGTTACCACCGATAAGACCTATCAGTCTCAGCAGCCCGTACCGAATGGCGTCTTCGATGCTCGCTTCGGCGTCATTGAGAACGGCAAGGTCTGCCCCACCTGCAAGCACACGAATCAGTTCTGTCCGGGTCACTTCGGACACATTACGCTGGCTCGGCCCGTGTATCTCTACCAGTTCTTCGACTGGATTGAGAAGCTTGCCAATATCATCTGTCTGAACTGCTCCCACATTGTGACGGGTGAGGAGTCACTGAAGGGGATCAAGTCCACCGGCGTGGCTCGCTTCAAGGAAGTGAGGGATATTGTTGCAAAGATTCGTAATCAGGGTCTCGAGAAGCCGACGACATGCAGTACCTGCGACTCGCCGTTCTTTCGCAAGATCTCTCGGGTTGCGGGCAAGGCTGCGACACTCGAGGGATTCCCCATCGGCATTGACGATGAGCCGCCGCCGCCTATCCCTCTTCAGGTCGAGCTGATTCTGCGGGCCTTCCAGCGAATGACAAATGCAACTTGCGACTTGGTCGGTTTCAATCACAAGTTCTCTCGCCCCGAGTGGATGATCTGCACGGTCCTGGCTGTGCCGCCACTGACGGTCCGTCCGTCCGTTGTGATGGACGACAATCAGCGCATGGAGGATGACTTGACGCACAAGCTCATCGATGTCCTGCGCAACAATCAGCGTCTGCGTGACAAGCTCGACAAGGGCGAGTCGGCGGAGATGATCGACAAGTACACCGCCATGGTCCAGTACGATGTGGCGACCTACGTGGACAATGATATCAAGGGACTTGCACCCGCTGCTCAGCGGTCAGGACGCCCTCTCCGCACCCTGAAGTCTCGCTTTGGTGCCAAGACGGGACGTGTGCGTGGTAACCTGATGGGAAAGCGTGTGGACTTCTCGGCCCGTTCGGTTATCACACCGGATGCGAACATCGACCTCGACGAGCTCGGCGTGCCGGAGGAGATTGCCATCAACTTGACCTTCCCCGAGATTGTGAATGTCTTCAATCGTGATCGTCTGACTGCGTATGTTCGTAACGGCCCCGATAAGCATCCGGGCGCCAAGTCGGTGTTTCTCAAGCAGGATGCTCGTGTGGTCAATCTGCGCTTCGTGAGCCCGGACACCATTGATCTCCGGGAGGGCGACATTGTCCACCGCCATCTGATTGACGGTGATGCAGTCCTGTTTAATCGTCAGCCTTCGCTTCACAAGGCGTCGATGATGGCCCATCGTGTTCGAGTGCTTCCGTACTCCACGTTCCGTCTGAACGTCTCGGCAACTCGTCCGTACAATGCAGACTTTGACGGTGACGAGATGAACATGCACGTGCCCCAGTCCATTGCATCCGCTACGGAGCTGCGATACCTGGCTTCGCTGCTGCGCAACATCATCAGTCCTCGTACGAACAGTCCCATCATTCAGCTGTTCCAGGACACGATGACAGGCGTGTTCCGCATCAGCCAACCGGGTGTCGTGGTTCCGGAGGTGATTGCGATGAACATTCTTGCTCGTCTGAAGCGGACGTTTGCTCGCAAGAACAAGCCCTGGACGGGTGCCGAACTGATTTCCACCGCCTTCCCTATGCTCTCACTGAAGAGCAGCATCACAATCGAGAATGGACAGCTTGTGTCGGGCATCATGAAGAAGTCTGCGTGCAGTAACCTCATTCACGTAGTCTACAATGACTTTAGTCCTGAGCGATGTGGCCAGTTGATCAATGACATTCAGTCCGTGGTCACGCAGTTCAACCTGTATACTGGCTTCTCAGTCGGTACTGCCGATCTGATTGCTAACCTGGAGACGCAGCAGTTCGTGGCTGACAAGCTCAACGAGGGCCGTACAGCCGTGTCGAAGATCCTGTCTGATGTGCACGGTGGTATCTTTGCAAAGATCTCCAGTTCCTCCGACGGAGAGGAGTTGGAGGACCGTATCTCCTCCGCACTGAAGGACGTTGCAGCCAAGATCAACGAGGCGGTGGTGAAGAGCCTTCCCAAGGACAATGCGATTGTTCAGATGGTTGACTCTGGATCAAAGGGTGGTCCGCAGAACATTACGCAGATGGTTGCTCTGCTTGGACAGCAGCTGATTGAGGGTAAGCGTGTTCAGTACACACTGCAAGATCGCACTCTGCCTCACTTTGCTCGCTACGATGACGGTGTGGAGTCTCGTGGCTTTGTTCAGAACTCCTTCATGAATGGACTGCTACCCGCAGAGTTCTTCTTCCACGCTCAGGCTGGACGTGAGGGTCTGATTGATACAGCTGTTAAGACCTCCGATACGGGCTATATCCAGCGTCGTCTGATGAAGACGATGGAGGATCAGCACGTCGAGCACGATGGCACGGTTCGCAATGTGACGGGATCCATCGTGCAGTTTGCCTACGGTGAGGACGGAATTGACTCCATCTCAGTCGAGGCGCAGAAGTGCGAGCTGAGCACCATGACGATGGAGGATGTGTACCACCAGTATGCGCTGAGCCCCGCAGATGTGAACACGTTCATGAAGACATCTGTTACAGAGGCGCCCGATATGGTGGAGGAGATCTTGGCCGACCGTGACATGCTCGTGCGCAACGTCTTCCGCTTCCGCAAGAATGACGAGGTCTTGGCCCCTGTCAACCTGCGTCGTATCCTGACGTCGTACTCGAACAGCTATTCGACCAAGACGGATCTGACACCTACGCATGTCGTGGAGTCGATCGGAGCATTCGTTGCCGAGTTTCCCAACAACCGGCTGTTCCATGCACTCCTGCGCTACAACCTGGCGCCCAAGAAGGCGATCATTGTCCACCGGTTGACAGAGGTGATGTTTAATGAGCTCATGGCAGACATTCGCTTCCGCTACCTGAAGGCGCAGGTCCATGCCGGTGAGATGGTGGGTGCTCTGTCAGCCCAATCTATCGGTGAGCCGACGACGCAGCTTACGCTGAACACCTTCCACTCTGCAGGTACATCCAAGGCCAATGCAACCTCTGGTGTTCCTCGCATTGAGGAGCTGTTGTCGGCCTCTCCCAACCCGAAGCGACCGGGCAATACTGCATACTTCAAGGGCGACGTCTCCCAGAACGATGCGATTGCCACGATGAAGCGGATCCAGCGCACGACCCTGCGCAACATCACAAAGTCTGTGCGCATCTACTACGATCCCTATCCGCTGTCGGCGGGTACGGTTGTAGAGGAGGATCGGGATACACTGGAGCTCTACCGTCAGTTCAGCCTGGAGCACGAGTCTGAGGCAGGTTCGTCCTGGATCATGCGTCTCGAGCTGAATGACGTGGAGATGTATGCTCGCAACGTCCGTGACCTGACGGAGATTCAGGCCAAGCTGTCGAATGTCAGCCAGCTCAAGATCATGAAGTGTATCACGTCAGACACGTCGGCCAAGAAGCTGATTCTGCGCATCGCCTTTGACGGAGCTGTGATTAAGAACCCGACGCACCTCCGATTCCTCGAGGACAAGATGCTTGACACTGTGCTGACCGGTGTTGACGGCGTGGGCCGTGTCCACCTCCGCACGATCAAGAGCGAACAGGTGTACGACGACGTGGTTGGCGGGTACGTGACACGTGACCAGTATGTGCTGGACACAGAGGGCGTGAACCTTCACGATCTGCTCGTGTTTCCCGGCATGGACGGAACTCGTACCTTCTCGAATGACATTCACGAGGTCAATGATGTGTTTGGCATCGAGGCAGCTCGTATCTGCCTGCTGGAGGAGTTCAACGAGGTCTTCAGCTCTGAGAAGGTGAACTACCACCATCTCAGCGTGCTGATCGACACCATGACCTACAGTGGGCGCATTGTGCCGGTTAACCGCTTCGGAATGAAGAAGAACGAGACGGGTGTGCTGGCCAAGTCCTCCTTCGAGGAGACGTCCAAGACGATGTTCGATGCGGCAGTGGTGGCGGAGTACGATACCATGCGAGGTGTCTCTGCGAACATTATGTTCGGACAGAAGCCTCCATGCGGAACGGGATTTGTGGACATCCTGGTGGATGAGACACGTCTACCGGAGGGCGTGGATGAGATTGTCGAGTCGGATGCACTGGAACAGGCGAACAAGGCGGTTGCCGCTGCACCGGATTCCGAGTGTCGGATTGAGGATATTATGATGGCGTGGTAGAGTCCGTAAGTAACTTGACAAAGCTGAGAGCCAGAAACACAAAGAGCATATACAACACCACGTACACGACAAAACAGATGCGCTGATACGGTCTCAGTCGCCCCACTTCCAGGTCGTCGAGCGAGCTCATTACTTTTTTACGTGGCGGGTGTCTGAAAGTTATGTAGAGAAAGGGTAATATGGCCGCGGCACCGGCAATTCTTCCTAACAGGGATCTAAATGCGGACAAGCCTAATCAGTTCGTGACATATGCCCGAATTGACCCTCTACACGCAGCATTCGCACGTAAGCGTAACGCCCTTGATTCGTGGCACGACAACAAGGCCTCGATGAAACCGCCCATAATTGGAAAATTATATAGCGGCGGTGTTCCCCGTCTTCCTCCTTTTAACACCGAAGATGCATTTGTTGACCACGTGCTGACGAGTCCCGGTCTACCAGAATCTTATTTCTTGCGGTGGAAAGATCGTCTTGCTGAGGGAATTTCTGTGCTCCTCACTCCGAAGATGGAGTGTCTCGTCAATGATGCTCCGTTTCAGCCGTTTGCCGGCGTCCCAAATGGAGGTATTGCGTTTCCATACGATATGGGTCCCTCTCTTTTCAAGTATCTCAAAGGTTCACCCAATTGTTTGTTCTTCTCTGATGCGATTGACACTGCACCAAAGAAAACGAAACGTTCAGACCACCCATATTACTTCCCGATCGACAAGGTTATCATGGAGGGCAGAGATGTTGGGTTTGACGAGCGAGTGATACGTCAGGTTGTATTCGCAGACTTCAAGGCATCTGCACGGATACCCGGTGAAGCAAGCCACCAAGTTGAATGCAAAGTGTTAATTCTTGCAGATCCAGGCGGTTCTAGTGCCTTTCGATGGTATGATTTAGGTAACGAAAACACAGAAAACCGTCCAGACACCCTTGCAACAGCAATCGCGGGAGCCAAACCTAAACGGTCAAACTATCCATCCGGTTTTTTTGCGGGTAACGATGTCGGTGCAACGGTACTGGAAACAGATAACGTACCGCCCGTCATTGCACTATGCACGGTCGCAGCTAAGGTTCTAAGCGACATCAGTGTTGCGATTGCAGCATCTCCTCAGATGCAGAAACGATATCCTCAGCCGCCGCCGCCGCCGCCGCCGCCGCCAGCGTCGCCGCCGTCAGCCGCCGCTGGGTGGCTTCCGTTATACGATGAAGATATCGATCGGCCATTCATTGTCCCTTCGAAATATATACACAACACAGGTGACCGAACATCGAGCCTCGAAGCAAGTCGATACGGAGCAGATGCATGTTATATTGGTCCCATGCACAGCGGCGTAGCAACTGGTCGATTTATACCAGGCGAAGCTATTCAAGGAGGTGATGCAACCATCAGTGCGTATAGTGAAAGGTTGGCGACCACACGAGCCGAGGTTGCCGAACGGTTCCGATTGTTCATTGCCGACCTCGACAATCCGGACCCCGAACATTTTAAAGTAGACGGAGACCCGGTGATTACTCCATCCAAAGTCGGGCAACTTGTTGCGTATCTCGCACTGAAAACTGCGGAAGTGACCGGACTTGCGACCCAAGTAGATAGGTTCATAGGCGAACAAATCGCAGCCGCAACTGCTAGCATCGAGGCGGCTGCTGTGATGGCCGATAAAATCAGACTCGCCAAGGATGCTTACGAAATACTGGAAAGACGCAAACTCACACTAATGCCCACTTCACCGACCATCTCTCTGGTGCTTGCAAGCGGGGCACGGAAAAGCCTACCTGCATCCTTCTTAGTATGCGTCCTTCCTGATAGACCAAGAAATACAATTTCGTTCAAGCACGATATTAGCGGAATAGTGCGATCGGTGAGGGGAGGTCGTCGGCGAACGCTGCGTCGTATGCGAGGCGGAGTACTTACCGGTCCCCAGCAGTTCGCACTCGACCTATTCAATAGATTCAGGGATGCACTCTTTGAAGCCAGTATCCTCAGGTCGCTAGGGGGTGCAGAAGCCGAGCCCCAAGCTGCGACTCTGTACGAAACGTTTAGGCTGTTCACAGGATTTACTGTCGATCTCGAGATACATGCCCAATTAAGTCTAGTTAAAGAATGTTTATACAGAGGCGATGAAAAGGCATACGACGAAGAGATTATGCAAACGTTAGAAGACGACTGGAGCGACATAGAAGTTAAAACGAGGAACAACCACACGCAAAATGCCGAAAGAATTCTGAACGGACTGCGCGACCCTAGTGGTGGCCCCGTTAACCGGGTGGTTTTGAATCCAGGAATACTCGGAAAATTTCTCGCCGCAAACCGTAACCCGCAAGAATATATCGACACATTGAGCTCCGTTGGCGATAAAAAAGCTGCGAAGTTAATTGTGGGAAATTATACATCAGGATATGGCAGCGACGCCTCCGTTGCGTCATTACCTGTCCGTAGGACACTGTCTGGTCGACCTGTATTTGGAGGCCGCCGCAAGACCCACCGCCGTCGCAAGCTTCCCAAACTCCTCTAATCATAACACAATGGCTAACCTGACGCACCCGGAGTTGGCGGAGATTCGCAATGAGAATCTCCCCATGGCATCGTTGTCGGCTCTCCAAGAGCTGCGGACAAAGCTGTGCAACACATCGGGAGCTGAGTACACTCTTCAAAGTCATCAGAAGTTTCTGCGACGTGTCTTGTCCCCCGACAGTCCGACACGCAATCTTCTGATGGTTCACGGTACGGGTGTGGGCAAGACATGTACAGCAATTCAAATTGCGGAGGAATACATTCTGCGCCCCGAATTTCAGGAGAAGAAGGTGCTGGTCGTCGCCGGCCCGGCCGTTCAGTCGAACTTCAAGACGGAGATTTTCGATATCAACCGGGTGTCGCTTGATAAGACCGAAACTCTCCTGTCGTCGAAACAGTGTACAGGTCGCCGGTATCTGGATATGCTCATGAGAATTGAAGCCGAGCCGAAACAGTGGAAGGTTCCCGACACTCGCATTCGATTGGGCACATTGGCTGATCGTATTATCGGCGAGTTCTACGAGTTCATTGGGTACAGCACCTTCGGTGCAATGATCAACAAGAAACTGTTGGAACTGAAACCATCGGATGCCGAGAAGTGGATCCACGATACGTTCGACAATCGGCTGTTGATTATCGACGAGGCTCACAATCTGCGTGAGGGCAGCTCGGAGATGAAAACTGTATCCACTGGACTGGAGAGCCTGGTCAAGATGGCGAATGGGTTGGTTCTGGTACTACTGACAGCCACTCCCATGTACGACAGCCACGAGGAAATTGTGTTCTACATGAATCTGTTTCTCTGGAACGACCGAAAGCAGCTCCCGACCAAGAAGATCGCCGCTGCCGAGTTCATGCTCCCGGATGGATCGATCAAGGTGTCAAAAGAGCAAGAATTCCGTGACTGGGTGCAGACCTACGTGTCCTACGTCAAGGGCGAGAACCCCTTCACATTTCCATTCAGATTGCCCGCACCCGAAGTGGAGGGGCTTCCGGCTCCAGCGACGGGCTTTACCGGGTTGGAGATGGGTCCGGCCACGCAGCTGAAGTACTTGACAGTGACACCATCCACTCTCACCGGCGAACAGAAGAAGGTGTTGGACGGTACACACGGAAAGGAAGGCGACGAAGAGGCACGTATGGCATTGATGATTCCGACCATCAGCATTCTTCCGGGTAACAAGGAGTTCGGAGATGTGTTCAGGGCTTCGGGTACACAGTGGCAGTATACAGTTGAACCGTTCTTGACACCTGAGAAGCTGCCGGGTATCTCTGCCAAGTTTGTCAGCGTCATCAAGACAATTGACACGTCGAAAGGTGTCGTGCTCGTCTATTCGAATTATGTTGAACGTGGATCACGCCTGTTCGCAATGGCGCTGGAAGAACACGGGTACACACCGGTGAGTGGGCCTCCGTTATTGACAAACCCCGCCTTCAAGGGCAAATCAAAGGGCGAATACATGCTGCTCAGTAGCGAAGTGTCCACCCCGCAGACCAATGCACTCCTTCAACTCGCACGGTCCGACAAGAATGTAAATGGACAAAAAGTTCGAATCATTGTCACGACTCCCCGTATCTCGGAAGGTGTCAACTTCCGGTATGTACGCCAAGTACATCTGCTGGATCCGTGGTGGAACATGAGCCGCATTGAACAGGTTATCGGGCGGGCACTGCGTACATGCAGCCACCAAGCTTTGCCTTTCGAAGAGCAGAACTGCTCCGTATACCTCCATGTTGTGCGCTCAGACACCGATCAGGAGTGCTTCGATGAGTATACGTATCGCACAAAGGTGGAGGAGAAGGGCGTAAAGATTGCCAAGGTGCGACGCCTGCTCGAAGAATCTGCAATGGACTGTCCGATTCAGGTGAGTCTCAATACACTCCCACTCGACTGGAAGAACCTGGAAGTGCCGCAACGTCGGGCCGAGGGTGGGCATGAAGTCAAGATGCTCCTGAAAGACATGCTTGCACCCGTATTCTCAGAATCAGAAGCTGCTCAATGTCACGTGAAGCCGTCGGTGGTCGAAGAGGGTTATGTCCGCCCGCTGTCGACATACTTTGACGTGCGTGATGAAGTCTTTTCCAAGCTCGGCAAGCTGTTTATTGACAAACCCATCTGGGACCGTAATGAACTCTTTGGAGCGCTGAAGGCCTACCAACGTGAGGTCATTGTGTTTCTTCTTCAAAACGCCATTCGCACGGGGTTCAAATTCAAGGATTCGTTTGGGCGGCCGAGTCATCTGCAGTCCCGTGGAGATCTGTATACATTAGGACCTATCGGTGTAGAGAATGGTTCGATCATTGAACGGACTGCTCCTCCTCCTGTACAGAAGAATGCACTCATCGAGCCAGTCGAAGAGGCACCGAAGGAGCAGGGCGAAGTTCCCGATTTGGCTGCTCTTGTGCTCGCTCTGGATATACAGGAGGCATCGCTCGTGGAAGCCCCAATTCCAGCGGGTGCGCCGCCTAAAGAGGACAAGAAGATTCGAGATGCGAACAAGAAGATACAGGAGCAGAAGCGGAGTATCCAAGATTTCATGGATCAGATACGGGTAGATTTCGCTGCTGTCCTACCTAGTTTCGTATTTGATCGGCTGACTCGTGAGCAGAAGATTGCGTATCTGCGATCGCCGGCGTCAAAGGACCTGCAGTTTGCCGACCGTCTCCGGGTTCCCGGCACGGACATTCTGGTATTAGGAAAAGACGATTATGATCCACCCGACCCGATTTCCGAAGATCGCACTGCAGTTCAGGCATGGGTCAAGTCTCTCGAAGATAGGTATGCCGCAGATAACGATGCAATGATCGGCACGATCAAGGACGATAAGTTCTCAATCGGTAAGTTCGAAGAGAAGGATGGAGTTTTCAAGCGCATTCACGGTGCAAAGCGTGACGTGCCAATTGTATGCGGAACGGGAAGCAACTCGTCAACTGAGATTGTGAAACTCGCACTGTATACAGATATCCGCAAACGTGGAATTCCCGAGTTACCCAAGAAGATCACATGGACACGCTGCGATATTATGGAGCTGTTGGCACGTGAACAGAACAACATCAAATGGTACACACCCGAAGAAATGAGCGTGCTGACAAAACTCAAAACGAAAAGTAAGGCGTAAACACAACAGTATCTCATGGACCCTGTCTTCGAACGACGTGAGTTAACCCGTTCGGTTCACATTCACGCCCCAAACCTGCAGCGCAATATTCACGTGAGCCTGCTTGCGCAGCTTCGCATGAAGTATGAAGGAGTCTGCATCCCCGAAGGATTTGTCCAACGTCGCAGCATTACGATTGTGGAGCATTCTCTGGGACGCATTAACCTTATCAAAGGCGGTCTGGAGTACACGGTTAAGTTTCAGGCCGACCTCTGTATGCCTCACCCCGATCAAGTGTTCCGCGCAACAGTGACTCTCCGCAGCAAGATTGGTCTCCACGCCGAGCTGCTGCCAATGAAGGTGCTTCTGCCACGTGATCTCCATCTGGGCAACGGAGGGTTTGAGGATATCAAGGAGAAGCAGGAGATTGAGTTCAAGGTGGTGGGATCTCGATTTCAACAGGGAGACGATTCGATCGTCGTGCTTGGTACGCTGACATCTGTCATTAACCCTGCGGCCGAGAAGGCAGATGACGTGGGTACAGATGCAGCCGAGCCCTTGATTGCTGCATCGGCTCCCGGTGATGCGTCAGAGAAGCGTGTCGTTCAGGTATCTCAGGAGGTTGCAAAGGGCGCAGAGCCCGTGCGTCGTAAGAAGCTTGTTAAACCTCCTGCGGCTCAAGCAAATGAACCGAAGCCGGAAGGAAAAGCTCCGTGAACAGCTTGATACGCTCGGGGTCCACGAACATGCTCAGGTCTTTGCCGTAATCAAAAAGTACACAGACGAATACACTCGCACACAGACGGGCGTATTGGTATCAAGTGAATCAATCCCCGATGGATGTATCGTTGAGATGGAAACGCTCGTTGCTTTTTATTTGGATCAGCGCAAGCGGATGGATGCGGATGAACGTGCGAGGAAGAGTCTGCGAAAGGAGTAAATGGAGGTTGTCTTCGACGTACCCGCAATACCTATACCCGAAGAGCAAATCAAAACATTCCTACTCCCTCGTGCACCCCGTGAGGAGATTCAGATCGAGAAGGTCGAACTCACACAGGAGATGATTGCTGCACAGGAACCCCTACCTGACCCGGTATTTTTACCGGATGACTTTTGCCCTTGTACGTACGACGTGGGCGCACCATTGAATCGGTTGGACGAGTATGATGCGGAGTTTAAGGGAATGATCAAGCAGATGTTCGATGCGGGCCCGGAACTCCGGTTGACCAAGGAGGGCATCGACGATAAGGTCGAACAGTACGAAGAGATCACAATGCCTATGGTTGAAAACGAATAAACATAGTCGGAGGTATTTACAAGGGCAAATGGAATCTCTTCTCTCGTCTAGTGCACGAGCGGACCTTGACTACCTAGCCACCTTCGTAAAGCATGCAAACGCCGAACTCGAATGCAAGGTCCTCACTAACCAAATTCAGACCAAAGACATTGCCGACCGCATCATCAAGACCATCGAGGGATTTTCCGCAGGACCTGGAGTTGAGGCAGTTCACTCAACGTTCAGCTATCCTGACGACATTCGTGTCGTCGCAAAGGGTGCGGAGAACATTCACAAGATCTGCACAACCAACAGTTTCAGGGGAGCCCAGGTGAAGGTTGAGCGCAAGACAGCCTACTTCGGCCGCCAGGGCGCAGACGGACATAGCGACATGGTCGATGTCCCCGAGATGGGTCTTCGCTTCACGCTCCGCAAGGAGGAGGAGGTGCGGCGGGACTTTACCGGTACGCCGATGGACGCAACCTCTCACGTTCGAGTCATCAATCGCAAGAGCTGGAGGACGCAGGACGGGCTACTGGCAATTGACTTCTCGATGGTCAAGTCAAAGGTGAAGGGCATGCGATCCTTCTCGGAGATCCTTCGCCAGAACCCATCGTATGAGCTGGAAGTGGAGGTGCTCGATCGCAAGGCTGATCCGAAGGCGCTCGTGGAGTCACTGCTGGTTCACATCGAGTATTTGCTCATTGCCTTTCAGGGCTCTCCGTTTCTCCTTCCTTCCTCTGACGTCAGTCGGTATGGAATGGAGTTCAACACGTCAGGGCACAAGTTTCTTAATCCCGTGACGATGAAGCGTCGCCACATCCGTGCAGATCGGCCGAACAATATCCTTACCGGATATACGGTGACAAACAAGGCCGACGGACAGCGGTGTTTCCTGACGGTCATGCGTGATAAGCGGATGCTGCTGATTCGGCCGAATGGCACGGTCACGTGGACGGGCATGATGGCTGTGAAGGACACACACGTGGGCGATGTCGTGGATGGCGAGTATCTCGATGACCGAAACCTGTTCTGCATCTTCGACGTCTACTCGTTTCGAGGCAAGAACACGACTCGCCTTCCGCTCTTTACGACGGACGAGGATGTGTTGGCGAACCCTCTCTCGTCTCGGCTGGGATGTGCTCGTGAGTTCGTAGCCGACCTGCGCCGTGATTTCACGACGATGCCAAATGGCAGGGCCCTTCGTGTGGAGACCAAGCTCTTCCTCGCAGGCGATGGACCTGCGATGGAGGAGGCCATCAACACGATGTTGACCACCTCCTTCGAATACCCCACGGACGGACTCATCTTCACTCCCCGTGCGACTCCTGTTGCCCCGCAGGCTGACCGCAAGGGAAACACATGGACGACTGTCTACAAGTGGAAGCCCGCCGACCAGAACAGCATTGACTTTCTGGTGAGGTTCAAGCCCGGTGAGACGTTTGATACCGTCTTGAAGGCACGTGTATTCAAGGGACAGCTCTATATCGGTCGGACACGTGGGTTTGATATTGTCTACCCGTGTGAGACGATGACGGGCGAATACGTTCCGCCCCGCTTGCCGCCGGACCTCCAATCGCTTGCCGACGTACGAGACCGGGCACCAGGCGTGTTTCAGCCAGCCGTTCCTCGTAATCCCGACGCCTCCAACATCTCGATTCCTCTCGACGCAAAGGGCGTTCCGATTGATTCGATGGGATCACGTGTCGAAAACAATACGATTATCGAGTGTGTGCGGAACGTAGAGACGAACCGCTGGGTCATCCTGCGCACTCGCTACGACAAGACTCACCAGTACCGTGTTCTTCACCAGCCGCAGTTCGGCAATGATGTGGCCACTGCAAATTCGATCTGGACGAACATTCACATCCCGGTGACAAAGGAGATGTTGACCACCTGCGTGTCGACGCCTCCTGACGACACGTTTGAGGACGACCTGTACTACCGAGATGACCTCGGGTCTCGTGACCGAGTGCTCAAGGATACGTATGCATTTCACAACAGAATCAAGGCTGATCTCTTCACACAGGTGATCAAGCCCGGTAGCACCCTCCTTGAGCTCGCAGTTGGGCGGGGCGGTGACATGCTGAAGTGGAGGGAAGCTAAGCCGAGCCGTGTGGTTGGCATGGACATTGCTGCGGGCAATTTGGAGTCGCCTGTTCAGGGTGCATGCGTTCGATACATCCGCCTGAAGGAACAGGGCCCCCTACCTCCTGCGCTCTTCGTAGTTGGAGACATGACACAGCCGCTGTATGAGCAGGACAACCGGTATGTCCGCATCCTTGCGGGACTGGAGCCGGCACCCACGCCGTATCTTCAGCAGTTCGCAGGACTCAAGATGTTCGATGCGGTGTCGTGTCAGATGGCCATGCATTATGCGTGCACATCCGAGGAGACGTTCAAGGTATTTACGAAGAACCTCGTAGATCATGGTAAGGGAGTGTTCTTTGGGACATGTATGGACGGTGCAGCCGTCTATGCGAGTCTCCTGGGCAAGAAGAGCACCCTCTTCCGTGCCGACGGTCAGGTGTTTGGGGAGATTGTGAAGTCTTACACAGACGGTGATACATGGCGTGAGGAGTTCGGTCAAATGATTTCGGTTAAACTTGAGAGCTTTGAGCGTCCCATGGACGAAGCGCTCGTTCCGTTCGGAAAGGTGACAGAAATGCTAGGGGAAGCCGGGTACGAGCTAGTCGGAACGAAGATGTTCTCCGATCATTATGATCAACAGAACTCGATTACGCTCACACAAGAACACCAAGCCTTCTCCTTCCTCCACCGTTCCTTTGTGTTCAAACGCGGTCCTCCCAAGTCCGCTCCCAAGCCCGCACCCGAGCCCGCCCCTGAGCCCGCTCCTGAGCCCGCCCCGGAATCAGTCCAGGCAGTAGAACTCCCCGTCGTCGCCGAGCCGCCCGAGCCGCCGAAGCCGAAGGCCGCACGAAAGAAGTTGATCAAAGCTGCGCCCACAGCACCAAACGAAGAGGCCGTAAAGCCCGTCCTGTTCTACGGAGCAGACGAAAGCAAGGGAGAGTTTAGGTTTATGAGCAATATGTTCGTTGCACCGTTCGAGATTGACGGTATGACGTTCCCCACTGTGGAGCATTACTTCCAGTGGTCAAAGGCAATGATGTTCGAGGGGAAGGATTCGGAACATGCACAGAAGATGATGAAGCCGCCCCGAAACAAGGAGTTTACGGAGGCAAAGTCGGTCAAGGCGCTGGGACGCAAGGTTAAGGACTTTAGTGCCGCAAAGTGGGACGATGTGAAGATTCCGATTATGAAAAAGGCGCTGCGGGCAAAGTTCGTCAATCCCAAGCATGGGCTTCTGGAGAAGCTAGTAGCCACAGAGAACCGCCCCATTGGTGAGGCGAATCCCCGTGATAAGTATTGGGGTATCGGCACGTCAGCCGATACCGCCGATGCGAAGAACGAGGCCAATTGGAAGGGGCAAAACATGTTAGGCAAGTTGCTGATGAAATTGCGTGAGGAGTTTACAGAGTCCAAGAAGGGAGAGGATAAGGCAGCAGTGCCCCGTGTGGATGTGTGAGATCCACTCCTCTCCTGTATGGTCTAGCGGTTAGGATAGGGCCCTTTCAAGGCCTTGGCCCGGGTTCGACTCCCGGTACGGGAATCCGGATGAGTAGCTCAGTGGTTAGAGCGTCTCCTTTACACGGAGAAGGTCTTGCGTTCAATCCGCAACTCGTTCACCAACGCTGATAGTTCAGTGGCAGAATGAGGGTCTTCCACACCCTTGACGCGGGTCCGATTCCCGCTCAGCGTATCTTGCCGCATTGGCTCAGTGGTAGAGCATCGGTCTTATGCACACTCATCGCATTAGCTCAGATGGTAGAGCATCGGCCTTTTATGCGTTGCATGTCAGCCGATAGTCGCGGGTTCAATCCCCGCATGCGGTATCTACACACAAGCAACACCAAGTATATAATGAAGTCCTTTTGGATTGCGTACCACGAAGTTGATGAAAAGGACGAGACAAAGTGGGTTGTCTACGACGGATACACCACATTCAAGGATGCATGGCACGATGTCATGACATACTACCAGTTCAAGGGCATGCTTCCGAACTATGCGTGGTTCATCTACGGGGTGCAAGAGGACAATACAAAGATAAAGCTAAACCACGATGGCACTCCCATCTAACGAGTATGTCCGAGTGGTTAAGGAGACAGGCTTAAGATCTGTTGGTTCACACCTCGTGGGTTCGAATCCCACTGCTCGTATTCTGCTTCCATCGTCTAGTGGTTAGGACACGAGTCTTTGACACTCGGAACCTCGGTTCGATTCCGAGTAGAAGCACGCACTCCATTTCATTACGCTTTTTCCCCTGCCGTTGTAGCTCAGTGGTAGAGCACCCGCTTTGTACACAGTTCGGAGGTCCTCCTTCGTCGTCCATGCGTCCCAATTAGCGGTAGGTCGGAGGTTCGGTTCCTCCCTGCGGCAAACCAAATTTATGCACTCAAAACGAATTCTGTTGCACGTCGGTAAACACCGTCTTACAACAAAATGCAGACCCGTTCCACTGTCTCCAAGCGCCCTGTTCCTGCCTCCCGTGTCGTCTACGAGCGTGATAATCACCGTTGGACGGTGTCTGAGGAGCGTGAGATGATTCGTCTTCGCCGGCACGAGAATCTGACGTTCGCTAACATTGCACACGGTCTCCGTCGCAGCCCGGAGGCGATCAAGTTCCGCTTCGCCAAGCTTGTCGACGAGCATGTTGGCGACGACGATGTTGCCGAGAAGGAGGTTCTCCGCTGGTTTAACCTCAACACTGAGTAAGCGGAATGCTAAGCATTAATTGGATTGCCAGTGCACTGATGGCAATGGTCGTCGTGAATCTGGTGTTCCAGGCTCAAGCAAATGCGCCTCAGGCTCCTGAAATCCACAGTTTCCCTCCTCCCATTTCCACAGGAAAGGAACGGTCTTTTTCATCTGGTCGGGATGCATCGATGTATACCCAACAGGTACGCAGACAGGCCGTGGTGAATGGGTATCATGGAAGCCCCAATTTGGTCTTGCGTGAGAGCAATCATACGTCTGGATTTACCAATGGTGTGGTTGAGATCTATTCACTTACGGCGGTCTGCCAGCGTGTATGTGCAGCGGTGGCAGCATGCAGCCCGATATTGGATGCAGGCCTGTCGACGGATGACTTCTGCCAGGTGCTTGACGGCAACGGTGGCACGGTTGCACTGGATGCTGGAACATCGCAAACTGTTGTATGTTAACAATGGCCGGCTGTGGCACGACGCCTGTCAAGTTTTTGCTACGGAGAGATACGCTGGCGACGTGGACTACGTCATCTGTTGTATTAGCGCTGGGCGAACCGAGCGTTGTTACGGAAACGGGTCAGATGAAGATTGGAGATGGTGTGAATACATGGAACAACCTCCCCTACGTGGGCAGCATGACGGGTCCTACCGGGTACACTGGAAACACCGGACCGACGGGTTCAACTGGTTCAACAGGTCCAACTGGGTTCACCGGACCAACAGGTGCAACTGGGCCAACTGGACCAATAGGTCCCACCGGTACAACGGGGACAACGGGCCCGACCGGTGTGGCATCGACCGTGACAGGACCAACAGGCACCACCGGACCAACGGGCGTAGCCTCCACCACGACTGGACCAACAGGCACCACCGGACCAACGGGTAACACCGGTTCGACGGGCAACACTGGCCCTGCGTTCAGTGGCACCCTGACGTCTACGTTGACCATTCAGCAGGCTGCAGAGATTGTCACCCAGCTTAACACGCCAGGTACATCGGTATCTATTAACTGGTTAACAGGTAGTGCGTACTACCTCACTGGGTTGACGGGCAACGTCGCACTCACCGTGACGAATGTTCCCACTACGCCACTTCAGAGCGTCACACTCATATTCTATATTCTACAGGGGACCACCGGATACTACATCAGCTCTATTACTGTGAACGGCACAACGTATACCATTCGCTTTCCAGGTGGAAGTGTACCTGTACCAACGGCATCGATTCGGGCGACGCAGACCTTTACGATTATCGTGACTCCGTTATTGGTGTATAGCGTGTTCACAAACTTTGCGTGAGGAGAACAATGCCACTTAGTGTGTTGGCAGGTCATACGTTAGGCCCCGCAGTGCGCGCATATACACATGAGTTTACGGCGCTCAGCGGTATGCCCGTCACCAATACAAACCGTATATCGTTCACCATAGGCGGAAATTTTACTACGGGCACAAGTGGTCTATTCAACATCACAATATTAGGTAGTCCTTCGACTATGACCATCTCTACTTTCGGAAACACGTCAATTACGTTATACACAGGTCAAAATGGGACAGGTACTCCACTCAATATCTCGGGTGCGTCCACATTTGTGCTTGCGATTGGCGTGTATCAGTCTATGTACGTAACCGCTTCTGCGAACGGTACGATCTTCTTTGCCCAGTTTTCGGGGATGAATATATCACTAGACTAGTCGTTCCCCCCGAACTTCTTGTAGTACTCCGCATACGACATGCTGGGGGGGGCAACATTCGAATTGACAATCGCCGGTGCAAACTTCTGGAACAGCCGCTGGCCCATGACAACCGACGCCTGCTCGTCCGTCATCTCGCCCTTCTCGATCTTCCGCTTCAAGCTCAGCATTTCAAAAAAGGTTGCATCCAGGCGATCCTCCGAATGCATCTGCCACAGCGAAGGAAAATTGAAATACAGCTTCTCATTCTCCACCTTGAGCTTCTCCAGGAACTCCTCCCGACGAAGATGTCTCCACTTCTTCTTCGAGTGGTCCATATTGCGAACCAATGCCTGGATCTGCGTTGCCGTCAACTCTTCCACGCTGATATGCTGCTCTCCCTCTGCAACTTCCTCCGGTGTCAACTCACGTGCGCGCTGCTGGTCTGCCATTATTGTGGGTACGCACAGAATCTATAAGTGGGAGTAACGCAGCAACTAGCCGATCACACTCCTCGGCCGTGGTCATGCCTGTTAGAATGATGTTCCCTGTACGGAACACCTTTGCAATCCACTTGACATCGGGGAAGTAGATCTTGACAGCAGGATACACTGCGGGTTCGTACTCGGTGCGCACACCTGCACGGCGCAGATCTGCGTAGAGAGTCTCTCGAGACAGGGTCGTGGCTGCCATTCGAGTCTTGTAATTCATCAGCACGACCCGGCGAACCTCCGTTGTCCACACATTGTCTGGGGCCGTATCGTCAGGAACACCCACTGCTTGGGGACAGGTTGAGAGGATATGAGCACGTAGCCTTGACATGACTGAGCGATCGTAGCGTTCGTCCAGCACGCCTGTAATGTGGAACACACCATTCTGGAAGATCTTCACGGTGATCTCCTTCTTTCTCAGCGTGCCGTTCCCATCGTCCAGACTGACAAGCGTGATGGAATTGTGCCCGAATCCGGTTGTTCGCTTCACGGGTGCCTTCTTGGCTCGCCGTTTGATCAAGTCTCGCTTCGAAGACCCACGTGCAGGAATTCCTTGCTTCTCAATCTTGATGATTGACTCCGTCAATGGGAGGGACTCCAGAAGGAGGTTGGTGTTCAAACGAACGTTCACGGTGTACAGCACCACCATCGTTGTCAGTGTTGGCGGATCCATTGACATCCTTGATGTAAATGGTATCGATTTCGTTTTTCCACGCCTGTGAAAAGGACATGGGCTCTCGGGTAATTACATGACATTGAAACGTGCGGATAACGGCTCTCAGCCGTGTTTCCTCTGCGGGGTCTAACATCCATCCTTCAAGATAGCCGAACCAGATAACGGCTGTCTTGTGGTGGGCGAGTATTCCCATTGCCGTATCCACCAGTGAACTCATCGGTTCACATGATAGATCAAAGCAATCTGTTGGTTTTGCCGTGTTATAGAGATACACTGTAAGCATTACGTAACTGTACGAGGATATATGTAAGTATTCTTCCAAGCGGGTCCGCCTGTGGTCGAGTTAATCAGACCCGCACTAAGGCCCGCACAAGCGCATGCCGATGCAAAATTGACCTTGCCTTCACGCCAATTGACCTTGCCACAAGTGACACAGCAGTTGGGCCCAATCGCCTGGCGAGCCGCCATGATAATGTCCTCCTTGCGGTAGTTGGGATCTGTCGTCGCAAGCAGTGTCGACAGCACAATTCTGTCCTGCAACTCGGGAAGCTGGTTGATGAATGTATTCGGAGCAACGCCGTTCTGGCTTGTCACCAGCGTCGGACCAAGGCAGTTTTCGCTTGTGATCTGCGATACACCCTTTGCATTGACAGGCTTTGCGTTCTTCGGGTTCCACATGACCGCCGTTGCATTCGCAGATGCATAGGAAATATACTGCGATGCATCCTTGACACGGTGACCCCGGGCAACTGTACTGCACGAAGGTCCACGTGTGCTGGGAGCATTGAGCGTCGACACAGTCGCAGTCGCAGGCAAAAAGGTTTCATAGACCGCAGATGCCGCCTGCTGGCGCTGGATCTCGATCATCTGCCCACACGTCATCTTGGGGCGTGTGTCGATATACTTTGTAGCACGCAGTTGCTGCCGGACAAGGAACTCGCTGCACGAGGACATACTTATCATTCACCAAGAACTAAACTCCAGGATGCGTCAACAAATGACGGCGGCAGCACTCCCGTGTGAGGCCAAGCTCATTCAAGGCTCGCCCCTCTGCGGTCAACTTGATGTCATTGGTGAGATACATTAGCTCTGAGTCGGCTGCTCGGCCCTCTGCACGGCGATACTCCTTGATAAGACGCAGAAACTCCTTCCACTTGCCGGCGATAGGGAGATTACACGTATAGCAACGGATCGGAATCGGGAAATCCATGGTGATGTTCTTCTTGTTTGTGAGAGACAGTTCGTTTTTCGCAGACTAGAACAATGAAGGTGAAGTCAAAGATCGTCTATTGGATTGCTGGGGCTGCGTTCGCACTTGCACTGTACCTGTTAATCAATCAGTCTACACCCACATTTACGGCTACGTATTCAAAGGATGTGGATCGTTTCGGTCCCAACTCGGTGGATATGCAGATGGCAATGGGTACACTCCACTCGGACCCGCCGTACACAATGGCCCCGAAACCGGCCCTGAAGCCCCTGCTGCTCTTTCCGCCGTCGCAAGACGACCTTGCGAAACTTTCAGGACCGGCGGCTAATGTCTAATAATGTACGCTTCGGCGCCGAGCTGGCTATTGGTTGCGTCTAGTCACTTTTTCTTCATTCCGATCACAGGGTATTACCTAACAGGTGAATACACGTGTTCTGCGCTCGTTACGGGTACATATCTTGCCTCCATCGCCTATCATGCTACGAAACCCAACTACCCGCTCCTCCTCTCGCTCGACGTTATCTTTGCTCAGATAGGACACTTGTGTGCGGTATATACCACACTGCAGTATTTGCCCTATTCGTTGCTCCCCTATTCTGCATTTCTTAGTTCGGCCGTCATCATCTACTATTACGGTAAAAATACACAGACCCTCGCATGGGATCCGGATAGCAGCGTATCAAGCGGTTGGCATGCTGTCATGCATGGACTGTTGGGAGTGTCGGCAGGAGTGTCGATTCTTCTATCGGGATCGGCTCGCAAGGCTCACCACGCCAACTCCAGCTCCTGAGCACTCCAGAACTCTGACGTTCCATTTGGCATCTGACGACGAAAGAGGAACGGCAACTTCCGCTGCTCAATCTCACGCTTGACGACATGGTCGAGGAAACGTGGATCACTTGTACGGAGTCCATCTAGACTCACAAGTGGCTTTGCGCCCTCGGCAATCTGCTGCTGCCTTGCAGCCATAAGGGCGACATACTCGTACTTGCGAAAGTACGGCGTGGTAATGCGGGGAACCTTCAGGGCCTCCACAACCTCGGGACGAAACACAGGCTTGACTTCGGGGTGATCGGTCGACATGAGGTCCTCTTGTCTAGGAACATACTCTTTCGTTTTCAATAAATGCCGATCATACGTGGCGCTGCGTCCGACTTTACGGTTTTCCAAAAGAACAATGCCCAAGCAAACACGCCTACCAACTGGAGGTACTCACGTGTGGGACAGCTTCCCACGTTTCCGTCGATCACGTCAACGCAGGTTTTGGCCTCGAAGGTTTCGTTGACTGCGTCGAGTAACACAGTTGCGTCATTCAACATTATGACACGTGGGAATGCCACGCAGTACCCCCAGGGACTCAACCCGGGAACATCAAAAAGTATGCCCGGTCCGAGATATTTCTTAGACTAAGACAATGCCTACACGCTCTGCTTCGGATTATCTCTCGTATGTCAAGGCGCAGGTCCTCACTCAGACCGCAGTTGCCGTACCCCAAGCTCGTAACGTTCTGCGATATGAGGGCGCCACCACCCGTCTCAATGCCGTAACACAGGTGTCTGACATGCGCTATGCGACGACGGGCCAGCTGGTCCCCGCACGAGTGTTCCCTCGCCAGGTCGTTCAGACCCGTTCGAATCCGAAGGCCCTCTCCCAGGTGGCGACTCTCAGCGGCGGCGGCGTCCTCGGCGGCGTAGTCAATCAACCTCCAACCCGCTTAGCGGGAACACAGGGCCTTATCGTGCTCCAGACAAACCTTATCCAGAACCCGAATGCGGCGGCTGGCAAGGGTGGCAGTTTCAACACCAACAATGCTGCAATCACGAGGGCCTAAGCTCGGGCACGTCGTTTCACTCCTTATGCTCGGGCATTCTGCTTCCACATGGCATCGCATGCCGCACACTGGTACATCCACACCACGTTTACCGAGTCCAGCTTTACACCTACAATGTCCGACTCCTTGCCTCGTGTTACACAGGTAGGATTCAGACAGACCATCGTCTTGAAACGGGGCAGCGTCGGGTCATACTTCAGATACGGATTGATCGAGTACTGCACGGATGTATCCTGCTGCAGGTCATGCTCATACACAATCGGATTCTCCTTTGTCGTCTCTTCCTCGTACGGACAAGACCGGCACTTCAGGTAAGCCTTGCCGTCACGCTCGTTGATGTCGTACAAGAAATTGGAGCACTTGGTACAGAACTTCATTTTGCTTACTTCTTGGTAATAAATCCATAATTCCTTTTGAACGTTCGAATCCAATTTGGTGCGTTCAAAAGGAATTAGCCGCCAGCGATTAATCGGGAGAGTAATTAACGATGTCGCTCCATCCTTCATCACCTCTCGCTAAGTTTCTTAGCTCCCGGGTAGAGGAGAGCGGAAGTGGGCGAGAGACTCATCAGCAGGGAACCGGCCACATCAACTACCGAGTTCTACCGGAGGATATGACCGAATTTCGGCATGTCTACTGCGAACACCTTAGCGGCGATATCCCGACCATGTTCGAGAAGATGTCACTCGGAGCTGCGCCCCTTCGTGTTGACCTTGACTTGAATTATGAGGGAGAGTGCGATGCTCCCCGTCACACCCGGGAGCAGACAAAGGCCTTTGTCTGTGCATACATGGCAGAGGTTGCAAAGTACCTCGTGGTCAAGGAGACTACGGACGTGTATGTGATGGAGAAGGCGTATCCGACATGGTATCCTGTCAAGAACCTCACGAAGTCCGGAATCCACATTGTTGTGCCAGACTTGATTGGGGATGCAAAGACAGAGCAGGCGGTCCGGAATGCACTCATTGGTAGGATGGAGTCGTTCTTCCCCGGTACTCACACTACAAAGGGTTGGCGAGAGGGCTATGACGATAAGCCGCTCACTCGTAAGTGTACCTGGTGGCCGATGCTCGGCTCGAAGAAGTGGAACACGGACGGTGGTGAGCCAACGCCGTATCGTGTGAAGTACATCGTCGAATGGGATCCGGAGGATGGATTGGCGGCTATCGACGATTCACGGGACAAGGGCATTACGTCGGATCTTGTTCTCAAGTTCTCCCTCCAGTCTCCGAATGCAGTTGGAAGCCCCACGACTGAGCTTGGGTCTCAGCTCCGTGCGGCGGCTGAGAAGGAGGCTACGGAACGTGCCCGCATCTCCGGTGGCGGCGCAGTACTGCCTCAGCGTGGCCGCCCCGCTCAGCGTGGAGAGCTCGGATCACGTGACTCCTCCCCGACTCGTGTGATCTACCAGCAGCCGCTGACAGAATCGCTTCGCAAGTACTATGGCGACCACGTGGATAACCTCGCCGAGAACAGGTACACGGAGTATACAGAGTGGGTAAATGTGGCCATCTGCCTGAAGAATATCCACCCCGATCTGAATGATGTCTGGCACTCCTTCAGTCAGAAGGCAAACGAGAAGTACAGCTACATGGAGACAGAGGCCAAGTGGATGTCACTTGGTTTCCGAAATGACGGCAGCAAGCTGGGTGTCGGTAGCCTTCGGTTCTGGTCTCGCAACGACAACATGTCCCGGTACCTTGAGATTGAGAAGAGCAACGTCGAGCATCTTATCAAGGAGTCCGTTGCAAGCCAGACGGAGCACGATGTTGCCCAGGTTGTCTATGCAAAGTATCGTGACGAGTTCAAGTGTGCCAAGTATGGTGCGAATGTTTGGTATCGCTTCCTCGGGCACGTGTGGCGAGAGACGGATCGGGGCATTGCCCTTCAGCTCCGCCTGTCAAGCGACGTGACGAAGGATTATCGGTATTACGTACTTGAGCAGGATCGATTGATGCAGATTATGGCAGAGTGCCCGCCGGGTAAGCACGATCCGAATGCCTGCGACATGTGCCAGGCAGAGAAGAAGAAGAAGTCGTATGCAGACATCATCAAGGCCCTGAAGAAGACCGGGTTCAAGAAGAGCGTCATGGACGAGTGCCGTGAGCTGTTTCTCGACGAGGAGTTTGCGAGCAAAGTGGATGAGAACAAGCGTCTGATTGCCTTCCGCAACGGAGTGTTGGACATGAACACATCTCCGCCCGTGTTCCGAGATGGAAAGCCGGAGGACTACATCTCCTTCTGCACGAACCTGGATTATGATCCGAAGAAGCCGTACTACACCTACGAGTGCTGGCCGCAGCTGAACAAGTTCCTCCACGACGTGCTTCCCGATACAGAGGTCAGGACATACTTCCTTGCATATCTTGCGAATGCCCTGTCGGGCGAGAACGATGCACAGAAGTTCCACATCCTGACGGGCGAGGGTTCGAACGGCAAGTCCATGTTGATGATTCTGATGTCCATGACGATGGGTGATTATGCATGCACGTGCCCGATCTCACTACTCACGCAGGGACGCAACAAGTCGGCGGCAGCTGCGCCTGAGATTATGCGTATCAAGGGCCGTCGCTTCGTGACCATGCAGGAGCCAGATGAGCAGGTTCCGCTTAACACGGGTCTGATGAAGGAGCTGGCGTCGTCCGAGAAGATCACGGCTCGTGATCTGTACTCGGGGTCGAAGCAGATGATCGACTTTGAGCTCCAGGCCCGTTTCAATCTGGCGTGTAACGAGAAGCCGAAGATCAATACCACAGATGGAGGCACATGGCGTCGTTTGGTTGTTGTTGGATTCCCGAACAAGTTCGTGTTTGCGCCGAAGCTCGCACACGAGAAGCTGATGGACGAGAGCATGAAGCAGAACTGCCTGAGCGAGACGTGGGCGACGGCGTTTCTGAGCTATCTGGTTCACCTGTTTACGGAGGGAAATGGTCTCCGCAAGCTCGCAGCTCCGGATAAGGTGATGGAGTACATTGCAGAGTACAAGGAGGACAGTGACGTGATCGCCAAGTTCATCCGTGAGAAGATCCATGTCCACATTCCTCTCGCCGAGGATGAGCAGAGCCCCGAGCCCACATCGTGGCCCAGTATTACGATGTCATTCGGTGAGTGGAAGCGAGCAAACGAGTTGATGGGGAAGGGTACGCCCGCCGACCTGAAGAAGCGGCTCGTTGCCACATATGGAGCCATGCCTAGGGGTGGCTGGACTTCCTTCCGGTGCGGCGACGCCTAGACTTGTGCTTCCGGTGAGGCGTCTTGTGACGGCGACGACGACCACCAGGCTGACCGGTCGTCTGGGCGGCGGGCGCCGGCCCACCTAACCATGTCGGCAGGTAGCTGCTTGCAGCTGTAGTCTTGCCCGACAACCAGCTCGACCATGTAGATGCGGGTTCAGCAGGTGCAGCAGTTGAGTCCATTGTTAGTACCTTAGTTTTTTAGTCTTCACCACGACCCTTCAGGCGACCAGCGCCGATGCGAGTCAGTACATAGGTGCGCAGAAGTCCGATGGTGAACACGACCAGTGCGAAGGACACGATCAGGTTGACGAGGTCGCCGATAACCTGTCCTACCTTGAGCTCGGCCGAGCCGACCTTGACCGAGAAGGCAGACACACCCTTACCGGCAGCGGCGGCCGGGGCCAGCAGCGGTACGAGGATGCCGTCGTTCAGCGACTTGAAGAACGCAGCGACGACACTCCCGAGGTAAAACGATGCAGTCAGAATGATGATGTCCTTTGTATCCAGCATTTATTGAGATGACTAGAATGTTTTTCATACGACGACATAATGAAGTTCCGTAGCGTCGGATTAGACCGACTGGCTGGTAAAGCCACGTCGATCCTTGCGTTCGACTGTGAGTTCTGGCACGTTGGGAACACGTTTCTTCCACGTGAGGTTGGTGGGTATTCCATAACTCGGTCTGGAGACGGATGGACTCGTTCTGCACCTTTCTTCGTTGTTCTGCCTCCTCCACCCAACCAACTGAACCGGGTCTCGTCCAGCTACTCGACGACGACGCCGGCAACGGCGGTTGCGCTGGATATTCTCGAGGAAACGGAACGATCGGCTCCGGAGCTTCTCGGTAAGAACGACAGTGTGGACGTATACTTTGCAGACCCCAATGTGAAGCCGTACCTGAAACCAGCTTCATGGTTAAACGGATTCATGAAAACAATGTCGCAATCTGTCGTCATTCTCAAAGGTGATACGGACTTGAAGGCCGTGCAGGCTGCGTGCAAATTCCACCGCATTCCGTTTCATGCTCCACTTCGAGTGGTGGATATTGCCAAGCACAACCCCGAGTTTAACAAGAGATGCGGTACGGCTAAATTGGAGGGAACATACACCTGTATCTCAAAGGAGTTGGATCCTGTGCTGAAAAAGGCATTTCCTGTCGGCAAGGCGCACAACCCCATATCTGATGCGGCAATGACTCTTCAGATCGCCGCATGGCTCTCTGAGAAAGATGTACGTTGAATACAATGGATACAAGATTTTTTGGACCCTCTGCATGGCAGTTGTTCCACTTGATTGCAGAGGGTTCCCCCGCCCCTGTCCCTACACTTTCACAGATGCCTCGCATTCTTCCCTGCAGGTTCTGCCGGGAGAGTACGTTGAACTTTGTAACCGACCACCCCTTAACCAAGGATACGGAGACAGGGCGCTGGCTGTATGAGATTCATCGCAAGGTAAACCACAAATTGACGACGCAGGCCAATACGGATCCGACAGTTATCCTCCCCGATCCGGATCCGACGTATGACGACGTGCATGCAAAGTATGCTGACCTCCTGAAAAACAAGCCCCACGCAGTGCCCGGACGTGACTTCCTCTTTTCGATTGCATACAATTACCCCGAGACCCCAGACTATGACGACATGAACGTGCAGAACATCTTTCTGAGGACGATGAAGAAGTCGTATCCATTCCCCGAGCTACGAAAGGTCTATGTGGCCTACGTGGACTCGCATCCGATCATGCTGGAGTCCCGTTCGGGGTACCTACACTGGATGTATGGGTTGCTGAAGCGCCTATCCTTGAAAACGAAATCGCCCATCCGCACTTTCAAGGGCTACTCACACCATGTGGCTTACTACAAGAGCGGATGTACCAAATCAACCTACCATGGAAAGACATGCAGACGACTCGACAGTGGCGGCTACACCAAACAACGTGATTATAAGCGTACTCGACGGATCGCAGTTGGAGGTTTACTCTCGTAAACAGGGAGTCGAAGAGACTAACCTGTGTATGAAAGTGTACATGCTGTGTTTCTTGTTCGTGACGTTTCTGGTTATGCGGTCTGCGTTTGTTTAAAACACGGACATGCGGCTCTTGCGGTGACGGCGAGTGTGGCGAGCCTTCTTGCCCGTCGACTTCGAAGACTTCGTGTACGTCTTCTTCGCCTCCATGATGACCTTCCGTATGCCATCGCCCTTCTTGTACGTGCCACGACGCTTCATCTCCGCCATCGTCGACTTCACTTTAGCGAGCCAAGGGTTCGTCATTTTTGTTTAACCGCGAGGAATAAAACCACGCTCACCCGATCCCGGACAGAGATTCCACTGACATCCATATGCATGAACGTCGTCCATGACCTTGAACCTAGAGAAGGCCTGATCGGGTGCGACGATTGCGATATGCGAATTTGTGAAGGATCGCAGCTCTTCGGGTTCACGTGGGTGGGCTGCCTGTTGGTACGATAACCGGCGCAGATGACTGTCGTTCCACGAGAGATTGACAAGCGGCTCGAGGTCTGTTCCACGTGCCTCGTTACCCGATACGATAATGATCTTGTTCGCAAGAGTGTCCAGCGACATATCCTCGACGCTTCCGGTTACATAATGCTTCCGAACCGTTGTGTTCAGATGGTAGGCAACTCGGTTCGCAGTGAAGCTCTTGTCCGTGTGAAGAACGATACTAAGAACGAAGGGGTCTTTGGACGGAAATGCATCATTGACAATGGCCACACAGCACGATTCAAACGACACATGTGCGATACCGTCATACCGAGGGTTGAGAGCCACAACGGGTTGGTCCTGTGCGTCTGAATAGACGTGGAGTTCAATCAGACGATACCCGCTTTTCAATGCAGTCGAAACGTCTTCAAACGTGCTACCCTGAACGTGGTAGTCCACGAGTGTATGTTCACGTGGTTCGGGGTGGGTTTCATCCGCTGTCGCCATCAGATACCCAGCCGCAGCGAGTGCTCCGGCGGCAAGGAGTGTTTCCATTGATCTACTCGGTCTTTTTTTTAGTGAAGAACACACCGGTCCGCTCCGCATTGACCTGCTCGTCGGGAATGCGAGACCCCATAGATAAGTCCATCAGGCATGCGTAGTGGAAATGCAAGCAGTACATTCCACACTCGGAATCCTTGAACTGGTGACGTGTTGTATTGTACGTGAGTCGCATAGGAGGGCCACCCCGTGCATCCCATTGATCCTTCCAACGAAGCATGAGCCGCTGGATCTCCTTCTCAGGTTTCCGGGCATATGAATCGAAGTATGTCATGCGGGGATACTGCAGCTCTGGGCGAATGTCGAGGAACGCTGCAATCCAGTGCTGACCCGGTCCGTCGTGGACATCCGTGTTGAATACGATACCGACACGCCGGTGGCCCTTCTTGTAGAGCATGTCCAGCTTCATCGAACAGAGCGTTGACACGATACACTTTGACATGTCCGACTTCAGATCAAAATCAATCGGAACACATCCGACAAAGTGGTAATCCTCGACAACCACCATAAATTCACGTTCAACTTTATCAATGTCATCCGAAGAGAGCCACTCAGACCCATTCGCATCCCAGGCGGCCGGTCGACGAGGGCGTTTCATCATGGATGTAATGATACACGTGGGGTCTCCCGTATTACACTTTGAATGAAGACGCTGTTTCAACTCAGTCCATACAGCGTCGGCATCTCCCTTTGGAATCGGAGGTTCTTTGCTATACATCTTGTTATGAACGATTCGTAGCCGTTCGATTTCCTTTGGATCAAAGAGGAACATGAACCCTTGCTTAAAACGGATACTTTCTATACTGACAGATCTGTAAAGCAAAATGGACACTCTCAAGGCAATTCTCTCCAGGTATATCCGTGTGAATAAGGACATCTCCCAGCTGAATGCGGATGTATCCGAGCTTCGTGACACCCGCCGCACAGTCGAGCTCGACCTGGCTGCATTGTATGCGCACACTGAACTGCCTGATCAGATTCTGCTGCGTGATTCAGAGATGACCTTCAATGTCAAGCGCCCAAACAAGTGGAAGAAGGGCTGGTCGCTGTCCAAGAAGGACCTGGAGATCTATCTCAAGGACATTCTGGGCGATCGTGGGTCTGAGGTGATGAAGGAGATTGTGCGCCGTCATGAGCCTAAGCTGGTGGCCGATGACTTTGGCTTCGAGCTAAAGTCAACCGGATCTTCGGGCTCATCGGATCCCGCTGAGTAAGCAACTATGCGTGGAGCCGGATTGCGGATGTAGACAATTTCAACCTGGCTGACCACACCTGGTAGACATATAGAACAGCATAGACAGGACGTAACGCCAATGGCGACCGCAGCGGCGACAAACATATCACCCATTATGCTTTTTGTTTCGTCTAGTCGAAAACCGCTTACGCCTGCGGGTCCGGCGATGACTTCCAACTATGCGACGTCTTGCACTATTCTGTCGTTGACCACGCTGACCTTTGGCGGCGGCAAGTTTATCTCTCTCTATTTTTGCTGCATTATGGAACGCAATGATTTCTTTTTTTTCTTCCTCTGTTGGTAGCGGGCTACCAATGATTCGTCGCATAAGTATACCACTGGTTTCATGAACCAGTTTTCGCTTTGGATCATTGTCAATAATCTTATACCCTTGTAACATGTGAGCCAATGCGACCTTGCGATCTCCATCAGTATCTACCCTCACGTTTGCAGTGAGAGCTGCGTGTATCGGTCTGTCTTCTCGTGACTCAAGGATGTGATCTTCGAACCCCTTGTTGATAGCCGAAAGGTATCCTTGTCTCCGTTCCACGCATACGAACATGTGTTGAATGACATCTCCGCGATCATAGTATAAAATCCCCCCGACGATTTTATCTCCATCGTATAGGCGCCCCCACATGAGGGGTATGGTTGAGTAAGGATTTTCAGATAATAATAGCTGCGTAATATCCATACCTTCTCCACAGAGCAGCTGGACTGCAGCTGCCTGTTCACTTCGGTCCTTGGCGGGTATAGTATTGAGGGGTGCAACCTCGTAGTGGATATCGCCCATTATACATTTTGGGTATTTATTTGTCTCGGCTGCTTGAGGGACTCTTCGATCTCCCGAAGGAGTGCATTGATGTCTTTCAGGTGTCTGGACGCTTCAAGGGTATTTTCACGGGGCATGAATCCATACTGGACTCGTGTCACCGCAACGGATAACTGCCTTTGCCGCTCAACCACTTGAAGTGCCAATGTAGACAGCTGTTTTCGCATCAATCGATATGTAAGGGACGCAGAAAATGTTTAAACCCCGTCATCCTCTCGGGATGTGAAGTACTCACGCATCTTTGTCTCGACCCCACGATCGACTAACTCAAAGACCCCATCCTTGTTTGGTTCTAAGATTGACCGGACATCCCGGACACCATCGAGAATGCGATGCCGATCTACGTACTTGCGGTTCTTGGCCGTGCCGTGCCACAGGTGATATACCGTTCCCGTCGAACATGCAAGCTTAGGGTGGGCCATGCGCAAATACTCGTCGTAGGACGGGATCAGTGCCTGGTGAACGTATCCCCGTGGGAACTTGATGTTCATCCACGCAGCAGTCGACATGGTGTCGCCACTTCCAGTGATGCCCTCCTTGTAGAACCCGATTTCTCTGAACCACTTTCGCTGGAACGCCCATGCGAATCCTGGATGATAGTTGTGATTGTACGGGTTAGTATGATTCATGTAGGCAACCGACAGACGGGTCTGGACCAGTTTTGTATACGTGCTGTCGAGCCAGACGCACGACGAAAAGGGTTGCACAACCTCGTACGTGCTCAGTAACCGTGAAACCTCGTCGTACCATCCAGGATGACCGAAAATGACATCTGCATCCATGAAGAGCAGCTTCGTAAATGTTCGAGGAACACGTTTCTCGAGAAGCGAACACAATGTCTCCTTGTGGAAGAGCACACTCTTGCTCCGCACGTGGAATGCATCATTGATCTCGGGTTCGTGATCGTCGAACACGAGCTCCATCGTATAGTATGGAATGGAAGAGAGCTTCAGTTTTTCAATCGTGTAAAAATAGTTCATCAGCATCTTCTTTGATCGTGCAGGGTTGAAGAAGACGAAACACACGGCCATGTCCTTGTGCGTCGGGATCTCGTAGCGACAAGCTGCGACATCCACGATACATGTTTCTAGGGGAGGCGCGGTCTCAGGGGAGCGCACTACGTTATATGCAAAGGAAGACTGACACTGACCCATTACTAGTAGGCAGCGTTTTCGATATTGGCTCGCTGCTCTGCGATCCGCTGGAGGTGCTTGGTCCGGCTCATCTCAGCCGCCTGCTTCGTTCGCTTCAGCTTACGCAGACGAGAGAGTTTGTACATGCGTTTGTTCTGTTTCTTGGTCTGAAACACTGACTTGATACCCTTCTTGATACCGAGGAAACCCCCACTACGACGAGTCTTCATTGTATGTGGTTGACAAAAACGAATTTACCGCAAGGGAGATGAATCAAACACATGTACTCTCCATACAATGCCTCCAATCGATTCTTTACCGAAGAGGATATCCACCGCATTCTTCGTCGCCATGGACTCCCTCATTATCGAGTTGGCAATCGCAAGGTCTTCCAGACAGCCATGGTTCACACCACCTATGTACGCAGGACTGACTATACTACTCCCGACGGAGAGCCGGCCGTTCTCGCCCCCTGTCCGTCCGGTGTCATGCCCCTCCAAGACGAAAGCTACGAGTGTCTGGAATTCGAAGGTGATGCGGTCCTCGGCGCCTGCATTGCGACGTATCTGCGAAAGAAGTACCCCGAGAAGAAGCAGGGATTCTTGACGGACGCCCGCAAGGAGCTCGTCAACAATGACCGTATCGGAGGGCTGTCGAAGGAGTTGGGGCTGAATCGATTCTACGTGATCTCACGCCACAATGAGGATTCGGCAGCGATTGCTGGCCGAAGCAACACCAAGAAGCTCGGCGACATCTTTGAGGCCTTTCTTGGAGCCTTGTGGACGGATTGCGGCAACCGATTCGCAGTGGTCTATGCCTTTGTGACCAGTGTTATGGAGACATACCTCGATGTGGATGAGATTGTCGCATCGACCACCAACTTCAAGGATATCTTTCAGAAGTACTGTCAGCGGGAGTTCAAGTGCACGCCAGAGTATGAGATGCGGTCCAACGACCCAAAGAAGAATGAGATTGTGGTAGCGGTGATGGTCGCTGGAAAGGTCTACGGAACTGGCGCTGGTACAACTCGCAAGAAGGCCGAGCAATTTGCGTGCCAAGAGGCACTCAGTAAAGTCGGGGTAGGTGTCGGCGGTGGGTGATCTTGCCACCACGATGTTTACCATCCGGACCTACGGTTGTCCACGCCTCTTTGCCGTACGTATCCGCATAGAGCGTCTTCTCGTCCGAGATCGCCTTATTCAGTGCGGGTTCGGGGTCGGGCTCACGTTGCAGCGACGTCGTGGATCTGAGGACTTTGTTGGTCTCTTCGGGTTCGACCCCACCACTAGCCGGAGCCGGAGCCGGAGCCGGAGCCGGAGCCCCCTTGTCACGAGCCTCGTTGGCGTTCTTCCAGTACGTGATCGCCTTTGCATCCTGCTCGGCATCTGTCATGGGAGTGAATTCTTGGCCTAGCAGTTTTGCGGCGGCTACGCAAAATTTGTTGACTACATCTTTGACCTTTTCACGTGTTGCCGTCGGATGTGGCGTTTTCACGCATTCCACGAGTGTCTTCGCAGCAGTGTCCGAGAGCGTAGCTACATTCTTATAGACGGCGCCGGCACTGGGCTTGCGCAGCCGGTCGCCCCAGTCCTCTGCACGAAGCCCGATCGCCTTCAACAGAGCCAGTAAATCCCATATCCGTGCAATCTGATGATACCGCGTCTCGAATACCGGGTCTTTGAAAAGGCTATCTAGGTATGTCTCCTCGTCTACTGCTGCTTTCAGCTGGGTTTGAAACTCTTCACGTGTCAATGATTGTTCCTTCCTCCCGATGCCATTCGGAACGAACGTCGGCTCAGCTTTGTAAAGCGATCCACACGAAGCCAGTGCGCCTGCTATATATTTCTTGTCGCCAATGCTCTTTCTTTCCAGTCTACGTCGAGTCTGTATCTTGCATACACCAGGCTCGTCCTCCTTCACGGCGGCCGAGTAGTCACCTGAATAACACGAATCGTTCAAACGCTCTTCGATCTTTTTTTCGCCATTCAGCGCAGCCATGAGGGGTGCGACATACCAATAGGGCTGGTATCGCCCGTAATTACCAGATTCGATGGCAATACCTGGTATGATGTTTCGGAGTATATTCGTGTTCCCCGCATATGGAAAGGATGGTGTGGATGTACCTACTTTTAGATCGTAGTCTCGAAACTTCATACGTCCGTAATCGTGTATTACGGGAGTGCCGTCTAACATGAGTGCCATGTTTCCATCGTGCAGATCATACTGTATCCAGAACCCATCGGTGCGAAGAAGCGGCTGTGTCAGGGTAAGAAGCGGGATGATTGCGAGATCGTCCTGCATATCACGAATATCTGTCTGCTGACGTCTCGTGATAAGACCGTACCACTTCCCCGAGTCTACTTTGGCCAATGCTTCAACACCGGGTCTCTTACTGGCGTACTTTCCAGGAAAATAGTCATGCTCGAGTGCTGCCTTGATATCCGGATCGGTTGCGGCGGCAATGAGGGTCTCATCGTTTACTACCATCTTCGGATGCGTTGTGTACACGCCATTTGAACCTGCAAATGTATTCAAGTGCATCTTTACGAACGGGTTCGTCTCCGACCATTCCTTGAGTCCCCGATGAAAGTCCATTTCGCCTCTTCGCAGAAGAATCATGCGGACGACGGGGTCGCCATACTTCGCCAGTGTGCCGAACCCCGGAGGAATCGAGAGCGTTTCTGGTATTGTGTTGCCCTTCTCGTCCTTAGTTATCAATGCAATCGGAAGACCCAACCACGGTTTATCAGCTGTGGGGTTCCGATCCCAGACCAGCACATCCGCTCCAGAATTTAGGTAGTCGCCGCCTTTCTGGTGGCGTTTCCGCCTGATTGTGCGACGAAGGCCACGTCGCCGCCTGGTTCCTCCTCCAGGTGCAAGAAGCTTCCGACACGCATCCTTCATGTCCTCGAGCTTCTTATCGTCCTGCGGGGCCTTCGGGGCCTTCTGAACCGCAAGCGGAACCGGAGGAGCTGCCGCAACGGGCGGGGTCGACTCGGGATTGTTGATGACTGGAGCCGGAAGAACACGAACCAGCACCTGTGCCTCGGCGGGAGGCATAGGCTTCTCGGCCACAACCGGGTGGATAATTGACTGGCCTCCGAACAGGTTGGGAATGAGCGTATTGATAAGACGGTCTGTCATAGGCTTCTTCCAATCGGCCCGGATGGTGTCAAATACGTCCTTCAGGAAGAGCTTGCTTGTTTGTTCGGTCACCACACCCGACGCAGCCGCAGGACCCAGTAGACCGAGTGTGTCCCATACGGACATCAGTGACTCGAAGGACGCAGGTTTGTTGAACACCTTCGCTTGAACCAACTGGTCGATGAGAGTAAACTGCAGCGTGTGCTGACTGAATGACTTCCAGTAGGTCTGGGACTGCGGCGGCGACAGTGCGTATTGGACAGTCCACTGCTTGAACGCCCTCAAGTTGGACGTTCCGCGCCCCCAGTCAAAGATCACGAGCTGGTCGCCTCGCCATCCCAGATTGCCAAAATGGGAATCACTGTGCGTAATCGTGTCCGCATTCAACCGAGCCATTGCCAGCATGACCCCCTTTAGCGACGACTTGATCAGATCATCCGGCTTGGACTTGGTACGTATAGTGTTCAAAAGCGTGTCGCCCTGCACCGGTGTGATAAAGTTGACAAACTGCCTTTCATCGCCTTGCAGAGCCCCGATTGTGCAGTCTGCTCGCTTGTCTTCGGGCTTGAAGTTTGGTATACATGCAGAATCAGCCAGATTGAAGAACTTTGTTATGGCGTGTCCATCTGCTTCTAGCTTCTTGAGTTTCTTGGAAACAGCCTTCTGGATCTCGAGTTCACGCTTGTCGCGGGTGATTCGAGATACAAACGCAGTTCCAGCCGGTGCCTTGCGCAGAGTGGTACGCCTACCGTTGCAGTCAACCTGTGGAATATAGACACATGTATCGGCTCCCTGTGTCTTGTAGGCACCGCCCTTCATTGTTCAGAAGCGACAAGAATATATCCTCGCAAAAGATAAACACAATGGGCGGTGGTCTTCTTCAGCTCGTCGCATATGGTGCTCAGGATGCATACATCACCGGAAATCCCCACATCACCTTCTGGAAGGTCATGTACAAGCGTCACACCAACTTTGCTATGGAGGCCATGCGTGTCAACTTCACTGGCTCGCCGACCTACGGACAGCGTTCGGTTGTCGTAGTGAACCGGAATGCTGACCTGATGTTCCGCACCTACCTTGAGGTGACGCTCCCCGATACCCGCTACTCGGCTCTTGGTACGACTGTTCTGGGAAGCACAGTGACTGGGAGCACCGTCCCCAGCACCTCGACTGCGGGCGTTCTCTGGACGGCTGGCGGTCGCCGTCGTCTCGGCTACCTGCTCATCCAGCAGGTGGAGATTGAGATCGGTGGTCAGGTCATGGACCGCCACTATGGCGAGTGGATGTACCTGTGGGAGTCGCTGACGTCGCCGTACGACCAGTCGGTGCGTCTCGATCAGATGCTTGGCTACAACGCCGAGGGTGCGGTCACGAGTCCGCAGGGCTGCGGTGGTCGCCCGACGGTGATGTACATTCCCCTGTCCTTCTGGTTCTGCCGCAATCCGGGTCTCGCCCTGCCGCTCATCGCCCTCCAGTACCACGAGGTGCGCCTGAACTTTATCTTCCGCCCTGCGACTGACCTGGTCCAGAACGCCTACGGCTACAACTCGTCTGGAGTTGCCCAGACATGGCCGGGCGGTGTACCGACGGCAGCCCAGCTTCTCCCCCGTTTCAAGGATGCGGCGGTGTATGTGGATTACATCTACCTCGATACGGACGAGCGTCGCCGCTTTGCCCAGCAGACGCACGAGTACCTCATCGATCAGCTTCAGTATGGTCTCCAGCAGTCGGTCACGTCGCAGACAGTGCGCCTGGACCTCACGCTCAACCACCCGGTGAAGGAGCTGGTGTGGGTCTTCCAGGATGCCCGCAAGCTCGACTGCTCGCTCCCCGCCACGACCACGGGTGCGGCGCTCCCCTACACGCAGCCGTTCTCCTACGACGACATTGCCGACCGCTGCCGTCTCCAGCTCAACGGTCAGGACCGCTTCGACGAGCGCTATGGCGACTACTTCTGGAAGGTGCAGCCCTATCAGCACCACTCGGGTGGCGGCTTCGAGCAGCACGCCCAGGTGCAGCTGCCGCTGACGGGCAGTGTTCTGGGTAGCATGTACATGACCTTCACATTGACTGGCACCGCTACAGGATTCCCGATCAAGAACGTTGCTACTGCTCAGGATGGTACACTTGTGCTCACAGGTGGTGCAACCTATGCCCAGTACCAGTCGGCAGGATATCCTCTTCTGACCATTGTATCCGCAACCGATCTGACGACGGCTGCGCAGAACGTAGCTGCCAACGCGCCGGGTCTGTTAGTGGGCAGCTATGCACTCACGCTTGTTAAGGATCCGAGTGGAGCAGGCGCAGCTAGCGCTTGCACCATAACCAAGATTGGAACGGGTGCGGCAGTGCCTGCAACCGGTGCAACTGGAGTAGCAGATGTTATCCAGATCACCGCAATGTACGACCCCAATCAGGGCACGACCGACCCAATCAGTGGTATCACGGGCGTCCCGAGTTTCACCACGACCAACTATGCCCAGGCCGGCTACCAGCAGACGAACCAGACCTACCCGCAGTCGGTGAACCCGATCAATGTGTACTCGTTCGCCCTCGCACCCGAGGAGCACCAGCCGAGCGGTTCGTGTAACTTCTCCCGCATTGACACCACGACTCTGGTGTTCGACAGCATCACAGGTGATTCGACGGGTGCGAAGTCAGCTGGAGCGTTCCCGTCCAAGGCGTACCCCTACCTGTTCCGCATGTACGCTGTGAACTACAATATCTTCCGCGTTATGAGTGGCATGGGTGGACTGGCGTACTCCAACTAAAGATCAGCCTTCGTGATCCGGGTATTCGCAGAACACTCTCCAAGTCCGATCGTCTGCTGCATCATAATAGGCGCAGGTTGACCGGGTCCAGGACATTTGACGTGTTCGTGACCCAGAATGTGACCCATTTCATGCGAGACCACATACTGACGATACCCTTCTAACGTCTGCTTACTTTGGGCCGACCCGTGAACCCATCGCATGGCATTCAGGTACATGTTCTTACCCCCCATCTCTGCACACGACAGATTGTCGGGAAGCCCGCACGTCTTTGTGATCGTTGCGGGTGAAGATAGCCGAATCGTCACGTCCGGCTTCTGTTTGACAAGCTCAAAATGGTAACCATGCGCCTCCCATCCATCTGGATCAGCCAAATAAATCTGGAGCAACTCAACAAACTCCTCCTGCGGATACCGGACATCCGGATCCACACGAGCGACGTAGCGTATCGTCTTTCCCATTGCTTCTAGGAAACGAAAAGTATGGAGATACGGATAGACCGAGCAAATGCCGAAGTGTGATCACTGTAAAAAACGCACTCATCTTGTCTTCACCTGCCAGTGCCCCGGTGATTTCTGTGTTAAGTGCCGAACTCCGGAGGTTCATGAGTGCAAAGATTACGTAGCTGCAAAAGTTGTATTGGTGAAAGTTGTCGCTGAGAAGGTTACACCAGTCTGAGGTGCTTCATGAATGTGTTGGCAATGTTCCGGGCCTCAGTCTTGGTCATGTGCTTCCAGTCCATAACGGACATGACAATGCCACCATCCCGCAGAATCACCTCGAGAACCACCTCCTTGCCATTGACGCTGGTCTCCTCAAAGGTCACGAGCCACCGCTCCTCATTCTCTGGCGTCTTGTCGCCCACACGGCAGTTGCCCACGAGGTCGGAGAAGGCATAGAGCGTATCGGAGATGGCGTTATCGAAGTTCATTTTGAATGCCTTCCGTTAGGGTTGGCGGCCCCGGATCCGTTTTGAAAACGGATTCCGTTAGCCAGAGAGAAGGGAGAGCATCAAAATGGACACCGCTCTTCTCGTTCGCGACGTCAATCACGTTCTCTACAGCATCATGCCGTATGATATGGTCCCTTCTGCACTCGCCGCTTTCCATGCATCCTACCGCCATCTTCCCACCGGGTGGGAGACCCAGTTCGTCACTCTGACACACCTGTTTGACACACTCGACCTCTTCACACGGGGAAATTCCCAGAGAGTGTCCATCTTTGACCGTCTCTCAGGCTGTCTCGCAGGAATGAGGGTCACGGATTTCGAGGTTCTTGACCATCAATCTCGAGCCGTCCTGGCCAGAGTGTAGGTCAGCGGATAAATTAAGTCTGAAAACGAATTTTTCACCTCTAAATCCAGATCCAGAGTGGGGCCAGCACACACTGACTCTACAAGCTTCCAAGCCTCCAACACCCACCCACACACATCCTCTCCAACTTCAACAATGGCTGCTCACCTCTGCAACTTCATCAAGCGGGGCGACCTTCGCCCCTGCGAGGTTATCGTTCCGCCCCCGGGCGTTGACGGAATCCGCCCCTGCTGTGGCATGCATGCCCCCATCAAGGCCCGCCTCCCCCCGCTTCCCGCCGGGTGTTGCGAGCATATCATTGCCGGCCCGCCCGAGCACTGGTGCCCCCGCCTCGTGGTTCCTGGCGACCGCCTCTGTCCCACGCACGTGGCACGGCGGGAGCGCGAGGACCGGCTGCGGGTGGCCAGGTTTGCGGCGGAGCGGGAGGCACGCCGGGCACACATTGCCCTGGACGTGGAGATGGCGGGACTCCGCATCCCGCCCGTGCATATGCCGCGTGCACCGCCTGATGCGGCCCCTGCCGCCGGCCGCATCCGCGTGGCCAACCTGGACGGAGCCGAGATCTACCGGCTCGCCAACGACCGGCAGAACGTTCACACCGGCCACGTGGTCAAACAGACCAACGCAGGCGAGGAGAAGCTTCTGGCCGTGCGGACGGACGGGAAGCCAGTTGGCCTCCGCATCCTGCGGAACTTCGTCAACCGAGGCGGGTCCATACAGGGCTTCCTCCGGGTTGCGAATGACGTCGAACACTGGTATTCGACGGAGACGTGCCGCCGCATGGGCGACCGCCTGTACGGCCGGCTTCTCGAGGGCCTGTGGACTCTGATTGAGCAACAGCCGGAGGCACAGCGTGCGGAGCTGAAGACTCGGCTTTGGCAGGAGGCGACCGAGTCCGTTGGCATGTGTTGCGAGGGACACATCGCTCGCCTGGTCAATGTGATGTCCGGCTTCGACGAGGCGTTCCGGCCGCGGGTGTCTATCGGGGAGGCCATCCAGGCCAAGATGGCCGAGATTGCGGGCAAGGCGGACCTTTCCGCGGTACAGAAGGTCGATGTGGCCCGGGTGTTCCTAACGACGCTGGCCCTCACGGCTGAGGAACAGGCTCCCTGGTTGGAGGCTCTCGACTAAACAAACCCCCAAACAAAAAGTTCAACAAACCAGAATGACAAATGAGGCGGAGGACAATTCGAAGGGCAACGATGGCGAGTAAGGCTAATCTCCCCCCAAGAACCCCGAGCTGTAGCGCGC